ATGATTTTAATGATCATCGAATTATTCCTGGGGCTCAAAAAACAGGACGCCTTCTCATAACCTTCGACAGATTACTCCATTATTCTCCTTTTCCCGTTGCTAAGACCATAGAAAGTCTACTTAACATTGGACGCAATGAAATGGGGCGACATGTAGAAATAGAATTTGCTCTTGATGTCTCCAATTATGAAATAGCACATTTCTATCTTCTACAGATTTAGTAATTAATTTATTGACTGTAGCATCATCATAAAATTTGCTAATTAATAATTTATATAAATCTATAAATGCATCTCTAGTAGCTGTTAGTAATAATATGCTCTTTTGATATAAATCTATTTGTGATTGCTGTTTTTCTTTTTCTATTATACCTTGTAATTCTAAGATAGAATCATTTAATGCTAGTATGATATCTAAGTTACATCCTTTACTATATCCAAATTTAGATGTAGCTTTAATAGCTCTAATAGCATCATCAAATAAATCTATTCTTGCTTTCTTAATTGTATCTGTTTCTCCACCTACATATAATCTTAAAGTCTTATTAGTTAAGAATGATAAATGTTCTCTTAATTGTGCTATTTCTAATTCACCTGTTGAAGGTAATTTTAATTTTCTATTTAATTCTACAGTAGTCTCATTTATTCTAGCTACATGTAAATCAGACCCTGCTCCTTGTGGATTTTCAAAAATTGTATAATCTGAATATGACATTACATCACTCTTACCAAAATACTTATTTTCTTTCATGAATTGAAGTGCTTCACTAGCTTTATCTTTAATTGGCTTATTGAAATATTCTTCTGTAGGTAATTCTTCAAATCCAGGTAATATATTTGTAGCAACATTTATAGGTTTAGCATTTAATACTATTCCTAAATCAGCTACTCTTTCTTTTTGGTTCTTAGTTCCTATTGGTATTTCTACTATATTTATAGTATTAGCATTTAATCTATTAGAATGATGTAATACTACTGATAAATATGTAGCTAATCTTACTGACATTCCACCTAATATAATAGTAAGTGGTTTACCTTGTTCTCTATATTCATTTATTAATAACTTAATCATTTCTTCATGTTCTAGATTATTAGGTGTTCCTTCAAATATTAATATATCTGAATTTTGTAATTTAACTGCATTATCTTCACCATCATTAATCATAGATGCACTATAGTATCCGTAGTCTAATCTATATCCTACAGAAGGTACTATCTTAAATTCTTCATCTGGAGATGATTGTACTATTATATTTCCATCCACTCCTACAGCTCTATATGCTTCTATTAATACATCTGCTAATGGTTTATCATTATTTAATGATATTGTAGCTATTCTACCTAATGTATCTAATAATTCATTATTGTCTACAGGTAATTTATTAGCACTCTCCATTAATTTATCTTGAACTAGTTTAGTTACTCCTCTAAGTGCTATAGATATATCATGAGGTCTAGCATTTAATTTACCATTAGATATTAAATCGTATATTCTATTAAATATCTTAGATGTAGCTATAAATGCTGTAGTAGTACCATCTCCTACTATTTGATTTACTTTTCTACTTGTTTGTAGGAAGTATTGGAATAAAGAGTTCTCCATAGCTCCTCTAAAAGATATTCTTTCTAATACTGATATACCATCTTTTGTAAATTCTGCTTTCCCTCTAGGTATATCTGTATATAGTGAGTGAGAACCATTTGGTCCATATGTATTAGCAACTGCTTCACTTGCTATATTTAATACTTCTCTTGCTGATTCTAAAGTTTTTTCTCTATCTACTATATTAGTAGTAGTAGCATAGTCTAAAATTGATTGTCTTTGTTGTTCCATTATATTTTCCTCCTAATTATTATCCATATATATCAAAGTCTGTATTATCTGCGAATAAATTAAATACACCTATAGCATGACAAGGTAAATCTACACCTTCATCATATACAAATTTTATATGTCTTTTGTTTGTTATTGGACTATATTTTGTATTATATCCAGTTAAAGCTATACCTATCTCATGTTCATGTTTTAATTTATTAGCTTTATAGTCTTCTTCTAATTGTTTTATTGAGCCATATATAATGCAAGTATAATCATCATAAGTTTCTGGCTTATTAGTTATTATTCTAAGATTAGGATTATTCTCAGATTGTAATAATTCTAATATCATAACTGCTTCTACTTCATTATCTATGTATATATCCACTCTTTTAGTACCTTTTATAGCAAATGCCATACAAATACCAGTAACTAAGTCTGTTGTTTGTGGATATTCTAGTATAGCTGCATCAATATACTTCAATAAATCATCAATATTATCATAAATGTCTTTTCTTGTTACCTCTCCTTTAGATAACATAGCAAACCAATCTTCATCTTCTCTTGTCATATACTGATAAATACAAGATTCATAGGTACTAAATTGTATAGGTACGAATGACATACCTAAATCTATGAATTTTTTCCTTAAAATATCAGAATGATAGATTGCTATGTAGATAGAAAGGTCAAAAAAATATAATAAATCTCTACCATAGCAGAGAATATACTCATTTCTCTTGACGAAATCATTTGCGTTCATAAAAAAATCACCCATTTAAGAATATCTAGGTATAGTATACTCATCATATACTATACCTACATTCATTTTAATTTATTTTTCTAATTCAGCTGCTATTTCATCTGCATTTATGTCAGCTTGTTCAGCAACTGGTGTATTTATTGTTCTTTTTGGTCTCTTAGAAGTAGAAGTTCCTGTAGAAATTCCTTGAGTTTCTAAGAATTTACCTAAAGCTTCTTTAATATAGTTCATATTGTAATTCATAGCCTCTTTAACTGAGTGAGCCATACCGAAACTTAATGCCATTTCAGCTTGTCTTAATGTATCTATGAATTCATATATTTTATTTTCAAATACCACTTCTTCTCCAGAGTCAATTTTACCTTCTTCTCTATCTAAAACAACAGAATTATCAGTAAATTCATGAAGAATACTATATTCTAATTGCCAAGTGTCAGTATTAAGTAACTCTAACTTCACATAAGGGTTACAATTATACTTCTTACCTGTACCTATAGTTAAAATTGCTCCTTTTGTTGTACTTACAGATACTTCAGTTTTGTCTGATTTAGAAGTACCTTTTAATATAGGGTCAATGAACTTATCAAACCCAAATATTAATGCTCTTATCAAATGTCTAGGTAAGAACATTCTGCTTTCAGAATCTAAATCATAACTAGATTCTCCTTCTTTTCTTTTATTGATAGGTAAAGCAGGATTAAATTTAATTTCTACTAATTGACCGAAGAAATTCACAGTCAACATAGAAGGGTCTACCTTACTATCAATATTATAAAATTTTTGTCCAAATGTGTTTGCTGAAGAAGATGTTGTCTTCTTTCCATAATTGTTTTTGTCTCCAAATGCCATTACTATATCCTCCCTTTTATTTATACTAAACATAGTATTTCTATTATTTCTTTCATTGTATAATATTTCCCATCATATTCTACTATAGGAGCACTCATAATTCTTGTAGCACTTCCTATTTTCATTAATTCTTTTTGATCATCACTGTATTCATATTCAATCTTATTATTGTCTAAAATATTCTTTAATGATATACAGTTACCACAATTTTGTTTTCCATAAACTTTTAATTTTACATCAGTCATTATCTATTCAACCCTTTCTACAATTTATTTCTTTGTATCATTTTGTTGCTTAGACAATGGTTTTCTACCATACCTTGCTAATTCTTGTTCAGACATCAATTCAAAATGAGGACCATCATAGAACTTTTCATCTGTTGTAATTCCATTCATATTCCAGTCTGCTCCTCTTCTTGCATCTATTCCTAATTCCTTAGCACATTGTATTAAAACTTCTCCTACTTTATTGAAAGCTGCTAAATCATTCCAACCATTAAAAGGATAAGGAAGAAAGTCAAAAGCTCTTGCTGGATATTCACAATGCTTACTGTTCATAGTTTGCGAAGCTCCTTTCTTTACAAGTTCTTTTTGTCTTTCTTTTGTCCTATGTCCTTCTATTATAGAGAAATCTATTCTTTGGATAGCTAATTTAGCTATCTTAACTAGATCAGGATGTACATCCATTAATAAGGCTAAACTTTTAGCACTAAATTTTGGCATAAAAACCACACTCCTTTAATGTTTATTGTTTGTATTAAAGGATTGTTTCAACCATAAATTTATCTAGCTTTTGTCTTACTCCAAGATAGATTCTCTACACCTCTATTAGTCAGATTAGCAAATACCATATGGTCATGTTTATTATATCTGAAATTTATTCTTATATCTATCTTTACATCTGAGCTATCTTCTAGAGAATCTATTAATTGTCCAAATATACTAAAGAAAGCATTGTTATATTTATAGATAGGTATCATTTTTACATTATCAAAGTATTTATTATACAATGAGCTAAAAAATACTGTATTGAATAAATCATCTACACTTTTTGTAGATAATTCTTTATTCTTACTTAGAATATCGTAAGCATTATCTATATAGGTATTCTTGTATGTAAATTCCTTTGGTTCATTTAAGAATGTACTGAATGTATACATGAAACCTTTCTCATTCAATATATTACCCATATCGGTTAATATCTCATTAGCTCTGTCTGTTATTAACTTGCTAGGAAATTTCACTTGTAGTTTTATCTTCTCTACTGTGAAAGTTGTCTTATCTTTCTTTATCTTATTTCTTATCCAGTTTACTAAAGTTTGTTTATCTTCATCACCTTTATAAGAAAAAATATTTGCACTAGCAATACTATCTAAATTATAGACATTACTAAATAAATCCTTATAGTCATTACACAATTTTACATGGTGCTCAAACTTAGTACTATCGAATTTATTATTCTGTCTATCATCATTAAATATTCTACTAAATGAAGTTAGAGGTGGTATATCCATATAGATATAATTAACCTCATAGTTACATATCTTTCTTTCTAACATCACATCCCTATCAATATTAAGTAATAAATCTTTTCTATCATTTCTTAATGCTTGATATATAAATGCACTAGCATCCCATCTATCAGTTATTAGAACATCATCAACCTTAGCTAGTATGTCTAGTCTTGATTCTTTTACTACAGCTATTTGTTCAAGAATAGATAAATCTGTATCTATTAATTTCTTTCTATATTCTCCTGATGGTTGAGCTGTATAATTCAACCATAGACAATATCTACTGAATTCATTTTTAAGGTGTTTGATAAGGGTAGTTTTACCTACCCCATCAGGACCTTCTATTGCAAATACTTGTATCATATTATATCTCTCCTTTTATAAAATTTAGTAGATAATAAAATTCTTGTAAACCGAATTCAATTCTACTTCTTGAGATAAAAGCCACATCATTACTGTCTTCTATTTCTACTTCTCTAGGTGTATTATTATTTCCTACTATAGTAGGAGTACTCTTAACAAAAGTAAATCCTGCTGCTAATTTATGTCCTCCACCATTTCCTCCAAATAATTTACCTATATAATTAGCTATACTATATGCAGGTACACTATAATTATCATTAGTATAAACTGTACCACCATATAGATTATAACATATAACAACATCTGTGTCTGGATTATGTTTAATATATAATTCTTTTACTCCTGTAGCATATTTCCAAGGTACGGGTGCTAATAATACTTTATGAGCTTCACCTCTAGAATTATGTAATGTAACTTCTAAATCCTTTACTTTATTGAACTCAGTTATTATTAATTCTTTAAATTGTAAATAGCACTCATCTATTGTAGGCATCATAGCTTCTAATAAGTCATAATCCTCATTACCTACCTTAGTAGTTTCATCTAGAGCTTCCCACATCTTGAAGTATGTTAATTTTTCATTTTCATATATCTTATCTACTGTACCAATCTTTTGTCCTAATAGACTTTCATATGAATCTTGTTCATATCTCTTTTTCCATAAGAATGTATCCCATAGATTAACTGCTTTTGACATATTATACATTTTTCTTCTAAAGATTTCATATAGTAGACTATCATTAAGTCTATCTAATATTCCATAGTATGTTAATGTAGCTCCACACCAATCATCTGTTGTCTTATTAGAATATCCTACTAATCTATCACCTACAATTTTTCTAATTCCTTCTTCTGATACAGCATTTCCTTCATGATGGTCATACCATGAGAATTTAACTCTATCATCGAAATTATTTTTAATATCATTAATGATATAGTCATCATCAGGTATAAACATTCTGTCGCATATTATAAATTCTATTTCAGGATATTGTCCACCTTTATATCTACTATATGCTTCACTTACTAAATCCCAAGTAACATTTGCTTGTGGGTTTCTTTCTAAATAAACCACAAAGTTATCTCCTCTTAATTGTGCTTGGAATGCACAGTTAATTGCAGATGTAACCCCATCCATATCTGAATGAGATATTATAATCCATAGTTTTTCTCCTCTTCTACCACTGCATTCGTGAGTATAGCATCTTTCTTCTAATAAAGCATCATAGAAATCATCATCATTTCTATCTTTTACACATTTAAATTCATTTGGATAATTAACCATTTTATTTCCATCCTTTCTTACTCTTATATGAGTCTATTTTGATTTATTAATTGTATATAATATTTAATAATTTACTATCATATTCATCATCTGACGAATATACTGTTTTTACAATATTACCATCCTTATCTGTTACAATGATAATATTTTTATTGTTATTATAGAAGATTTTACCATCTCTGTTCTGATATAAAAAGATAGCTGAATTTGCTAATGACAATATTTTATTCTTAGCAATATTGATATCCAACATTGGACAAAATCTTTCTAAATATCTTTCTACTGCATGATTACTTACTGTTTTCATACTTCTAATCTCCTCCTTTCTTTTGGAGTAAATAAGCAATACAAATCTCTTTTTCTAATCTCTTCTCTGAGTTCTTCTAGATATTCAGCACTATCACTATAATCTTGAACACCTAGTTCATTATTAATCTTTATCGCTTCTATTGTTCCATAGTATTCGTTGATGATTTTATCATCGCTCATCTCATTAAATTTTGACATATTAGTTACCTCCTTTTCTTATTGTATCACTTATATAATATATAAAAAATAATAGAGTTAGATTTTACTCTAACTCTATTGAAGACTTTAAAGTCCTCTCTTTTTAGCCACTAAACTTATAAAACCTTCATTACTTGCTTTACTCATAATTTCAGGCATTAAATCTAGGTTTACGATAGGGTCTATATCTTCAACCTTTTCTATTGTATTGTGTTTAGTTTCTTTTATTAGAGACGACTTAGTTTCTTGTATCATGTGTTTCAGCATCTTCTCTGCAATGAAATCTCTTTCTTTACATAAGTCAGTTAATACACATTTAAGATTGTCTTTATTTAGATAACAGCTTTCTAAGTCAAATCTGAAATCTGATTTAAATATTACTTTTGCTCCTTCACCATAAATTTCTTTGTCTAAATTATCTTTATATACTTCAGGCTCTACCATATTGTCATCAAAGAAATTATTAGACATATTATTTATTGGACATAAGTTACCAGATAATCCTGGGTCACCATTACTACTTGTACTTATATCTAATCTACCCATATGTGATGGATATATTCTTCTATAGCTATCAGGAACTTTATTTGTTTTATTCCCTAATGTACTAATCCCCTTTGTAGTGTATTTAAGGGTATCAAATACACTCATATCATTTACTGAGTTATCATATTTAAGTAAAGGAGATTCTTGCATCTTATATATTAAGTGTGTAGGCTTAATACTTAATGCATTCTCTAATTTATTCATATCTACTTTACTTTCCTTTAACAATTTATAAAGTTTTATTGATACCTCATTAACTATTTCTGCTGCTAAGTATTCTGCTATTCTAACTCTCTTATTAGACAAATTATAATTATCCTTTTCTAATAGAGAATCAAAGTTTTGTAATATCCATCTTAGTACAGCATACATATCCTGTTTATTTTCAGGTTTTAATCTTAGATTTTCCTGTGTTATGAAATCTAAGGATATATCGAGACTGTATAAAGAAGATTCCCCTTTCTTCTGTAATGTGTTTGCTAGTGTTGATGTAGTAAACTTCTTACCTAGCTTCTTTATCCAATGGTCTCTATTTAAAATATCCACTCCATCTTTAGTTCCTATTATCTCTTTATTCATAAGCATAGCTATTATTGATTGTAAATATTTATCTGTTTCTAATCTATTCTTATCTACATGACAATATAAACTATTACCTAGCTTGAATACTACAATATCCTCACTATCTGGAATTTCATATTTTAATATTCTAATAAATTCAGTTACATCTAAATAAGTCAATCCATCTATTAAACCATCTTTAGCTAAAAAATATAGTATAGGTGGTAATGATGTTCCTTGCTTACCATATTTTATTTCATATGTGAAATTATTCAATTTCCATACAATTCCTTTAGTATCCTCTACCTCAACTTCTGATTTTATAACTCTTATTGGTGTACGGAGTGTTTTAAGCACTACCGTATCACCATTCATAACATATGTAGAGTTTTCAACCACTTGGTAGATTGGATATAGTTTATTACTATTAATTAAGTAATAATATACATTGTATGGTTTAGGTATTAAAAGATTAATTGTTTTTTCTTTTGTCTTACCTTCAAGATTTATTTCAAATACAACTTCTAGTAGATTATATCTACTATCAGCTATGCTTCTTGTATTATCTAGCATTTCTTTTAACTGCTTCTTATACATAAACTTTTCCATCTCAAATTTGTTTATGTCTATTTTTCTTTCATCAGTTATAAGTATTGCTGACTTCATCTTATAAGGACCTAATCTTTCATAATCTTTTAATACCATTATTATATATCTTACTAATTCCTCATTCCTATTTGAGTAAATTAAGTTCTCATTAAATCTCCTATCAGGAAATTTTTCTGAGTGTAATTTTGATATATTGATGTCCATACTAATGTCTCCTTATTATCCTTTGATATGTTCTAATAGTATTTCTAATGCTCCTTTAAGATTATTACTATTCAATTCATTCTTTAATCTATGTAATGCTGCACCACTCATTCTTAATAATGTATCTTTAAATACTCCATAGAATGATGTGTGTATACCATTCATTTCTTGAATTATAGCTAATTTTTCTTGTTTGTCTAAGTAATCTGGTTTATAACTTTCAACAAGATGTGGGAATTGTTCATTATCTAATTCTTTCTCAACATCATTTGCATAAGTATTTTTATTTCCATCAATAAGTGAAGTATTGTTTACTTTTGGGTATCCTATTAATGATTTAAACCCTAGTCTCTTACATAGTTTATTGATGTCTGATAATGGTGTATCAGAAGCACCTCTATTAACTTCACAAACTATACGACCATCTTTATTAGATAAGTCAAAGTTACAATAGCTGTATACCATATTAGCATTATCATTAAATGCACCTATAATAAATAAACCTACTTCACTAGCTGTTATTGCTGTTCCTAAATGGTCAATACGCTCTAATGATTTCTTAATACTAGAAGCAAATCTAGTTCTATAATTAGTAGCGTGTTTTATATTGTCAAATACTATAACTATAGTATCATTATCTCTACTAACACCCATTTCTAGAACATTATCATCTGTTGCAGTTTTTTCTATCAAATTATACACACCAGTAGATAGTTCTGAAATTTCTTTACATCTATTAAGTATTAAGTATGCTTTATCTGGTTCTATTACTACTTCTCTAGATGGTGTTTCCATTTCATCTGTAGCTTCTTCTTGTTGTTCTTCCATATCACCAAACATAGCTTCTAATATTTTCTTTAAAGTAACTTCATCTAATTCTGCAACTTCACCATTTTCACATTTAAATCCTTTAATTCCTTTAATCATTATTCATCCTCTCCTTCATTTTCATTATTATTATTTTCTAATCCTCTAAATTTATTAACCATATCAATAGCATCATTTGTAAATATGCTATCTTTTTCAAAATCAAATCCAGCAGAAAAAGCTACAACAGGTTTTCCCATTGGATTTCTAGCTCCTTCTTTATCTTGTAATATTAGACAGTATTCTAAGTCTAATATATCAGTAAGAGTCTCAAATCTCTTATTAGTTATATTACCAGTAACTAGAGATTTATTCATATTATTCAAATCATGAATTTTATCAACTCTATCAGTGAATGCTGTTAAAGGCATTCTTTTCTCATTTAATACTCTTTTAATTCCAGTTGTTAAAAAGTTATCTATTAATGGGTCTTCAGATATTACTACACTTCCACTACTACCATCATAAATATCTTTCATATCACTAATACCGCTATCATGATATTCTTTAGTAATGTCATTGAAGTTATCTCCAATTTCCATTTCCACATTCTCAACTTTAAATGCTTCTGCTAATTCTTTATCTGTTATTTGATAACCATTCTCATTAGTATATGAGATACCATATTCATCTGTATATGTATTAGGATAATAATATCCTTCATGTAAGACTACTTGGTTCAATTCAATATTCTCAGGAGTATTTACATAGAATATCCCTTTTGAATTTTTAATGTACATTTGAATATCCTCCTTATTATTAGTATAAAAAATATATCCCTTTTAGCAAGGGATATATTTAATTCTTGCTTTTTCGACTTCATGTAATATCTCACTATTTTCTTTAGGTCTTATTAGAAAGATATTATTAGAAACCGATTTAGCAGAATTAGTACTACAATCATACTGGTCTATGAATACTCTCGCAACATAGAAATCAGTATTATTATTTTTAAACTTTACCACATCAGTAGTAGAGTTATATAAAACACCATCATTGTTGATGATTGATGTCGTGTATAAATTGTTATTGTAACTTATGCCTTTCATTAAAAGGTATATTAAATTGGAATTATAATTTAAACTCTTTAAATATGTATAATTACTACTTTCATAAAGAGTTTCCTCACAAATAGGTAATGTCTTCACATAACCCGTTTTAATTGACACATATATTCCAAATTTTAAATCTTCTCTCAATATTACCAATGATTGAGTATTGATAATATTGATGAAGTATTTTTTATCTTCTATTAATAGGGTATGTTGTTGAATAGCATTCTTTTCTCCTGAAATAATATTCAACATCACCCCATCAATATAATTTTTTAATTTATCATAAACTTCTTCACTCATTTCTAATCCTTCAACTAAGGTAGTGTAGAAGTTTCTATTGTAACTATCAAATTCTTCAATAGTTTTAAATAATCTCTTAGTTTCCATATAATTTCATCTTCTCCTTTTCATCTTTATATTTTTCTATTATTTTAATTTGGAAGTATTATAATGACAAAGACGCAGACTAATAAGAGAGAAGATGAAACTAATTAACTAAAATTATTTTTCTTCTTTCTCTTTCTTTTCTGCTTTCTTATCTTCAGATTTTTCTTCCACCATAGCATCTGATTTAAGACGCTTTTTGATTTCTTGGTCAGCTGTTATTGATAATACTTTTTCTGGAGTGATACTATATTCTGCTACTCCAGGTATAACTACTTTCAATTCTTCATCTGTTACATTTTCTTCTAAGAATTTCTTAGTAGCTAGTAAATATCTAACTATTAAAGTTTTAATCCATTCTACCCCAAGTTTCTTAGATAGGTTTCTAATCATATATTGATATATTCTATCCACATAATCAGATTCATGAATGTTTTCATGAACCACTACCTCTTTCTTATCAGTAGGTACATATTCACCAAATCCTACAGATATAACAAAGTTGCCATCTTCCTTGTCTTTTCCTGGTAATGCTTTAACTGCATAGTGTCCTACTACTTTACCATATTCTTCTGGTGATAAGTCAGTAATATCTAATACAAAAGTATTGTTATTATTCTTCTTAGCACCAAGCACATACCCAGCAACTATAAATGGAACTGGGAATGTATCCTCAATTTCATCCACCTTTATAGACAATTTGTCTATAGTCAATTCCTTTTTAACGAATTCCAAAAATTCGCCATCCTTAAATAATTTTTCAACCATTTCTAAATCCTCCTTAAATTAAATTTTTATTCATTATTTTCTAATGGTTCACTACTATAATATATTATCAAAAATAAGATAGATAATAGAGTAAGTTCATTAATCTGACTTACTCTATTATTACTTATTGACTGATATTTAAAGCTGTATTAATTAGTTAGATATTGTATTATTTTTAATAATCTTATTGATTACCTACAATATCTTCAACTGCTTCTTCTACAGTCTTACCTTTTTGTATTTCTTCATTTAGTTTATCTACTCTATCTTGTGCTAAGATATTTGTAACAACTGTAGGATTTTCAAAGTCTAAATCTGCAAATAAGTCAGGACAATAATACATAGCTTTTTCTATTGTAAATAAATCTGGTTGTTCATTAGCTTGTGTATCTTCCTTTTGTTCTCTTAACCATTTAGCATTTGTTTCTAAAGGACCATATTCTACTTTCTTTAGATTTCTGTCTATTTCATCAGTATCTTCAGAATAGTCGAAGTCTTCTAGAGTTCTTCTGTCTTCTCCTACTGTAGGTCTTTTGCAGATATCCTCGAACTTATCTTTTGCTTGTTTAAGTAGTTGGTTATTGATATAGAAATTTCTAGCTTCTATTATTTCTATATCATTATTTCTACACATGTTATACATTAATCTAACAGCAGTATCTGACATCATTTCTGATGAAAATACAGCTAGTCTTATATTTATTTCAAAGTCTAATGGCATTAATTCACCATAAGAAATTTCACAAGTACATTCTCTTTCTTTAGCAATGTTTTCCATAAATACTGCTGATACAGCAGCTCCTAATACTGGTGTTAATCTAGTATTAGGTTGGTTAGGGTCATAATTATAATATCCAGTAGAATTTCTTAAGCCCTCCATACCTAAGAACATTCCAATTTCCATATTATCTGTAGTATTGATAATATCTAGGATTAGGTCATCATTGTATCCAAAGTCTCTTAATTCTTTTATTACACCTCCCATATCTAAGCTTTCTAATGTTAGACCCATTATTGCTAATAGTTCAGGTTCCTTAAAGAATAATCTCATAATCTTATTTCTTAATCCAAGATGATTCTTCTTTAATTGTACCATAGAAGTTTGGTTAAATATCATATTTAGTACATTCATTGTAGCTTCATCATTACCATACTTTTCAACAAATTTTGCTTTTAATGTCTTAGATGAAATTATTCTTGATGCTGCTGCAAAGAATCTCATGTATAGATGATACATTTGTAGAACAAATTTTCTTTCTCCTGCTTCTTCTCCTTTCTTTGCTATGTAATCTCTCATAGCTGGATGTATAGCTATGAATTTATCACTTTTAAGTAATTTCATTATACCTTCTTCAGATACAGATAATCCTCTTCCTAAGTAATCTATATCTTCATATTGAATACCTAAGTAATCTGCTAAGTCATCTTTATAGAAATTTACGAATAATAAATCTCTAGGGTCTTTAACTCTTACAGATAAATCACTTAAAAGTTTCTTGAATTCAGGTTCTTGTCTACCTGATACTACTTGAAAGATTTCAGTAAATCTTTCTTTTAATGTAGGTTTTTCTGGAATGTTTAATAGTTTAGGGTCTACTACAACATCAGGAATATGTAATTTTTCATTGTTTACTTTTTCAGATACTTCCTCTACTCTATTAGGAGCACCATCAACTCTAGATACTATTACAGTATCTCCTACATTTATTTTCTTGTCATTTAAATCTTTTAAATCCCCGACTTCAGCATTTATTATAGTATTATTATCTATAACATCAGCATCTATTGTTATGACATGTTTCCCATCAATCATATCATAATTAAAATCTCTTATAGTTGCAGATACGAAATCATGGTCTACTATGAAAGCAGCTTTATCTGAATTTTTCATTTGTTTACCCATATCCATACAGAATACACCTATAGAAGTCGGTCTACCAGAAGTTCTCATATTTTTATAGTGGTTATTATAGAAATCTATATTCAATTGGTGTAACAATTTATCTTGTGTATCTGTTGTTATATCTATAGTAGCATTCTTCCATGCAAATGGTGTATCATATAATCCATCAGGAGAATACATCTTATTCAATTCTTCATATACATCATTACTTTCGCTTTCCATATATACAGGAACGAATTCAATGTATCTAAAATCATTATCCATAATTGCTTTCATAGTTAGGTCTCTTATTGTGAATCTAGGCATATTGTATTTTATTATATATTCTTTTAAATACATAGTATTTATATATGCTTGAACATATACAACTTTATCTAAATTAACTTTAAAAGGTAATCTATAGTAGTCTTTACTATCAGGACGAGAATAATTAACTACTGTAAGTATACTATCATTTATTCTACCCCATACAGCATCATACAAAGGTGTAGTTAATATAGTCTTAGTTTTCTTACCTATGTCATCTTTATAAAAAGGCATATTTGATAGGTCAGTTGTGTATACTCTCAAATTACTATTACAATATTTACCAATACCTTTTTCTTCATCTACATCTCTACCAACCTTATTGGCTTGGTTAGGTATACCAGAAACTTTTTCTAACACTTTAGCTTGTTCTTTAATCTCTTCCATTTTTTCAGCATAAGCTTTAGAAACAGGGTCTTGTTCTGGTTTTTGTTCTTCTTCTTTATCTGTTTCTTTAATACTTAATTCGTCAACAGGTGCTCCTGCTGATATTGCTAATAATTCTGATACTGCTCCTCCTCTTCTCATTGCTTCTATAGCTTTTCTTATGTCTGTCATTGGTTTACCATCATCAATCATTTTATCAATAATAGCATCTTTTTCTAGGTCTTCTGGTGTTTGGTCAGAATCAAATATGCTTCTTCCTTCTTGAGCTCTTCTTGAATGTTTGTCAACCATCATAAGATTAACTTCTTCCAATGCTGCATTTACCATATCACTATCTAATGGTGCTGTGAATTCTGCATTTTCAACTTCTTTAAGCTTCATATCTTCAACTTCAATATCTTTTATTCTTTCATGTCCTTCAGTCACTTCATTATTTCTTGCTTTTATATTTTTCTTTCCATTTTTATTCTTTTGTAATTTTGCCATTTTAATTCCTCCTATTATCTTTTAAATTTTAACAAAATAAGCCTGTAAGAGAATATCTCTTACAGGCAGTCTATTATCTATATTATCCCATAACTACAGTGGCTTCATTTACTTTTCTATTAAGTACTGAGTCAGTGTAGTTTACCAATCTTAATGTACTATTTAATTCTATAATTATAGCAGATATGTTATTATAGTAAGCTCTATATTCTTCTCTTACTTCAGCATCTACTTTAGTATAGTTATAAATAATATCATTAAGTATTAACAAAAATTCATCTACTAGTTTAGCATAGTTTATTCTATACTTTCTAGTGATGTCTACCATAAATAAACCTTCTTCTATTGTCTCATTAGTTTCTGATACTTTATCCTCTACTATTAATTGTCTTGCTTTTTGTATATAAGCAATATCAGGATAGTTTGATATATCATCTGAATTGAATGGTTTATCTACTATATTTCTACAGTCAAATGTATCAAACAATTCTTCATCTACCTCCTCTAATGCTTCTCTAGAAGTATCTTCATCTTCACCAATAACAGCCATTGAAGGTTTATATTGGTTATTGACTTTCTCTTCCAAATCTTTCATTGGTCTGTTGACATATTTTTCAACAATCCCATTACATAATAATAGTATAGCGTCTGAATTTATTACTGGATGGAACATTTCAGAATTCATAACTAGCTTAATACTTTCTAATTCATTATCTGGTCTTTGTTCCATATCTTTAATGAATTGGTATATATTCTGTTTTATCATACTCATTTTGTTTATAGTACTGTCATCAAATTCAATTCCAATCTCTGTTATTTTCTTTTCTATTGTAATCAAACAAAACGCTGCTAAGACATCTTCTATTGTTAAATCATCTTTTTTGATTTTATAAATATTGTCTATCACAGTATCCATCTTTTTATCAATCTCTAAAAATAACTCTTTCTCATTACTATTTGTGAACACTCTACTATTTTTATAAATATCTAATACTAATTTTAAATTTTCCATTTCAATTCCTCCTTAATAAATTTCACATCATCTCTCATAAGAACTGTCACTACATCAGAGCATATATAAATCCCGTAACATAGAAACACCATACCAAACAAAGCCTTTGTCATTTTCTTAATATCTGTTGTATCTATTATTCTTATTAAGTATATTACTATAATAGTCATAATAACTATTGCAAATATTAATACTAAGCATAATATTTTATCCATTAGATAATCCTAGCTCCTTTCTAATACTTTCCTTAAGAGTAGCATCATCTATAGTTTCTATATCAGCATCATCATACAGAGATTTCATATCCTTTATATCATAGTCTTTAACTATCTCTCTCATACGATATGCCTCGATTTCATTAATATCTAACTTCTCTAATACTTTACTATTTGCTACTTCTAAAGTATTTCTTATATAAGCGATACCTAATGGTGATAAATCTGAAGGACTTAAATGAGTAGCCTTCATTAATCTTTTAATTCTATCTTTTCTCATTCATCCACCCCCAAACTTACTTTACCATAAACCACATCTTTATCTGGTAATTCTAAATCACTAGAATTATCATTTAAAGCTTCTTCCATACTACTATCTTCACCTAATAATGAATCAGCTAAGAATTTGAATGCAACATCATCTTCTTCATAATCGTCTTCTTGTAAAATGTTGCTTCTCTTAACTTTCTGATTCTCAAGATAAGTTTCACTATTAGAATACAATGAGATTGTAGTTCTAATCTCATTCATATAATCTACGAATACTCCAGTATATTTATCTTTATGCTTTTCTTCATATTCATCAATCATAGCTTGTAGCTCATCTACTTCATCTTCACGAAGTATCTTTTGCCAATCTAACATATGATTATTTATTTCTATTAGATTACTTATCTTTTTGAAAAGCATAGGTGAGAATAATTCTATTGGTAGTCCTCTTATTTCTCTAACTAAGTCATGTGCAGATACTAATGAAGGGTCTTCATGTATATCCATACCTAACATAGATAGTTCTAAAAGTCTACCAGATTTGTGTACCGTAAACGGTACTCTCTCAGTATAGCCTTTCATTTTTACTTACCTCCCTTGTTTATTTCTTGCATTTATTGTTACAATCATATCATAGTTAATATTTTGTAATGTTTGTAACTTTTGATACTTGCTATATACATCAGAGAACCTCATATTCTTTGAAGTTAGCATATAAGGCATAACTTGGTCAATATTAACAATTGTATCATTAATATTTTCACTAATTATTATAATCTCTCTGTTTGATATAACATCTTTAGTATTTTCTTCTATGAAGTATTCATTTAATTCTAAATCATATTTTTCCTTTAATACTACTGGTCCTAGTACATCATAAGCCTTTGCAAGTATTGTACCCCAGTGTTTATCTAGAGTGTCATTTAATCTATTGTAACTCTTCATAACTTGCTTTTCAAAGCCCTCGTCACTTCCATCTAATACTGGTACTCCTAGTGGTCTGTTTTTTGGTCTTAATACCTTTCCTAATAATTTCTTTAACATTTTCTTTTCCTCCTTATTATATTAAAAATCTTGTATAGTAGCATAGAAATATTCCGTAGCAATTACCTGTAAAGGAACTGCTACGGAATATTATTTATGCTTTTATCTACTACTATAATATGTATCTAAAATCGTTATTGGATTTTATTCTACTATATATTCTATAGGAGAATAATCATCTGGTATTGATTCTATAAATGAGAAGTTACTATTCATAGTTTTCAATTCCACTGTTTCTATAGGATTTATTAAGAAATCTTCATTATAATATGAATCAATTTCATCTACTGATTGTTCAGTAAATTCAAACTGAATTCCTATAGGCTTCATATATCCTAATAGTATTTCAACATTACGATTTTCAGAATTAGATACATCTATATTTATATCATCAAATATATTTGATGTATATAGAGCATAATTCAATTTCTCCCTAGCATCTATTGAAGCAGAATGCTCCAAGTTTAATTTTGTCACTAAATCATAACCAATACCTATAGAAAGTATTGATTGTTCCATTTCACCTAGTCTTACTGGTGAAGTAGAGAATAAGCTCTTATTGAATTTATAACTTCTAGATTTTGTAGGTATACCTTTAGCATTTACAAATGATACACTACGAGCAGAGAATTTACTACTTGGAGTATGTTTTAATTTTATAACATACTTAAATCCAACTACAGCATTTCTAGACATTTCTCTGTATACCCCATCTAGTTTTTCATACATAACCATTTTCTTTACGAATGGGAATTCTTCTTTTAATTTAGAGAAGCTATCTATATTGAAATCACTGTAATATGGTTCTTGAGTAATATTCATGGTCTTCATAGCTATGTACTCATCTATAATGTTATATAATTCTTGTTTGTCCTTCATACCTAGGTTTATTAATTGCTCTCTTAATCTTTGGTCTACCATTCCTAGATATCTGAATATTAATTTTATCTTGTCATCATAGTTATCGTATGTCTCAGCTTCTTCTAAAATCTTCATTGTATAAAATGATAGGTTTTGTTCTATTAATTGTCCTGGATTTAATCTCCCTACAACTCCACACTGATTACATATAATATCTACTCTTAATCCATTTTCTGTTAAAGGCATATTCTCATCTTTCTCTACTAATGATATTACACCTTTATCCCCATATCTTCCAGTAAGTTTACTTCCTTTAGTAATTTTACTTTCATATACTACTTTAAATTCTAATATCAGATTACTAAATTTCTTATCTCTATCTCTCCAAGCTTTGTGTTCTATTATATCTTTAGCTTTTTGCCACATAAAGTATAAGTCATCACTACAATTATTATCTAAGTATTTAGATAATTCATCATATATTTCTTGATAATATTGTATATTGATATCATAGTACTTCTTTATCTGAGAATTGCATTCTTCTTCTAAATATTCTGGTTTGTTACTATAAACCATAACATCTATAATTCTACCATACGAATAGAATATATTGTCAGATAATTTATTAATGTTATTCATTCTACTATTGTCTAAATCAAATAATATACTTTCATTATTTCTTCTTCTAGCTACACATAGTATATTGTCTCTTATTTCTTCTCCTATATCTGGGAAAGATTTTATTTCTTTTCCTACTCCATAATAATTTATTAGAATATCATTATCGTTTACCTGTACTCTAATAGTATCACTTTCAGGAGAAGCTAATCTTTTTGCAAATGATTCTGATACTATTAAAGCATCTTCAGTTGTTCTTGTATCTGTCCAGTATAATGTCAATGCATTTATACCATATCTATAGTTGCCTAGACTTTGGTCACCTATATTATCAAATGACCTACTCTTATATAATACAGTACCAGCTGGTATCTCATCATTATCATTTAATGAATCTATAACTGAGTTATTATACTCATAACAGTATTTCTCTGTTAAATTCTCTACAGCTTTTCTTTCTATTATATCATACATATCTTTTTCTTTGTTATATGTTAATAGAATATAAGGACTTTCTTCAAATCCTTCAAATTTTGTTATTTTCTTTATTACTATTCTATCTTCTTCAATTTGTCTATATGAATCTGAATATCCACCAACTACATTTTCCCATCCAGTAGAATAGTATGGAATTTCAGGTTCTTTTATCTGTACAAATTGGTCTATATGGTTAGTAAACATTAATGACCGAGAACCACTAATAGCATCTCCTCTAGTCAATAATGTTTTCCCATATATTTCATATGAATTCTTAAACCTATTATCTAAAGCATCAAGCTCTTTTTTGTAATCAAATGTATTCATATTGAAATATCTCCTTTTATTTAATTTTTAACAATCAAAGTCAACTAATGTGACATACAATTCTGGATCTAATGAATCCATTGTTTTTACAAAGTCATTATAATTTTCTTCAACCGTTCTTGTATTAGTTCGATCAGCATAAAATTCTGTTTCTAGAATATCACCATAAGAAATTAGAGCCAATGGACAAGAATTTTCAAATATACCACAATACTCATCAAATGGCATATTTTTAGCTTGTGAATTTTCATAAATATCTTTAAGTATTCTAACATAATTCTCATCTGACATATCATGTTTATAATAGATATCTTTAATCTTAGCTGTATATTTCTTTGACCCGTCTTTACATAATAATGGTGGACTTTTATCTATATCTGTAATCAATTCAGATAATTCATATTTAGAATACATGTTGTATACTTGATGATGTTTACCTAATTGAGGCTTATCAACTTTAATTCCATATAAGTATTCTAAATGATCTGGTGTTTCAAACATATATCCATCTGCTAGTAATCTTAACATAGTTTCACGATCAGATAGTCCAAATTTATATTTCCAATAAAATATATCTGAATCCAATTCAAACCATACTATTTTTGAAGGATATCCATTATAGGTTCTTGATATATTAGAAATATCTTTAGAATACATATTCATAATAGCTCTAACTTCGTCAACTGTTCCTTCTCTACTAATGACAAAGGCATTATAATACATAATACACCACCTCCTTTAATTTTAACAATGAAAATCAATTACAGTAATATACAATTCTGGGTCTAATTCTTTTATTGCTTTAATGAAATCATTATAATTTTCTTCGTTTGTTCTATTATTAGTATAATCACCATAGACATCAGTCTTCTTCCAATCTAATCCATTTATTAGCACTCCTGGATTGTTGTTTTTAAAATTTTCTAGATATTGTTCAAAAGTAACTATATCTGGATATGCCTCTGGGAACTCTTTGCACTCTTTTACATATCTATCATATATAACTTTCACACCCTTTTTAAAATTTTCATCTTCAGAGTATTCAAAGTAAATATCTTTTATTTTCCCAGAAAATATTTCTTCACCATTTCTCCCAATCATACCAGTATATCTACCATCACCAATATTTCTCTCAATAAAATAACCATCATATATACTAAATACTTCATGATGATGACCTATTTGAGGTTTGTCTGTTTTAATACCATATAAATATTCTAGAGTCTCTGGTGTTTCATATTTAAAACCATAATCTAAAAATTTCATAATTGCTTCTTTTTCTGTTTTACTTTTCTTTTCCATATCCTCCTTAAAATATTCATCAACCTCATGCCATACAACCTTAGTTGGGTATCCTTTATCTAATCTTTCACTTGTGCTGATACATTCATGATAAGGTTCTAATATTTCATGAACCTCATTATCTTCCCCTGTTTTACTTACTACTAATCCTACAAAATGCATACTAATCAACTCCTTATTATTTAATAAAATTAGATAGGTGAATTAATTTAAAATTCACCTACCATTATAATACTATTCTTTTTCTGTTCCTAAAACTCCTCTAGCTTCTCTTTCATTAGCTCTTGCTTCTAGTGCAGCTATTGCTTTATTAATACCTTCTAATGCTTCTTTATTATATTCAGCACTATTTGGGAAACTTTCTATGAATGTTTCCATTCTATCTTTTAAGATATATAATAAATCAATATCTAATACACCTTGTCTATAATCTGGATTTTGTCTAGGTCCTTTTTGGAATTCTACTTTAATTCTTAAATCACCAGGTAAATCCACAAAATAGTCATGATGTCCACCATAAGCTAATTCATTATCAACTAATACTTTTGTTCCTCTGTTTTCTAATAATACTTTTTCTTCTACCATTGTCTTTTCCTCCTATTTTAATATATTAATTATATTTCTTTTCTTCACCAAGTTTAGTGAAATGCATTAAAAGCCAATTACAAATACCTTTATATTCTTTTAAAAACTCATCACCATCAATATGCACATTATTACCATCTATACCATTATAATTCATATGCATTTGATTTTGCACCATTAATCTTAATGTACTATTACTAATTTTGCCTCTATATGTGGCATAGTATCTGTCATATGTATCTTTACTATCAATAAAAGCTCGTGTAATATAGATTAATACTGTTTCATATTTATTCTTTGATTCAGCTTTTATTTTTTCTAAATCACTGTCTACTGCTTTCTTATATTTTACAGATAATTCATCATAGTCAGTATAATTCTTTAACTCATTGAAATGAATATCTTCTTCTTCAGGTTTATTTATAGACTTATTTTTCATATATAATATACTACATATATAGACCTTACCATAAGATAACTCAACTATATTTATTTTTATATCTGTAAATTTATATTGAGTCTGCTCAATAAATTCAGTTATCTTATCATTTAACACATCTAAATTATCAGCCTCTAACAACTTAATTCCATTTTTCTCCATAGTATTTACCTCCAAAATATATTTTTAATATAGTGTAGAAGACAATACTCTGTACTTCTACACTACTATAATATATTTACAAATTACTTTTTAGATTTCTTTTCTTCTTCTGGCAAGTCTTTATTGATTATATCATTAATCTCATCATCAGTGATAGCAAATTTAACTTGGTCTCCAGAACCAACACCACTTAGATAAGATTCTAATAAAGGTTTACAAGCATTATCAAACGCTAATTTAAATTCTTTATTGTCTTTATATAATTCAATGAACTCACTATTTCTGAATTTCTTATCATATCCAGGAATAGTTAGATATGTAGTACCTTCTACAACACCTGCGTTCTTAGCCATATTGAATTTACTCATAGGAGTATTGAAACCATATTCTTGAGTATATAATAATTCAAATGATTGACCCGCTCTGTTTCCTCTAGATTTTATAATAGTACATTCTATAGGGAAACCTTTTAATTTATATTTATCATCATCTTTAAATGCTGCTTTTGCATTTAATTTGATTAAGTTATTTGCTAAGTAAATTGCAGTATTGCCACCAGGTACACTTTCATCTTGTTTCATATAGTTTACTTGTTTTTGATTTGGTTGATACATAGATGTCTGTATAGCCTTATTAACATGGTTTACCACTATTAGATTTATATTACACTCACCTAATATTGGTATTAATTTCTTAAATATAGATGAGTTAGCTTTTGCTGCTTGAGCTGCTGACATATTTGAACCTGTTCCTTCTTCATCTAAATTCTTCTCAGGCATTAATAATGCTAATGAGTCCAATATAATAAATGAAGGTACATATTTCATAACAGGTTTACCATTATCTATTAAGTCTGACTCATATAGTAAGTCTTCTCTGTTGTCTTTCTTTAATTTAGCATGTGCTACTATATCATTATAGAAGTTTTCAGCATAAACTCCATTATCTTTCTTTATATAATGCTCTGTTAGCCATTCTTCTGTAACTCCTGTTGTTGTCATAATTCTGGCAGGACTTGTTGCTCCTTCTAAGTCATAATGCATTATAATAGTTCTTCCTTTAAAAGGTTTTGCCATATTAACTACTGTCTGTAATACAAATGTAGTTTTACCTGAACCAGATGGTCCTATTACCATAGTATACGAACCTTCTCTCAATCCAGTAAATTGTTGCTTAGTTTCTGGGTTAATAAATCCATTTCTATAGTCAAATTCATCGAACCCTGTCTTATAAGTTGTGTAAACTTCAAAGTCTCTTTCAATTTTTAATTCCTTCATCAATGCTTGTTTTAAAAATGACATTCCTTTAAATCCTCCTTAAATTAATTTATTATTCTTCTACTTCTACATATAAGAAGTATAAACTATTATCCATATATTTATCTCCAAATATAGACTTTATATCTTTCTGATATTCTTCAAAACTATATTTACTTTTCTTAGCTATTCTACATATAGCCATATATTCTGTATTGTCTTTTCCTTCTTGTCCCATCCAATTGTAAGTCTCTGTCATTAATTCTGTAGGCTGGTTAATACTATCTCCAAATACTATTAAATCTTTATTCATTGGTAATATAACCCCAGCTTCTTTACCATATATACCATCTATTATTACCGATGATACTTGCTCTTTATTTAATCCTAATAAATCTCTAAATATTGATGGTATGAATGAATACTTCATACTCATTGCTGAATTGTCTTCTGACTTAATATTTAAATTTATAATCCTGTCAGTATATCCATATTGATACTCATACTCAGGTAATCGTACTTTCTTGTCTTCCATTACTATCTCCTTTATAAATGATAATATACTACTATTACTGCACATATAATAAGTGCTATTATTAATCCTTTTAATATTTTATAATCTGTATAATCACTATATAATTCTAATCCTATTGTAATTATTAACGCTACTCCTACTACTATAGCAAAATAATATAATAAAAATCCATGTATAAAATATACTTCCATTGTATCATTCTCTCCTTAAAATAAAATGTTAAATTCCTCTCTTAATTGTGAACAAACCTTAGCTAGACTTGGATAGTCTTCTAAAGCTACATTATTACATATTTCTATTCTTCTTTGATAATTATTACATCCATCATCTTCTATATGTAATATATATCTTTTAAGAATATTATATATTCTTTTCTCTGATAAATTATTTAATTCTTCTAATATCATATTAGTTATCATATTCCATATTATTATCTGTCTACTGTCAAAATCATCAGTTCTATCTTTTAATTCTAATAGTAGATAATATAATACATCGTCAAAATATTTACCCTTACCAAAGATATAATATAATAACTTCAAAACACTAGTCTTAGTTATTAATCTATCTGAATCTTTTGAAGAGTTATCTATTTTAAACATATTGTATATTTTAGATGTAAATCTATATACTCTTTTCTCTATATTGTGCGTATATTCTTTTTTCCATATTTGTGGCATGAATATACTTATATCTATTGCAAAATTTCTTGACCCTTCTAGAATCTCTTCTAGTTTATCTATATATCCTTTATTTAATTCTATATATTTATTCAATAATAATATCTTATATTCTTTTTCTTTTCTTTTAATCTTTTCAGATATTAGGTATGTAGTAGTCAAGAAATTGAATGCTCTTAACCTATCATCTATATCTTCTTCTATATGGTTTATATATTCTAACATAAAATCTTTATTTTTAGCTAGAATAAGTATTTCATTAATATCTTCATTTAATGCTTCAAGATATATAATATAGTCAGTTATTTCTTTTATATTATCTTTTGTGTATTGTACTATGTCTTCTATTTGATTTCCATCCTCATCTCTAAATAAAGTTGTTATTTGCATATTCAATCCTCTTTTCATTCTAGTTTTCTAGTATTGTGTTGTTTTATTGATAATTCATTATAATAATTCAACGATTTTCCAGTATTTGTTTTTAGATATGTATCTATCTGCTTCATTATTCGTTTAGTATCTCCACTGTATCCTACATATATAGCTAATGCTTTCTCTAAATCTCCATCCAATGCTTTTGTTAGACTACTTATATAATATACTGATAATTCTATATTTACATCTGGTCGATATAAGTATTTTGGATTATATACATCATTAGGATATATAGTATACCAAATATCTTTAGCTACAAATAATGGCATAGCAGTTACACCATAACTAACACCATCTCTATGCTTAGCATTGCCTTTACTCATTGTATCTATTAATGCTACGAATACATTTTTGTCTATTGGGCTATTATTTCTATTCAATGCTGTTACTATCATTTTATTATAACTAGTTGCTTTAGCTACTTGCTTAGTTTTCTTATCTGTATTATTTACAGTAGCTTTCTTTTGTTCTTGTTTCTTTACATTAGTATTTTTTGCTACTTTCTTTTCTGGTAATTTAACTCCTTTACCTAATGCAATACCTACTGATTTTGTATTGTATTTAGTTATATTTCCACTTTCTGGTTCTGAGTTAATAATTTCATATTCCATTACTAAATTTTCTGCTTCCATATGTTGAATTTTATCTTTTAAATCTAATACTTGTTCTTCTAGTTCTCTATTCTTATCTTCTAATACTTTAGCACTAATAAAGTTGTCATGATATTTATTAAATCCACTATTAGCTATTTTATCTAATAATCCTATATTATCTATAAATAATAAAAATATTGCTAATGATATAAAGAAAGAAACTATATACACTATTCCTTTTTTATACATTGGGTCTAAAAGCTGTCTATTTATCTTCAATTTTGTAAAATACTCCTCCATCTTCAATGCTCTTTCATAATCTGCTGTACTAAAATATTTAGAGCAATATTCTCTATATATTTGCTCTTTATAGTAGTTTTCACCTACAAATAAGTACATTCTTTTAATGAATCCACTTATCCCACCTTCTTCTTTTGCACTTTCTACTAATTCATCATATTTTTCATCTATCTTTATATTTATCTCATTAGAATCGACTACAAGACTCTCGTCACCATGGTAACGAGAGTAAGTTGTATATTCTGGAAAAAATATCATAATTATCTTCCTCCTATTTGTCCTTTTTGTCATCTTTCTTATTATCTTTATCTTCTACATCATATGTAGTATCTGCTCCGAATATTCCTATACCTATTTCATGTATAACTTTAACACCTTCATCTTTTTTATCCTTTTTTATTTCTACCATTGTTATTCCTCCTCTTATTTAACTCCTGTTTCTTTATCTAATGCACTTAATAACATAAGGTTATCTGTAATCAAATTGGACTTTATACCAGCACCTAAGAAATATACATCTACTAAATTTAAAGTAGTTTTATTTCTAGGGTCATTTGGTATATCTTCTTGTGATACATAACCTTTTTCCAATATTTGTTTAGTCATTTCATTATATCCAACTATATCATCTGCTCTTGGTCCTAAGAATTCTTTCAATACATCTTTCATCCCAGTAACCATCATTGCTGCTGTTTCTACATCTGATATTCTTGCATTCTTATCTTCATTTATAACTTGTCCTGTTTTACTATCTCTATTAGTAGCTGTAAATGAAGTACTATTCTTTTTATTTATCATTTGTTGTAATCTCTTAATACCTAATGGTAATATCATACATTCAAAGTCAGACATATATCCTTCTTTGAAGTGATTCAAATATACTCTTTCATTAAAGCTAAAATTTAGTATTTTAGCTGATTTCATTGCATCTTCCATTGTAGGTTCATTATCAAATGGAATAAATTGTAATATTAAATTGTCTTTTCCTTTGAAAAAATTATTAAAGAATGTTTCAAATTGCTTATCAGACATAGTACCGAACTTATTTTCATAAAGTTCTTTATTCTTGCCTGATTTATCTATAGGAGCTAGTGTTTTGAATAATAACTCCATCATCTTTTGTCTTTTTTGTTTCAATTCTTCTGGTTTCATTATATTCTTAAACCTCCTACACTATTATAATATAATATCATAAGTCTTTTCAAATATATCTGGCTTACAAGGATAACATTCTCCTTTTATACCTTTTATTATATAATCTCCTTCAGTTAAATACATATTACCTTCTAAAGTTATTATATAATAATCTCCTCTCATATGAGAATAATGCATTCCACCTTTACAGAATTCTTTACATTCCTCTATTGTTTCTTTAGTAAATCTTATTGCTTCCTTTTCTACTGGTTTACATTTTACTTTTAATATTGACATTTCTTTATTTCCTCCTAGTTTTATTTATCTTCCACTATATACCATTATTATAAATAAGAAATACATATACAATGCTCTCTTAAAATTATTTAATGTAGCTTCTCTATTACATTTTAAATAAAAATCTGAGCACTCTTTTAACCATGTATCTAGTATTTCTTTTATCTTAATTATTTTAGTGTCATTAGTATTATTTTTCTTATATACTCTTATACTTTCATATAAGAATTTCTTTGAATTTATTTCTCTCTCAGTCATATTAGGCGACACTAAACTATATACAGAAAGTATTAATTCTACCATATTTGGTATCTCGTCTACTTTCTTTCTATATAATTGGTCTACTGCTACTAATAATGATGCTGATGATATTTGATTATATGAAGCAGCACTATTAACTAATTTATGTTCTACTCCATTTGCATTAATTTGAGTTGTTACTTTTAGTTGTATTCTATTTATAATAAATTGTACATTATCTGCTTTTACCATAGTATCTTCATCTTCTTGGTCTTGTTGTGTATTTAAATATTTGCCACTCTTATGTACTTCATAGTATACTTCAGCTATTTTCTTAACAAATGAGTTCATTCTATTATGAGCATCATTTACGAAGTCTACTAAATTCTTATCATCTAATTTCTTTAACCTTTCTCTAAAATTTTCTATTAAAGGTAAAGCCATTGCTTTGACTGCTCCTAATAATGTACCTGCTTCTTTTAAAGCAAATTTATAAGACATATGGTTTACAGTATATTCCATTACCTGTCTTATAACTCCATTAGGGAATGAGTTAGCAAATCTAGATGGATACAGTTTTAATAATAGATATGTAGTAAGATTCTCTATTGTTTTTTGATATTTCTTTTCATCTATAATTAATAAAGCTCTTACTATAGCACCTATTAATAAATTGTATGGGTTAGCTCCTATATTCCATTTAGGGTCTATATAACTACTCTTTTTAACCTCTGCTTTTATTTCTTGTGAGCTAGTTTTAAATAATCTAAATAATTTATTCTGTTCTAATTCTGAGAATACTAGCTTATATAAACCAGCTTCAGATAATATCTCATTATTCATATCTATATATGAATGTATCAATCTATTTATAACTGTTATATTTGATGTATTAAGTAATTTCATTATATGGTCTTCCATATATGTAGAGAATTCTTTCATCTACAAACACCTCCTATTTTATAAGTGTGTTTGAGCTATAGAAATTTCTTGTGTTAAACAATCTGGTAATAAAAATATTAATGAAAAGGAGAATAAATATATGATTAAAACAAGAGAACAAATATTGAATGAAGCATTTATCGGTAAGAAACCTACTGATAAATTATTTAGTCATTGGAAAGATCTAACTGATTTTATTAAATCTCATCCACATGACCCACATTTAAAAGAAAAATGTTATTTAGACTTTAAGAAAGAATTATCGTCGTTATTTGGTTTTGATAGAACTGAATTAGTTGTAATACCTACAGCTGATATAAATGCTATGACACTACCAATAAGATTTGATGATGAAGATTTACAAACATTAACAGACTTATTTTTAGTAAATGATAAAATGATAAAGATAAATCCTAAATATAAGAATAATACATTTTTCTTTTTCTATTCTGAGTTGATTTTAAGATTGACTGCTGAAGAATCATTTGCTATATTCTTGCATGAAGTAGGACACAGTTTCAATAATGTATTATTACAGGCATCGTATTTATCTACTAGAAGTAGAGTACAAAAAATGATTGATTATGTATCTGGAGCTATTAATAGTGTAGTAAGTAAAATTTCTAATACAGTTAAAGGTGCTTTAAATGCTGCTAAAATATATGGAGATGGGTCGAGTGCATATAATCCATATATAGAAGATTACTTTGAAGAAGTAGATAGATTATTGAATAGTGATAAGGAATATCAAAAATATAAACAATGGTATGGTAAAATGAGGGATGTTGCAGATAAGCAAGAAAAAGATGTATATAAATTTGGTATAATAAATACTATAGTACATGTAATGCTATCACCAATTCTTCTACCAATAGGATTAATAACTTATATGGTTGGAGGTAATTTAGGTAGCCAAACAGAAGATAGATCTAAACAAATTAGATCACAATGGTCTCAATATTCATTAAATTTAGAAAATGAATACAATGCAGATAACTTTGTTAGTATATTTGGATATGGAAAAGAGTTATCTGAAGCATTCTTAAAATTTAATGATATATATGTAAATATGAGATCGACTAATAGTTTAGAAACTAAAGTATTAAGATGTGTTGTATTATTAAATAGAATGTCTGTGACTTCTCACCCAAATGAATATGCTAGAGTAACTACTCTTATGAAACATGCTGACTATGAATTAAAAAACAATAAGACTATCACAAAAGAACAAAGAGCAGAGTTGACAAAAATGCTTAATGGATGTAAAGATGTATTAGACGGACTATATAAAGTAAATTCTGATATAAATAAATCACCTATGAGTGTTAGAATATATAATAGAATGAATATAAAATTAAAAGATAAATATGAACATGATGCAGCTAAAAGAGATTATGACAGGGGCTATAGAGAAATACAAGATGTTCAACAAGGTAAAAAAATAAATGAAGGTGCTGAGATGTTAGTATTAAATGAAAAATATTTCGGTACTAAACCAGTAGAAACATTATATGAATACTGGACAATAATCTATAATAAATTAAGAAGTGATGAAATTGTTGCATTATCACCAACAGACCCAGATTATATAAATTTCAGAGAAGAAGTATGCAAAGTATTTGGATTTGGTAAGTTCTTATTAGATATAGATAATCTTGGAACATTAAATGCTTATACTACAGGAATGAATTTTTCTGAATTAGATTTATTCTTAGATAAAGGAATATTCCTTGTAACTAATGATGGTGTAAAATTGAATCCAAAATTAGATGCACATGGTTATGTTTGTATATATCATCATATGTTTAAATTACTTGAATGTGATGAGTTATTTGCAGTATTCTTGCATGAAATAGGACATAATTTCAATGATGCATTAGTTCAAGTATCTTGTTTACATAAAAGAAAAGCACTTCCTGCATTTCATGAACTATGTACTATGAAACATAAACTTATATTAAGTACAATAAAAAAGGTATTAAAAGGAACAACAGCAACACAAGCTGTTGATATTATGCAAAGAATAACATATTACATATGGGAAGCTATAGGTTCATCATCAATAGTTAATGTTGTTAATAAGATAAAAAATATGTATACAAATATAATGTATTCAGATATAGGTGAAGATAAGAGAGCTGGATTATTGTCATATGTTAGATATTTATATGATGCTCCTATGGCACTTATTAGTACATTAAAATCTTTATTAAATCCAAATGTATGGTATAGTTTTGCTATACAAATACCATTAACATTCTCACAAGATTCTACTAAATACATAAAGTTTTTCGATAAAGAAAATCAAGCAGATAACTTTGCTAGTATGTATGGATTTGGACCAGCACTTTCAACTGGATTAGCTAAATTTGATAAAATTATAATGAAAGTCAATGTTGGATGGGGTCTATTAGAAGGGTGTCAAAGATTACATCATTTAATTAGCAGATTTACTATGTGGTGTCACCCACAAACACCTAATAGATTGATGAATATTCAAAAACACTTAGAATATGAATTAAAAAATAATAAGTATATAGACAAGAATCAAAGAAAACTGTTAGAAGAAAACTTAGCTGCTACTAGAAAAGCAATAGAAGAATATATGGATGTAACATCAGAAGTAGGAAAGATGAGACCTTTAACATATAAAATATATATGCAAATACAAAAAAGATTCATGATGAAAGTATATGAAGAAGCAGCTAATAAAAGAGACTTTGAGTTTGGTTATGATTACTTACAAAAAGAACAAGAAGAATTAAAAGGCGTAAAAGAATGCCTACTTAGAGAAAATGTAGAAACATTATATGATTTAGATAAGATATATAAAGAATAAAAAAATAAAGAGAGTAGATAGGAAATCCTATCTACTCAATCTTTTGTTTTTAATACATTTCTACTACATACTCAGTACTTCCTATATTAAATACTTTCTCACATTTACTCTTACGAGTTAATTCTGGGATATCTTTATATGGTATAGTATAAGTATTCTTATTAGTAGTAACTGTTAATTCTCTATCCTCACTACTATCTATTGGTAATACATTATTTATTTTATCACCTTTTAATAGAGTAGCTAGTGAAGATGTTTTACCATTTCTATCATTGAAAGGTAATGTCTCAACAGATACTTTCTTAATATGACCTTTCTCTGTTATTATAACTAAATGAGAATCATATTTAGTTAATTCTACAATATCCTTTAATTTATCTTTACCTTCTAATGCTAAACCTATAACACCTTTAGCCATTCTACCAACAGTATTGATTGTATTTACATTTATTATTAAACAATCACCATTTTCAGAATATAATAAGTATTTAGGTTCATTATCTCTACAAGCTATTACTTGTACTACAGTATCTTTGTCATTTAATACTATTGACATTAATGCTGTATTTTTAATCGCAGCATACAAATTAATCTCTGATTTCTTGATTAATCCATCTTTAGTGATAAATACAAGATACTTGAAATCATTTTCTATAAGTCTATTTATATTACAAGCAAATACTATAGAATCATTACTATGTAATCCTAATTGGTCTTTAAGATTTGCATTATCACTTATTTTCTCTACTGGTACTCTAAGCATATTACCAGATGAAGTAAATAAATGGATATCATCTTTTCTAGATACTCCATCTATTACACCTACTAGTTTGTCTGCTTTATAATGTTTAATTCTATCAACATCCTCAGAAGTTCTTACTGTACCATCTTTATATACTGCTATTGACATTTCTATTTCTGGTACAATATTATCTGCTTCTTCTGTAGTTAGAACTCTACTTTGTCTAGGTCTACCATATTTTTCTTGTGCTACTTTCAATTCAGATATAATCATCAAATCAATATCTTTAGGATTCTTTCTTAAAGCTATTAAATCTTTTATATCTTTTTCTAATAAATCTTTTTCATCTTGGTATTTTATTATATGTGTCTTATTAAGATTATATAATTGCATACTAGATATTCTCTCTGCTTGTAAGTCAGATATTTTGAAGTACTCCATTAAGAATTGTATAGTACTTTGTTTATCTTTACATTCATCATGTATCCTTCCTATTATTTCTTTAAACTTAGGATGACTAAGCATTTTTATTAATCCATCTAGTATTAATACTCTTGTACTTAAATCCATAATTTTATTATTTATTAATCTGACTTTCATTTCTCTTCTATCTTTTATCCAAGATAGCAATACTGACTTATAGCTATGACTATGCTCATTGAAGTTTCTTATAGTGTTTAGTATTACTTTATAAGAAGATTCAAATTCTGTATGTTTATATAGCTTTTCCATAGCTACATAAGGATTTACACCTTTCTTTAACACTATTATTATTTTAACTACACCATCTTTAGTTTCATTCAACACATCTTTTATGAAATTAAATTCCCCAGATTGCATTAATTCTAATAGTTTAGGTTTTATACTTGTATCATAGTTTACACTGTATGGGATATTATGTACTACTAAACAAGTTTCCTTTTTATTCTTAACTAATAATTCTTCTTCTATTGAGATAGTACTTCTGAATTTAAATGAACCTCTACCAGTATCTACTATTTCTTCAAATTTCTCTTTACCTATTACATCACAACCAGTAGGAGAATCTGGATATAATATTATCTCTTTATTAGGGTCTAACATTAATGCTATTGTAACATTTATTACTTCATTTAAATTATGTGGTGGTATAGAAGACGCTTTAGTGTATCCTATACCAAAACTACCATTTATCAATACTGCTGGATATTTAGATGGTAAATACTCTGGTATTACATAATTCTTATTTGATGCTTCTATAAAGTCTACTACTCTTGGATTGAATTCTGAGAAATAACAATCCCAACAGAATTCACTTAGTTTAGCTTCTATATATCTTCCAGCTCCAGCTCTAAAACCATCTGGAGTACCAAAACTTCCTTGTGGTTGTATTAATGGGTAATTATTTGTCCAAGGTTGACCCATAGCAACTAATGGACCATATGCATCAGCATGTGGGTGGTACTTTTCTGAAACTACTCCTAATATAGCTTGAACTTTTACTGAATTGCTTTTTGGTGTTAATTTCTTATCATTATAACAAGCATAAAGTATTCTTAATTGTACTGGTTTTAAACCATCTAATTCATGAGATGCCATTCTTGCTATATTTATATTAGCACCATAAATTAGCATACCATTAGTACAATCTTCAGTTATCTCTCTATCTATTATTTTATTCATAATTAAGCCCAATCCTTTTCAATTCTTTCTATATTTTGATTATATTTATCTATATACCCATCTACTACTTGCTCTAAAGTGTATCCTAATTTATTACCTATTTCTCCTAATAGTTCAAATACTTTAGTTAGACGAGTTTCTATAGATATGCTTCTCATTAATTTATATTCTGGTATTAGTATATCTTCTGCTTTAGCTTTTTCTTTATTACTTTGTACTTGTGCTATTATAGATATTTCAGATACATGACATCTTACTAAGTCTATAAGAGTTCTTACATCTAAATCGTCACTAATAGCTTTTTCTTTACCTGATATAGTGTCTCTGAATTTATTAGCACAGAATAATTCTTTTATTCTAAATTCTGTATCTAAGTAATCTGCTTCACCTATATAATTAACTAATGTGAAGGTAAAGAATAGTATATCAATAAATTCTAAAAATTCTTTATTTTGGTCATACTGGTGTCTCTTCCATACTTTAAAATTCATAAAACTAGGAAGTTCTCTAGTTAATTCACAAATCTCATCTTGCAATGCATAGCATACATCAGTTATAGTTTTTTGTCTTGGTGACCATCCATCTTTTCTAGTTGATTGTGCTAAATCATCCATTATCTCTTGATATTTGAATAATTGATGAAATTTTACACCTCTTCTTTCCTCTTCTGTAATTTTCTTAAAAATTGGTTTTTCCATAATACTCTCCTTTCAAGTATAAAAAATAATAGGAATATGTGTAATTAGGTTATCTATATTATATGAAGGATTTAAAACGACAGTTTTATTTCATTACACATATTCCAATAATATAATATATAACTAAATACAATTCTAATTGTCTAAATCGTCTTTAGTTATTTTAAAGTCATCCATTAATTTTTTTCTTTCATATATATCTCTAACAGTCTTTCCATGAAGTGCTTTAAATCTTTTTAATGATGCACTTATATCATTAGCTGTTAGTCTTACTAAAATTCTATTTTCTGGATTCATAGTAGTTCTATGTAAATCTACAGGATTCATTTCTGCTAACCCTTTATATCTCTTAATATCATTTGGTTTAAATTCTTCAAACAATTTAAGCATATTGTATAAAGTATAATCTTTACCATTTACTTTAAAATCTAATGAATAATTATTTAAAGATATTAACTCAATAGCTTTATGGAAATATGTAAAGAAGTTTTCACCAAACTCCACATATTGATATTGGTTATCTGAAATACCTTCTATAAATTCAACACCATCATTATTCTTATCTAATTTTAAATATGGGTGTTTTCTTTTTAAGAATTCTTCCTTTTCTTTTGTAGTCATATCTGACAACAATACAGCATCCTCAACCATATCTGGAGTTAATGATAATCTTATAGCTATCTTATCTATCTCATCCTTATAATCTTTATTCATTATTAATAATTCTTTTACTCCATCTGAAGTATAATCCTTACCATTTTTAGAAATAGTGTAGTATTCTGATATTGCTTGTTCTATATAACTTACATATTCATAATATGTAGTTAAATAAACTTCCTTTTTACTATTCTTAGGCACAAATGAATATAATGGTGGTACTGCTCTATATAGATATCCACCAGTAACTATTTCTGGCATATGGATAGTAAAGAATGTACATATCAATGAAGATATTGCCATACCATCAACATCAGCATCAGTCATTATTATTATCTTATCATAATTTAATTTCTTAATATCAAACTTAGGTCCTATATTAGTACCTAATACTTTTACTAATGTTCTTAATTCTTCATTTTCTAATACTTTAGCTAAAGTGTCTTCTATAGTATTCTTTATCTTACCTCTTACAGGGAATATTGCTTGTGATTTAGTATCTCTACAATAACTTGCTGACCCCATAGCTGAATCTCCTTCAACTAAGAATAATTCTTTAGGAATAGAACTATCACCATTAGCTGCTACTAATTTACCATTAGTTCCTAAAAATGTAGATTCATCATCTTTCTCTTTTAGATAAGATGATTTCATTTCCTTTGCTTTATTCTTTACTAGTACAGTGTTTCTAATAAAATCAAATAATGATTTCATATAAGATTTATCTGAATGTACTAGATTTTCCCATTCTTTTTCTATTAAGTCTTTAGATATTTGAATAAATTCTTTTTGTAATACTTTATCTTTTATTTGTCCTTCTAATAATGGTCTAGGGTGTGTACAAACTATAATAGCAACTAAACCTTCTCTAGCATCATTTAAAGTAACATTTAGATTTTTCTTTTCTTTCTCAGATAGGTTATTTGTTACATACTCTTTTGCTAACTTACAGAAAGTATCAACAAATCCATCTACATGATACCCTCCAGATACTGTACTACAGTTATTACAGAATGATAATATATCATATCCAGATATATCTTTACTATAACCAAACAATACTCTATATGAAGTATCTTTATCCCCTTCATAATTAAATTGTTTGAATGGTATAGATGTCTTAACTCCTATCTCTTTAGAGAATTTCTTCATTAATTTTGCTAAACCATTTTCAGATGAGAATGATTTCTTACTCTTTACCTGTCCTTTATGTAATACTGTATAATTTATAACTACAGTCTTTTTAGTTATGTATGCTAATTCTTCTAACATACTTTCTAGCATATCTTCAACATCACCAAATTCTCCTAATATAGTTTTATCTGGTGTGAAAGCTATTCTAGTTCCTGTTTTCTTTTTATCCATATTATCTGGAAATTTAGTAGTAATTAAATCTGTTACAGGTTCACCTTCTTTAAATTGCATTGAATATATTTGTCCATCCCTATAGACTGATACAGCTAATTCTTTAGATACTCCATTAGTAAATTTAATACCAACCCCATGAGCACCTGCTGTTGAACCTTCATATGAAGTATCATCATTGAATGATGATTTCCCTGAAGTATGTAATTCTGTTAATACATTAAGTATTCTTTCTGGTGGGATACCTCTACCATTATCTTCAATTACTACTAAATTTATATCTGGTTCAAATGAAACATCTACAGTTATTATTCTTTTAGATTTCAGTATTTCTGCTGCTGATGCTTCATCTAATGAGTTTTGTACTACTTCTTTAATAGCATGTACAAATCCTTTATCTGACAGAGGACCATACATTTGTGGCACTCTTCTAAGTTTATACATGTCGGTTAATCCGACTTTTATACTGTCCTTATCATAACTCATTTTTCCAACTCCTATAAAAAATAATAAAAGGTAGAGATTTATTACATCTCTACCTTCTAAATTTATTTGCAAATAAATTTAACTATAAGTATACTTAATCTTATTTAGGTACTTTTGCATACTTATTTAAGAATCTACTTACACCATTATCTCCATTTGCATTTCCTTTGAATTTACCGTTCTTAAAGTCAGTAAATCCTTTGTTAGATTTTCCAGCTGTTAATGCTCCTCTGTACACTGGTTCAAGTTGTACTATTAGGTGAGTTGCATGTGCAAATGTCACAGCCGAACTTTCACTTAAATTAGCTAAAGATTTAATTTGTTGAATTGCATTCATTATTGTATCTTTAGCTTTAGCTAAATCCACAGTTGACACAGGAGACATGTCCATTGTTTGTCTACATATTGGGCAATACATTCTTGTACCCATATTCTTACCGTCAACACCTTTAGCTGGAACTAACGCTAGTCTACCGTCTTGATTCATGTGGTCACATAAGTAAACAGCCATTTGCTCATCGCTGATTGATAAGATATTAGCTGTTACTCCTTTTTTACTTAATAAGTATTCCTTTGCTTTTGCTCTAGTATCAATACTAGATGTGATTACTTTTTCTGACATTTCTTGTCCTCCTTAAATTTTAAATGTAATTGAGCTTTTCATATTCTCAATTCACTGATATAATATATATATTAAAACATAGTTAAATTATTAATTAATTTTAATTTTCTTACCTGTATCATAAGGTCCACATATCATAGGTAATTTTTCTTTGTTTCCAAACTGAATTCCTATTTTTAACTCATGTCCAATATACTTATCCTTCTCTTTAGCAAATAAATCTAAATCGGCTGTTTCATATACATTAGTATCACTAGTAACAGTTAATTTAGCTTTAGCTATTTCTACTCCACCAAATATACCAAATACATATATAGTAGTTTCTTTCATTACTTCATCTCTATCTATATATCCAGCATTTGGTGTAGTTAATTTAATTTTATTTCCATCTAATTCAGCAATACATTCAGATGCGAATTTCATAAGATTAGGAATATTATATTGCTTTTGTTCAGGTTGTGGTAATGGTTTATCTAAGTATCTGTTTCTTATAATAACATTACCTAAAGCTAAATCAACATCTTCATCAGGTATACCTAAATCATGTATTAATGTTTTTAAATCGGCTTTTTTCTCTTCTGGGAATATTGCTGTTACTGTAGTTAATGAAGAAATATCTGCAACATCTACTCTTATACCATGTTTATAACCATAGTCACTAATATGATTTTCTGCATTAGTTATAAAGTATATTTCTTCTCCTTTAATAGCATAACATGCATTATTTAATCTATTAACAACTATATTTCCAGATGGTTGCCAAGCAAATGAAACAATATTCTTTTTACCTAGTTTATTTATTATTGCATTTAAAGTTGCTCCTGTCAATTGAACTTCACTCCTTTTCTTTTAGTATTTAATTTATCCTTATGTTTAATAGTATTTATTTCTATACTTTACTAGAATTAGAAACTCTTGTGCTCTAGTAATACCAGTATACAGCCAATTTTTATGAGTTCTACTATCTAGCACTTCTTCTAGTAACAATACTGACTCATACTGAGAACCTTGCGATAAATGACAAGTTATAGCATAAGCGTACTCCATAAGGTTTCCATTATTAAATTTACTTGATATGTTTTTATTCACTGCTTTGCCATTATAAGTATCATATAAGTACTTTAAATCTACTTTTATGTCTGAAAAGAATTTATCTATAAAGTATGGTTTAAAATCCATTTGAAAGCTACTTGAATTCATTCTAGATTTATCTATTGGCTGTTTTACTATGCCTTGTAATCCATTTACCATAAAATAATCATCTATTGATAAATTCCAGTTATTCTTTCTACATATCATTTTCTCATTCATTTGTGGTATTATATCATTATATTGTAACAATTCTTCTCTTACATATCTATTCAAATCATTTCTAGTTCTATTTTTACCACATATAACACCTTCAGCTAATAATATAATTTTATCAGTCAATTCTTCTTTAGAAATAACATAACACCTAGGTCCGTATTTACCTAATGGTATATTTTCATTATTTCTAGCTAGTTCTGATAAGTATATTATAGGGTTACCCTCATTCTGTCTCATTATTTCTGTTAATCTTATATCTGGATTTATTAAGAAACCTGGATTACCAATAACTGGTGGTAATTGGTCTAAATCACCTAAAGCTATTATTGGTATATTGAAAGATAATAAGTCTTGTTTTATTTCTTCAGATACCATTGATGCTTCATCTAATATCATTAGTTTTATATTAGTATTCTCTAACTCTTGTTTCAATTCAAATCTAGGCACTTTGATTACTTTACCTACATTATCTAATTGAAATATTCCATTATCATCTACTAATGGTTTCATAACTAAATCATATATTGTACTATGTATAGTAAATGCTGGTAAACCTTTTTGTCTTAATACTAAAGATGCTTGTCCAGTAAAAGCTATAAATATAACTTCTTGACCCATTTCTAATCCTAATTGTTTTACAATTTCTGATATAATAGTAGTCTTACCAGAACCTGCTGGTCCAGTTATTTCAAATACTTGTGATATTCTATCCTTATACCACTTACAAGCTTTTGAAATTGCTTGTTGTTGACCATTATTAAGTATCATTTATTTCACCTCACATATTTAGTATTGAATAGTTCCTATAAATATCGTATTCTACAACTTATAAATAATCAAATCAATTAGTAAAATATAGTGTTTAGCTATATTTTGAAAGGAGAAAAATAAATGAATAATGTACTAATAGAGTCATGTGATAGTTATTTAAGTGAATCTTTAAATACTATTATACATGAATCTGATGATGACTCAAATAAAAAGTCTTTTTTACAAAAGATAAAAGATTTCTTTAAAAGAATATGGGATTGGATAAGAAATATATTTTATAAACTTATTGGAAAATCTATAGATAAAGCTAAAAGACTAGAAGAAAAATTAAAAGATTCTAAAGAACCAACAGACAAAAGATTAAAAGATATATTCGATACATATAATAAATGTATAAAAGATGATGGTATAGATTTTCTATCCAAATTAGCAAATAAAATGGACACTGATGATTATGGTTTCTGGGAACAAGAGTTAGAAGAAATAGAAGAACACCAAGAATATTATGATAAAAAGGAACCAGTATTAAAAGAACAGATTAAGAGCTGGAATATTAAATTAAATAATAGTAATGACTTAAAAGAAGCTATAAAAATACTAGATACTACCAATGCTAGAATTAAAGTTCTAGAAAAGAAAACTTCTGATATTATAAATAAATTACAAAAAAGTGAAATTGAAGAAATAAAATTCAGTGGTGAGGTATTCAAGAAAGCAGCATCTTATACTATAAATATGTATAAGAATATGGTGATAAATATAAATACAATAATGGATAACACATTGTAACGGAGGATGAAATATGAATAAAGTACTAATAGAATCATGTAGTGATTTTCTATATGAGAGATTCACATTTGATAATATTAATGAAAGCATCTTAACAGATGTTGCTTCATTACAGAATTATAAAGCAATAATAGAAAAAATAAAAACATTTTTCCAAAAAATAAAAAATTGGATTTTAAAAATATGGGGATACATTAAAAGATTATTTGTTAAAAATCCGAATAAAGAAAAAATGATAAAAGAACTGATAGATGAATTAAAGCGTGAAAACTTTTTTGGTGCTAGAGAAGAGACAGATAATTTCAAAATACTGACATCATACTATTATGCATATTCTGGAAAGAGTGATTCAGTTGAATCTAGTAGTTCTACTTTAATGTGGTTATCACCTGATGACATTTTTTATGGTATAGACCGTAGTATAGATAAAATACCAGTAGATGCATATGATAGCGACTCTGCTAATATGTATATAAACCATGGTGAAGAGAACTATTATAGAGATATATCTAAATTTAAAGATCTAGTTAATAAATTAAAATCTTCTAAGATAATACTTATATCAGATTATGATTTTGATAAAATAAAAGAATTTCAAAAAAATAATGAGGTCATAATAAAAAGATTACATGAAACAAATGAAAAAGCTAAAAAGAGATTAGAAGAATTTATGAATAATCCTAAATTTTCTGATGAAATAAAACAACAAGTGAATTCTTTAACTTTAACTAAAATATCAGATACTACTAATATAGTTATGGATTTACTGAAATATGCTACAGTAGATAAAATATATAATGATAGTATAGAGGTATTGGGTGAAGTTGTTAGAAAAATAAAAGATAGAAGGATGCTTAGGAGGTAAGTATGAAAAATATATTAATAGAATCATGTAGTGATTTTATAAATTCAGATATAAATGAATCATATAAAATCATTAAAGAAGGAATGTTTGATTCAAGTGAATCATTCTGGAAAAAAATTACAGATTTTATTAAAAAAGTAGTATTGTGGATAAGAACTAAAATACTAACTTTATTTGGTAAATTTGACAAAAACATCAAGACTTTCAAATTATTATTAAAAGATAGCGAGTTATCTTCTAATGTTTATTCAGAAAATATAGTGGCTAAATTATCTATTGAGGTGCATGCTATAAATGAAGATATATCTCTATTAGATAATGCAGTAACTGAAAATAAAGAAGGGTACATTGAAGGTAAGCTACTTGGAATAAAAAGAAGTAGTAAAGAATATGATATGAATATGGATATTATTAAAAAGAATCTAGAAAATGCAAATTTAAGAAATTATAAAAACTGTATAACAGTAGAAAAATTTCTTGCTGATTCTGAAAATACAATAAAAACATTAACTAGTAAGCTTAATAGTGTAACTTCTACATATAGAAATATAACACAAGAACAAGCTGAACTTATAACAGAATTTTTAAATATCTGTATGGCTAGAATTAAAGATGGTGTCACATGTGTGAATACTATTATGGCAAATACACCATTAGTACCTTGGCATAAAAGAACTGATAAAAATGATTAAGAGGAGGAATAATAATATGCAAAATATATTAATAGAATCATGCGATAGTTATTTACATGAATCTGGATATTTCAATATACCACTACTTGAAGCAGATGGTGATGAAAAGAAAGAAGGAATAATAACAAGATTTAAAAATTGAATAAAGAAAATCTATGAATACATAAAAGAAAAAGTTATTCTTTTATGGAGAAAAATAAAAAGAAAATTAACTGGAGATTTAGGTTCTTTAAAAAGACATCTTTTATTAAAAGGTGCTTTTACTGATAGAAGAAGAATTACTGTTGAGATATATTCAAAGCTAGATGATTATTTGAATAAAATAGAAACTGCATTTAATGACTATGATAAAATATCTAAAGAAATATTTACTAATGAAACTGTAATAGAAGATTCTGAAGAAGATAAGTACTTAAGTGCTTTTAAAGAAATGGATGCACAATATGAAGAATTGAAAGACATAATAAATGGAAATCTTCCAGACTTTGTTATACTAACTAAAAAGGATATGTCTGATTACGAGAAATTCTTAAATAAGACTGATAAGTTAGTATATAGAAGCGAAAAGATAATAAAAGATATGTCTAACAATGCTAACAAAGTAACTGACAACTCAAATGCTAAAGCTTTAACTGATGGTATAAATAAATTAATAAAATCAATTAATAGAACTATTTCAGTATTAAATAGAGATGTTATTGCTAGAAGTCTATCTGCAATAAAACAAGGTGGTGGTATAGTATTTTTTGATAAAGATACTAAAGGTTTCGATGATGGTGAAGAAGATTAATAATAAATAAAAGGAGAGTGAATTCAGCTATATGGCAGGAATGAATAAAGGTGCAGAAAAACCTAAGTTGGAGTGTGTTGATTCTTTTTATTTAGCTGAAGACACACTCATCACAGCTAGAGAATATTTAGTATATATACCAAAACTAATGTCTGGTATATCATTTGGAAATACTGATTCAACAGATGAAGAAATTTCCAATCAACCGAAAAATGAAAATTCTGGAGTATCTTCTAATATATCTATACAAGGTGCAGTTAGGGTTAAAAATATGACTGACTATAGACTGTATCATGAAGGTACTGTAGAAATAGAAAAAGTTAAATTTAAAGTAGATGAAGTTAGTGGACCTATAGCAAATGTTGGTAAATGGCCTATGCCACCAAAACCAGAATATACTATAGGGAAACTAACTGGGGAAGTAATTAAAATAGATATGCTGAACCAAGTAATAATGCCAAAAGGCACTAGAGTTATTGGTGTTGCAGTAGGTGGCAATGCTGATGATTTAGGTGTCATACATATACCTGGTGCAGTAAAATTATCAGACTAAAGGAATGATTATAATGAAAAATTTAGTACATGAAGCATGTAGAATAGTATTAGAAAATACTAAAAAAGAAAAACGCTCATTCTTTTTCTTATCATTTAAGAATGAAGATGGTAATACACTAACACCAAGAATACCAGATTGTGATTATACTAGATTAGATTTAGAAGATAATACAACAAATAGGGTATGTGTTAGTACTAGAATAGCAGGTTCAATATCTGGAATAGCAGGGAATCAGGACATGACTGGTGCTATATTTTATGTACATGAAATAATAAGTGATAATTGGGTTAAACCAACTAAAGACCAAGTACCAGATGCACATATAACAGATGAATATTGGATATTAGAGCCAGTTAAACCAAAGAAACTTTATAAAATAAAAGTAACTAAGAAAATTGGTGAGATAAAATACACATTAAAAAATGGATATGTTCAAGTATCCTGTCAATTTGAATATAAGAAAATATCTTAATTATTATATCCCTCTATTACTTTATTATGGTAATAGAGGAAAATTATGGAGGATAATATGGGTATATTAATAGAATCTTGTAATGAGTATTTATATGAGAATATTGTAAGTACAATACCATTATATGAAGCAGATGGAAATAAAGATAAAAAATCTTTTTGGCAAAAGATAAAAGATTTCTTTAGAAGAATATGGAATTGGATAAAAGATAAAGTAAGAAAAATATTTGGTAAGAAAAAGAAAGATGATAAAGAGAAATCTAAAAGTCTTAAAGAGCTATTAAAAGATAGTAAAAGACCAACAGACCCTAACTTCAAAACATTTATTGATGGAATAAAAGATGGATTAGACCAAGGCGAAAGAATGTTTGATTACTATGGAGATCTAAAGAAAGATGATGATGATACAAGAGAGAAGTTGAATAAAGAATTAACAGAAATGATTAGTAATTATGGTGAAGAGGTGAATGACACTTTAAATTTCACTTTAAATAATGAACAAGACTTAGAAGACTATGACTGGGCTTTAGACCAAATAGATAAAGAAATAGATAAAGTAGAAAAATCTATTAAAGTTTTAGAGGATGCTATAGGTAAACATATACCAGAAGCTAATGCACAATTAGTAACTAAACTTGGTGATGCTTTTACAAAATATTTAGCACAGCTATTAAGAAGTATGAGTACATCATTAATAGAAAGATCAATAAAAGCAGCTGAAGAGTATAATAATGGAAAATAAATACAAATTAATACAAAAAAGGAGGGCTTAAATGGCTAGTATATTAATAGAATCTTGTGACGATTTTCTATATGAGAGTATTAACAAAGTATTGATAGAAGCTGGATACTCAGATGGAGAAGAGTCAGGAGATCAAAATAAAGATAAGACCCTATGGGGAAAAATAAAGAAATTCTTTATGCAACTATTAGCTGTTCTTAAAAATACTGTATATGGTATAATTGGTAAATCTAAGAATTTATTAAATAATAGTGAACTAAAAGAAAAATTATCAGGAAATAGTAAACCAACAGACCCTGAATATAAATATTTTATGGATACTGCATCTAATATATGGGAAGGAAATCTTGAATTATTGAATAAAGTCTCATCAGAAATTTTGTCATCAAAAATAGATTACAATAAGATGGATGAACATAGTGAAAAGTTAGATAAAGCTATGACATTATCGAACAAAAACCTTAAACTAGATGAGGATAATGATAGTGCTAGACTAAAGTTTAATAATATAAGTGACTTAAATACTGCTATAAAACTATTATCTGAAATAGATAAAGGTATTAAAAAAGCAGAAGAAGTAACAAAGAAAGTATTAAATAAGATGCAATCATATAATAATAGTGATATAAAATATATTAATATATTTAAGAAATTATCAGTATATGTTATAGGTTCTGGAAAGCATCTTATAAGAGTAATAAATAGAATAAAAGCAGCAGAATAAGGAGGATATTTATGGGAATTTTAATAGAATCATATAGTGAATATTTACACGAAGGGATGATGAAATCAATACCTTTATGTGAAGCAGATGAGAATAAAGATAAGAAATCTTTCTTTCAAAAAATAAAAGATTTCTTTAGAAAAATATGGCAATGGATTAAGGATAAAGTTATGACTCTTTTTCGTATGAAGAAGAAATCAGCTGAAGATAAATTAGCAACATTGAAAGAACTATTAAAAGATAGTAAAAGACCATCTTCACCTAATTTTGAAAAATGGTGTGAAAGAGTTAAAGATGGGTTCTTTTCAAAAAGTATAGAACAAACTATCAAATATCTTTCAAATGATGATGATAGTAGTAGAGCTAGAATAGAAAATGAAATAGAAAAAGCAGAACAAATTCTTGATATGACACCTGGTGATGCAATTGGTAATAGTGAGGATAGTATAATTTTAAGAAATTTAAATGATGTGAAGATGTATGAGGAAATTATAAAAAACATTGATGATGAAATAAAAGAACTTGAAAAAACAATAAAGAAATTAGCTGACAATGTGGATAAAACTATACCAGAAGCCAATATGAATTTATTGAAAAGATATTCTAATATAATACCTAAAGCTATATCTAGGATGTCTAGTGTGATAAAAGAGTGGATATTAGTTGACTCAATAAAAGTAGCAAAAGCCAATAAAGAGTAAAGAAGTGTGATATATTATGAATAGTACTAGAATAGAACAAGCATATGATATTAATCAAATGATTAAAGAAGGTAAAGACACTGAATTAACCTATGCTACTAGTAGTATTATAGCAGGTAATGAAAATATTTCATTTACTTATAGAAATATCTATGATGAATTTATTCCAGTATTAAAAGATAAATCAATAGAAACTGAATTAGATGAGGATAATTTAATTAAGTTTAAATATAATCCTCATCTATTAGCATATGTATTATATGGTACTACTGATTTATGGTTCTTATTATTGAGAATAAATAATATGACTAGAGTAACACAATTTGACAAGAAAAAAATAAAAATCATACATCCAGATGATATGAAATTAATAAATGATATATTTATAATTCGTGAAGAGAGAACAAAAAAATTTCAATGTTTTGAAAAAGAATGTGAGTAACCTTAATTGGTTACTCACATTTCTTATTTCTTTTAATATGCTGGGAACATTCTAGCTCCGACTAGATTTTCTCTAGTATAATAATACAGGTTAGATTTATCTGGGATTTCATCTACTTCTATTTCAAAATAAATTTCCTTAGCACCTTCATCTCTGAAGAATAGGTAGCTATTTACATCTTCTTTACCAAAATCATTTTTATAGTTAGTCATAAATCCTAAATCTTTCATAACTTTAGCCCATTTCATAATTAATGGTTCGTGATAATACATACCTCTACCCATGTAAATGTTTAATCTAATATTTTTAGTATTTGTTGCTCTTTCTATCTTATGATAGAATTCTAGTTGTCTAGAGATGTTTCTATTAAGTTCTTTTATTATATTATCATAATATTGATTCCCTCTTGTAGTATCATAAGCAATACCCTTTAATAATATAATAGCATTTTGTTCTTCTAAGAATTTAACACTTTTAATACTTTTAACTTCATCTTCATTTAATAATCTTAATCCTAATAAACTTATAAATCTTTTCATAATTAAATACCTCCATAATTTATTTATATTTTTATTCTTTACTCCTAATATAATATATAAGAAAAAAAAAACAAAATTACATTAGTTTGAGAGTTAGTAGGTATCTACTAACTCTCTTCATATTTATTGAGTACATTCATTTCTTTTATTTATTTTAGCTAATTCATCTATATATCCATAGAAACTACGCACATCTAAACACATTTTAGCTAATTCATCTGTACTATAATTAAAAGCATCATCCACAGCTATTCTATGTGTATCTATTAATACTTGTTGTAAATGTCTTCTAGGTATTTTTATTTTCATACCTGACACTCTATCCTCTACAATAAATCTAGCATATTTATTTCTTTTTATATGCATATGCCACCATCCTTATTTTGTATTTTATTAATATATTGGAATATGTGTGGTTATATTATCTTTAGGACCAATCAATGGTTTGAAATATATTATATGAATATATGTCTCATTTTCAATTCCGTCAACATACACTTTATATTTATCATCATCCCACTTAGCCATTTCTCTATAAAAAGCATAATAATATTCACTTGTTTCTCTCCCAACTAATTTAACCACAGCATGTATAAAATCAGTTATCTGTTTAGGTTCTTCTATATGTATACCTTTCTCTTTAATATATTCAGAATAAGCATAATGTGGAACGAAAGTAATATCATTTTTAAATATAGTTAAACTAAGATTAGCTATAGCTTCATTTATTTTACTAGTTATGTAATCTGGTGTATTCTCATATTCATCAGATTTTACTTTATTTATAAACTCATCGTTTAATCTTTTTTCTATTTCTCTAAACTTTTTTATTCCTTCTCTTATATAATTTTCCATTTCTTCAGTCATACAATTGTTTTCATATATTTTATTTTCTGATGGGTCTCTGTCTCTTTCAAATACTAATACAAATATTATAGAATCTCTATTAAGTAAATGACTATCACATTTAACTAATTCCCATCCATTAACTTCCCTTTCATTATCTATTAAACATTTTAAAGTAAGATCCAAATTTCCTACATATGGAATATTATAAGTTCTAGTTATTATTTTACTTTCTTTCATTTTACATCCCTCTCTTTTGTAAATGGTTTGAAATAGATTACTTTAATTGTAGTAGTACTCTTTTCTATTGATGTTCTTACTATATATTTATCGTTATCGTATTTTAACAATTCACCATAAGTAATAAACCCTCTTACATTATCATCAACACAAGCTATAGTTATTGTACCTATAATTGCATCTGTTGCTGGTATTGGTTTTGGAATAGCATATTTATTCTTATTATTTTCAATCCAATCATGAATACTAGTCATACCTATATCTTCATAATTTCTAGTTACATTAATATAATATCTATGTTTATAATCCTCTATCATATATTTAATATAGTTAGGAGCTTTAGGATACTCTGTTTTTATAAGTTGCTTAAACTCATCATCTCCACTAGTATCTATTACTGTTCTTTTATATGTTACTTGTTCATCGCATTTTCTTTCATTTTTACACCCATAAATATGTGGTATTAGGTCAGCTATTGCATTATTTTCATCTACAGTATCACATTTTTCAAATATCATAGTATAGATAATTTCAGAACTATCATTACAAAATACTGGAGTACAACTAATAATACTCCAGCCATTTTTACTCTCTGAACTAATTATTTCATTGATACGAGCGTCATATATTTCTATTAGTCCATCAGATGTGATACATTCACTTTTAGTAAATACACAACTCACTACTTTTCTTTCTCTCATTTTATTTCCCCCTAATCATTTTTTCTAATAAATATCTAGTTAATATATTTATACATTCTCTGTTTATAATATAATCCTTATCCACATCTATTTGATAAAACAGACATTTTTCATATTTATCTATCAATTTATTTAATATATCATTGATAGTACCACCTATACTAAGTCTAGATAGTTCCATATTATTATAATTTGTTTTGTCATCATTATATGATTTACAATACTTATTAAATCTAGATTCATAATAATCTCTAATTTTATATGCTACCTCATAATAATCATATTGGTTCACTATACCAAATAATCTCAATAGCTGTAGAGATGGTACACTACCTAATATCTCATTATTAAAATATTTATCTTTCTTGAATACATCTCTAAGAGTATTTATATCTGAGATAATTTCTTCCTTTTCAATAATATACCTATGATTATCACTATCACTTAATATACATTGCTCTCTTAGACTGTCTTCTACTGCTCTTCTTACATCAGAATATTCCATTTTTAAATACCTCCATTTTTTATTAATAATTATCTTATTATTATATATTTTACTATATAGAAATGACCAACCTTAATAGGATTCTTTCTTAATGATACATATGGACACTTTAAATGAATATCTTCAGCTGTCATATAACCTAATAAGAATAAATCATCTGAGATCATATAATTCTCAGAATAAGTGTATTTAGAGTTACCGATATCATGTATATTATCTTTATTGACATTAGGTTCCTTTGCTAATAGTTCTAGTGCTTCATCTGATGATAAATTTTGTTTCACAATCCCTGTAGAACTTACTACTTTATATTTAGGTACGATCTTCAAAAATTCAGATACTACTATAGTTGAGAATAGTGAAATGTCGTCATCATATTTTAATTTTTCCATATATTCATTATAGTATAAATATATATTAGCTTTTTCATTATTTGATAAATCATTTAATTTTTCCATAATTTTAGTATTGCATTTAGCTATACTAAAATCACTGTTACCTGAATTTGTAGCTGCTTCTTGCATTGATTTCAATAATGGTTCAACACACATACATGCTTCTTTTAAAATACTCAATACTTTCCCATCAATGTTTTCCATAATTTAATACCTCCATTTATTTATTAATTTTAAAATAAATATTTTCACCATTATTATAAACCACACTCACCATAAGTTTAGCTATATCCATCACATCTATATATTCACATAGAACTAGATTTACAAATACTGTGAACTCGCCTTCAAATATTCTATCTTCAATATTATTTAAAAATAGATCTCTACTATCTTTTGTAAATTCCACAGTGTAGATGGTATCTGGTCTATTAAATTCTATTACTATCCTACATGATTTTATATTTATATCTGAAAAATCAACCATCTCATATAAATTAAAAAACTTAGTCTTATTAATCAAATAGTCTATGAAAAATATTTTCTTATTTAAATAATTAATTAAGTCTTTCGATAGATTGATTTTACTAAATTCATTTAAATCATCCTCACAGTTCTTTTTCAATTGCATAGCCACCATAATTCTTTTTTCTTTAGTCATTTAAAAAACCTCCTTAATATTTCTTTCAAATAATAAATTAAATACAATAGCATATTTAGAATCTGTTATCCTATAACTAGAGTTATTCATATGCCAATCCTTCATATTCTCTTCTTTAATGAGTTCATTTATATTATCTTTACATTTTTCTATGTATGTATCTTTATCAGTTACAAAAGAATTAATAAATGTTCTTATTAGCGTTTTATGTTGTCTTATAAAACTCTCTTCCTTAAATTTGATATATTCTACATAATATGTTACATATGTTCCTTGTAACGATTCCCAATAAAACCTATGTTCATAAACACTTAGTACTTTGCATCCATCTTGTTTTAATTTATTTATTTCTAAATTTATTCCTAAAATATCGTATAAAGGATATGTATATGTAGTATGTATAACTTCATAATTAGATTCCCATATATCCTGATATAGTAATCCTATTTTATCATAACATGGTATATACATCTAATACCTCCATTTTATTATAATTCAACAAATTTACTGAATGAACTGTCAGCATCTTTGTCATATTGCTTTTGTATTTCTAATTCTTTTCTTTCTACTACATTATTTCTTTTCCCACCAGATACTTGTTTATTATCTAAATCATTTATAGAAGTCTTCATAGTTAATAATCCTAAAGGCTTCTCATCATTTATATCTTCCATTAAATAGAATTCTCTTTCTGGGTCAAATGGTTGAGCAAAGTATGTAACTGTAGGATTTAAGTATCTTGCTTTTATATTTTTAAATACTAAAAACCCTTTATCTAATACATCATGATACTCTTTATTTATTACTGTAGCCCAGTCAAATTCTTCTATCATTCCCCAAGATTCTCCTACATTTGCTTTCCCTAACATTCTAGTCACATCTGCTTTTGTAGCTGAACCTGAACTATCAATAGTTTTAGCTGCTTCCCTATTTAATTGAGCAACCGTTATTATTGGTATTCTTAATTCATTTGCTATTGTTTTCATTTCAGTAACAATATCACTCATTTGATATCTTACTTCTCCTCTATTGTCTACTGGCTTCATAGTTTTAATATAGTCATGTATAATAGCAATTATCTCATAACCTTGGTTTAAATATTTAAAATATAGAGTTCTAAATATATTAGTATTTACACTCTTGGGTGCTATATACTTTATCTTTATATTTATATTACTACCTTTATCATTTAACCCATATTCATCTAATCTATTTAATACTTCTTCTGTTTTATAGTTAGCCATATCTTCAGCTGTTATACATGAGAATACTCTTTCAATAGTTTCAGCAGCACTGTTTTCTTGTGTAATATATAATATAGTAGGAATTAAACCATTCTTAGAAGTATAATTATTATTCATCTTCATACTAACTAATAGATTTATCAATAATCCAGATTTAAATCCACCTGTTAATCCTAATATACCATACACTCTAGATTTATTAAATCCCCCACCAAGCATATCATTTAAGTATTGATATCCCGTCTTTAATTTGAATTCTTTTTTCGATTTTTCTTTAATAATATTATCTATATTTTCTTCTTTATCTAATTTATTAAATAAATCAAATTCTCTTTCTGTATTATTAGTCAATTGTACAGTTAATATATCTTTACTAGCTGCTGTTGTTAAACTTTCAAATTTCTCATTTATATCATCTATATTATTATATGTATCATCTGATAATAATGTATTTAATTCTAATATATCATCTCTATATTTGTATACATAAGAATACTTCAGATTTTTAATGATTAATTTCTTAATGTATAATATTTCACTTTCATCTAATTGTGAGTCTTCATCATCTATCATTGGTATTATTTGGTCTTCTAATACTTCTAATGATAACTCATTCATATTTTCTTTACAGTAATCTAATAATAGAAATTTCTTATGTATTCTATCATCTATTTTTGCTTTTAATACTGATATTATGAATATCATTCTAGCATACAAATTAACATCGTTCTTATATATATCTATCTTTATATTATTTATTAATGATTGTAAATCTATTAAATCTGCTTTTGTTACATTTATATTATTCTCTAACATTACATACATAATAAACATGTCTAATGTATTTAAATCGAATTTAATACTAATTTTGTTATTATCTTTCATAAAGAAAACTCCTTAATTTTAATTTATTTTTGAGTTCATTAATATCTAACTTTATATAAATTAAGAGTATTTAACCAGATATAGTTTACTACTATATCTGGTTCTATTTTAATACCATTTACTTCTATCAATAAATTGATAATAACAATTCTCTGAAATATATTTAGGATAACCTATTTTGTGTATATCCATTTTTCTTTTTAATTCTTTTAATGCTATTCTCTTCCTTCTTTTCATTATTTCTACTCCTCATTATTTATATACTTATCTACATCTTCTTTTGTAATACTTCTATCAAAAGATAATTTAGCAAATTGTACCATTTGCTCATTTAATGGAGTCCCATCTAATAAGAATTTATATTCTTCACTTATCTTATCTATGTCATCTTCCTCATCTTTCAATTCTTGTATTCTTTTCTTTTGTACATTTAATCTAATAGATATACTTTTATTATTTTGATAGTATTCTCTTAGTAATAATAAATTTGCTTGGAATGTATCATCTTTTACATCTTGGTCTATATCTATTCTTAAGTAATCACAATTGAATTTTTCTTTTATTATTTCAATATTCTTAATCATAGTCTTTACATCCATATCTTTAAAAGAATCATTTATCTTAAATACTTTATATACTTTAGCATATTTATTATTTTTAAAATGTAATATTGAATTATTAGTAGTAGTATCATACCCTAATACACAATAACCTTTATCTGCCTCTTCACCATGAGCAGACCTGCTTAAAGAACCTACATAATATATGTAATCATCTATCTTCATGTGTTTATGTATGTGTCCTCCTATACATAATCCTTTACAACAATTCTTAAAATCATTTATTAAGAACACTGGTGCTTTAGGTAAATGTATTTCACTAGTACTTTCTTTTATTATAGGTATAGCTGTTTCAAATAATCCATGAAATACTACTAAATCGTATTCTTTTTCTTTATTCATATATTCTTTATAATACTCATATTTATCTGTAATATATTCTTCAGGAACATACAAAACTTTACAATTAGGATATAATAACTCATCTGTTACAGATTCTATATATCTATAATCTATTAATTCAGAAATAAAATTAAAAGATTCTAATTGATTATTATCATGTGATTTAGTTCCTTTTATTATTCTTAATTTAGCATTATGAGATTTACAGATTTCTACTATTTGCATTATAAAAAATAATCCATATTTAGTTTCTTGTGATTCTAATGAATAAGCAGCGTGAAAATAATCTCCAGCAATGAAGATTGTATCAATATTTTTCATACTGTTTATTTCTGTTAGAATATGTGATAACTCTTTAGCATAGTGCTCAGCTGGATCATATTGTCCTATGTGTATATCAGCTAAGACTACAAATATATATTGGTCTTTCATTAGTTCTCCTTACTATTTTTCTTATCTTGTTTAAATATTTCTTCTACTTTACTATAATTATAATATATATCTAATAACGAATTAAAAATATTTAAATACCCTAATGTCTTTAGTTTCTTAATATCATACTCTAAATATTCGTAATCTAATTTATATTTATCTTGTCTTAATATTGCTACTCTAGTTATCTTAATTCCTTTTTCTTTTAATAGATTATAATATGCCATTAATTGTATATAATAATCTACTGATATTTCTCTAGATGTTTTAAAATCTATTATAGTAGGCTGACCATTTAATTCACATATAAAATCTATAGTACCTGCGTATTTTTCTCCTATTACTGTATATTCATTGTACAATGGTTTTATATTCTCATAATTATCATCATACCATCTTTTAAAATTCTTAAATGAATTTAATGCTACTACTTTATAATCATAATGTATTGTACTTCTTTTATATTCTTCAGCTACTGCTAAAGTACTTCTATTTGAAGTTATATATATTTCATTTAATTTATGTGTAAGAGTTCCTATATCAGTATACATAGAACTCACATCATCATATTTTTCTCCTTTTAATCCTAAACTATTCGCCCATTTTATTAAATATGGTTTATTTAATAATCCTATTAATTCTGTTACTGATGGTATACCTATACCATTGTCATTGTAATATCTATATTCTTTAGTTCTCATCTATATAATTACTCCTCTTCTGTTTATTATTCATTTCCTATCTCCCAAAACAATTAATTAAAATCATTAAAAGTAAAGGAGAAACAGACAATGAATATTAATATTATTAATAGGTTAATAAAAGAATTAAATAAAAATAATTTCAATTTCAGAAAGCTAACTGAGTCTTTAAATGATGAAGAAATCAATGATATTGAAAAGAACTTTGAAGATTTAGATGAAGCATATAAGATACCTATAGCTAATTTATTAGAAAGTACTAATAAATTTGAAGATAATATATTCTCTGAAAATAGTCAATATAAATTCAAAGAATATTTAAAAGAAGACACTTCTCCTGTTAATATGACATTACCTAAAATATCTGAATTAGAATTATATAAAATGGCTAATAAAGCTACTAATAATGATTTAGAAAATAGAATAGTTGATTTATTGACAAAAGGTAAATTATTAACACAAGAAGACTTAGAAGAACACTTAGTGATTATGAAGTCATATAAATTCCATGCTAAAGATATTATAATGGAATTATATAATAAAGGTGCTATAAAATTAAAGATAAATTCTCCAAAGAAAATACAATTAAACCCATATGTATTAGTAGTGCCTATACAAGAAACAACTGGAACTACATCATATGTTAATATGAGCAATTTGATGTATTTTAATAATAAAATGGAATTATCTAAGACATCTACTATAAATGTATTTATGAGTATGTGCTTTGGATATATCTTTATAAGAATGTATAATAAATTTAAAGATTTAAAATACAACTATAAATTCTTAGAAGACGGTGCAATGTGTTATGCTAAATTAGTATGTACTATATTCTCTAGACTATGTAATCTAAACTTAGTAAGAGAAGACTACAATGATGTGATATACTTATCTGCTAAATTCTTCTTAAGATACATGTGTAAGAATACTGTAGATGTAGCTAATGAAAAGATAGCTATTAAACTAAGTGAAATAACTGATGATAGAATTCAAAGATATGCTGGTGTTAGTTATGATAACTTATTTGAATTTTATGATAGTATGATTAAATCAGTACCATCATTAGCTAAGACTAATACCAGAGATTTTATAAATCAATGGATTAAAATGTATGGAACAAACTCATTATTTGCTATTGAGTATTTACCAGCATTTGGTTGTATGATGTATTCTACTTCATTGAAAGTATATTTAATGAATGTAATAGCTATACAAAATGCAACAGGAAAAACAGGAGATATATTCGCTAATGATGTAATATCTCTATAGGAGGTGTAATTGAACCCTTGATTACAGATATAACTAAATTAAAGAAAATAGAACAAGAAATTGTTGATAAATATAGAAGTAGTATACTAGAAAACTATAATCATTGGTTTAGTATATTTAATATCCATAAAAGTCTATGTTTAACCGTAGACTCACATATTATGGCTAATTATGAAACTAAACCAGAACCAGGTAAATCTTTATACTGCTTCAAAGTAAATGTATTAAATAATACTAATAAATTAAGATACTATAAAAACAGTAAAGTCTATGGTAGATTAACTCCATTAAAAGAATTAAGAGACTTAGGATTTTGTAATCTAGTTATATTCTTTGATGGTATAAAAATAGATGACGATACTAGATGCATCTTAACTAATGATATGATATTAATAGAGTATGCTGAGAAATTACAGTTTGATACTACTATAATATCTTTCCATGAAAGATTTCTAACATTCTATGGAAATGAGATAGAGGAATTAAAATATGTACCAGGAGTAAATAAAAGTAATTGCTTATATATTACTAATGGTAAGGTTAATGACAATCTATTTGAAGATTTGAATGATAACTCATTGGCTATATTCTGTTACTTCATAGAAATACAAGATATAGTTAATAAAACACAATTAATACAATATAATAATGTATCTGGTTCAGTAGGTAGTAATGTATTATTATTCAATGATAATACACTAGACCAAAGAAAGATAACTAATATTAGATTTAACCATATAAATTCAAATATATTGAAAGCTAGTAGTGAAGTAAGTGGTAAGTTAGTTTTATTTAAAAATAGAATAACAACTAACAGATTACTAGATACTTTATATATGAGAAGATATATAGAAAAATTTGATATTCGTAATGAGATAATACAAAATGCATTACCAGATACATTGAAAAACTATAAGTGTTTAAATATAACTAAAGATTCTAAATTAGTTGATTTAGTAAACCAGGACAAAGATTATTATGAAGAATTTCTAGATAGGATTACTACTAGGTCTTTTATATTCTATTATGATAACTTACCAGAAGAGTTTAAAGATGTTCCAAACACATATAGATTTGCTGAAGTAGATACGGCATATAATAAATTCTATAAGAACTTCTTTATGTTTTCATTTCCTTCTGTAGGAGAATTTAATCTATTCTATAATGGTAAATTAGTTTTAAATCACGGAGCACAATATCATGTAACTAATAAAGTTACTTACTGCTATTTATCTAAAGAAATATTCCCTGATTATAAAACTGCTATTATAGAAGTACAAGTCACTGATAATTATCCAGAATATGTCAGATATAAAAAAGAATTCTATATGGATGATGATTGTCTATTTGGATTACAAGACTATCCAGGAATACAACAAGACACAGATTTGAAAAAATTAAGAATTTATCATAACGGTATACTAACTAATGTAGAAGATTACTGGTTATTTAAGAAGAGAAATACATTAAAACATAATTATTTAGCTTACAGAAATAAATTATATAAAGGTGATATGATATTTGTAGAATATTATAATGAACCTATAAAATGGATATTTGATGAGAAGAAGTTAGATGATAATGTAATAGAACTGACTAATATAAAATACCCTTTATGTATAAAATACTATGATTTCTATGTGGATGGTATTAAAAGATACGACCTAGTAAGAATTACTAATAATAAAGTAGTTTTCAGAAATAATAAAGATTTAATCAATGTAAAGATAGCTCTAAAACCAGAGTACTATTTTGAATCTTTACCATATAACTTTAATATCTATGAAGATGCTTTTGATTACTGGGCTAATATAGTTAGAGATAAGAATGATAATAGCTTATTCTACATAAAGAAACTAAATGAATATGATTTGAATAATCTTAATTTCAAAGATAAGAATACAGATACACAAATAAAGTATTACATAGTATATAAACTATTCATACAATACTTTACAGTAAGAGCTGGTGAAGCTATGGTTGAAGAAGAAATGATTGAAGGATTGAAAGAGTTATTTTATCCAAATCCTTTAAATCCTACTAATGGTACAACAACTCTAACTTTAAATGCTGAGTTATTTCAATTAGGAGATTTCCATATAGCAAATAAAGAAAGAAAATATTTTGATGGGATATTACCATCTATACTAAGAAAAACAACACATGCTACTGTAGATGCTAGTGTCTTTATGAGTAATTTAGACACTAATAAACACAATACAGCATGGGAAGATAATGATTATCACACTAAACTATTAGGTGGTTATGATGTTATATTAATGGATGCTAGTTTTGAATATATGCATAATGATTTCAATGAGTATCCAGATACTAGAATGATCATACCTAATGATTTAATATTAGGTGATGATTATATGCAATATGATGTAGAAAGAATAGTTGATGGAGAGGAAATAAATCATAAAGACTTCCCAACAGAAAGACCTATGATATTGACACCATCTAATATTCCAGAAACAGATATAGATACAAATGTATTATTACCAGGTACAATGCCTGATATAAATAATCCTTAAAATTAACAAAAGAATTCCTGTATGAGTATAATCTCATACAGGATATTTTATGTCTATTTTGCTGTTGCCCATATATTAGCTGTATCAAATGTACAGTTAAATACTACTCTATTATTTCCATATATACCATAATCTCCATCACCAGCTACTGTATATACATCTGTACTATAAGATGTATTATCATCAATAGTTCCAGATACTAATGTAACTGCTCCACTATAGTTAGCTAATAATGAATCCATAAATATTAATGTGTGTTCATCTACTTTTTTATTAAATTTCACTGTAGATGTACCAGGTGTAACTTTTACTTTTTCTACTTTTAAGTATTTGTATATAGTACCACCATTAACTGTTTCTATATTATTTTCAACTATTTGCCCATCACCTAAATTAACAGCTGCTTTGAATTTTTCAGTAATACCTATAGCAGTGTACCATTTAGCTGCATTTATCCCATTAGCATTTGTAAAATCAGTTTTAAGAGGATATCTTGACATATCTGGTAAACTGCTTCTTACATTGCTTATAGAAGTATTTAATACATCTATAGCTGATTTATGGTCACCATAAGTTACTGCTGATGTATTATCTGTAGTATCTGTTTTTAGGTTAGTTATAGCTACTTTATTAGTCTTTTCTCTAGGGTCATCTCCAGAGTCTTTATTGTATAATTTAAATTTATTTTTATTAGCTGAATCATATTCACCATTTATATCTGGCACAAGATTTCTTAACTTATTTACTTCATCACCTAATAATTTGATACTAGGTACTAGTATGTCTCTCTTACTAATATCATTAGCATCATTAATATTATTAGTTAATTGAGTTATACCCTTATTAGTATATGTAGCATCTTTTGTTTTCAATTCTATTTCATTTATTGCTGTATTTATTTTAGCATAGAATTTAGATAATCTTTTTAAATCTATTATTACATTTTCACCAGTTGTCATATTAGGACTCATATTGTTTACTTGCTCATCTTTAGCAAAATTCAATTTTACTGTTTGAGGTAATATAGACACTGTAGTGAATAGTTGTGTCATTAATGAATTGAAATTTGTATGAGCTGGTAATACAATATTATTAGTAGATACTTCTGAATATTTATTAATCATAAATCTATTATTTTCTTCTACGAATTGATCTGCTAATGATTTATAATAGAATTTATTAAATAATTTGTATCTCTTTAAATTTCTTATATCTATACATAAAGAGTTATTATACTTAGTAGCATAAGTAGTTCTTTCTGTACTAGTTATTTCTTTTAATTGTATCTTATTATCTTGTCCTGCTTTAGCTGTTATAAAGATATCCATTTTAAATGGTTCATTATCTATAGTCTCACCTTCTAATGTGAAAGTATAAGATAATTGATTTGATGTAGGGTTATTAACATATATTGTTAATAATTTATCAGTATCTCCATTACCTTCTATTACTGGCTTATTATTAAATGTATCATATAATGCTAAACCATCATTAGATAAATAAACCCCTTTAGCTGAAGTTAATGGTAATAGGTGGTCTTCACCATCTCTTGTTACAATATACTTAGTATTACCTGTTCCTTCAAAGTTTAATCCACTGATAGTAGATAATTTTATAGATTTATTTGAATTATATCTATCTACTACTATTTGTTGTTTCTTATATAATGAATGGTCATCACTATTTAATATCACATTCAATGTCTTTAAATCTTCTACTGTTTTTACTCTACCTTTTTTGTCTCTAGTGATATAGTTACCAGAAACTTCTGTAGGATATTTGTCAGCTAATCTTATTTCTCTTCTTTCTGTATCTATCTCTATATTGTCATCAGTAGTTAGCTTATCTCTTGTTATTTGTTCTATAGTTATTTTATTTCTTACTTTTCTTAATGCAAATAAATATCCACCATTTCTATTACCTTCTAATGCTAATGTAGTCATACCGAATTGTAAGTCAGTTTCTTCATTATAATCTGAAGGTTTTACCCAAGAACCATTCTTAACTACATAAATACCATTTTCTGATGCATTAGTTTGGTCTTTTAATAGTATTCTATCATCTTCTTGTAAGTCTACTCCATCTACATTTATTAATCCAGATAATGGATAAATGTTTTTAGTAGATGCTACTCTTACATTTGCTTTATATGGTGATTGTTCTCTTTCTTTTATTATCTTCTTTAGTAATTCAGCTAATGCTGTTCCTATAGTTTTAGATGTTAATCCTTCTACATCTATAGTCAAATTGTTTCCTGCTTTATTTACATCTATATCTTTTCCTAAGAATGAATTTAATATAGTTTCTAAGTCTTTTGTTTTACTTTTTAAAACACCATCAGTATTTTTAAAGTATATATGTCCAGTTTCATAATCTACTATTATTTCTCTAGGTATTGCATAGTCTTTCAATTCATATGGTAAGCATATAAAAGCAAATCTTTTACTTTTTCCACCTGCTGTAGATTGAACACTAGATGCAACTACACCTAATCCACTAGTTATATTCATTAAGTTTTCCTCCTTTTAATATATAATCTTAATTATCCTAATGTTATCGTAATTAAATCAATAGAAAATGAGTGTATCATTAAGATACACTCAGTAGCATTAATCTTCTTTTTTGAATGATGGTTTTAATTCAGCTGAATCTTCACCTAGTTCTTCCTTCAATTCTGTTTCATTTTCTTCTACTTCCCAAACAATAGCTTCTATTTCTTCCACTGTTTTAGCCATATTTAACTCATGTTGTAAATCAGTAAATTTTTGAAATAGTTGCTTAGTTCTTTCTGTTTTAGTTATTAATACTGAGAATAATTGTAGGTTATTCATTTCAACAGTTGAGTTGTCATATAAAATCCATTCTCTCTTATCATCTTTACTTATAGTACCAGACACTAATCCTAATCCTATAAGCATGAATTTGACTATATCTTCTAATTCCATTTTAAATAGATGTCCAGCATATTCAACTGGTCCATTATCTAAAGCGTCTCTTTTAGATTTTAATACTTCTCTTCTTTCTAATCTTACTTTATCTAAATCAACGACCCATTTATTATCTAACCATTCATGATATCTAGATGGTTGTTCTACAGTTACTAATATACCACCTTGTATTAATTCTCCTGGTTGTAATTCTATTTCAATACCATGTTCATATTGTTCAGCTCTAGTCATTTCTCTTATCTTACCATCACTATCTAATATAGGATAAGTGAAAGTTTGTTCTGTTATAATCATATCTGAAGTATATTCAGGATAATAAGCTTTTGGGTCATTTATAACATCATCTACTGATAAAGCATATACATTAAATACTTTTTCCACACCTTTATAAAAGTTTACTATTATCATTTTTATTATTCCTCCTCTTAATTTTTATAAATAAATTTAAAAATTTCTTTAAAAATAATAGCTATAAATATAGATTTTAGAGTCATTTTTGAGATTATTCAAATCAAAAATTACTAGAATAATTTGAAAAATACCCTAAAAACATAGTTTTTCATAAGAAAAATTTAAAGAAATTTTTAAATTTACTTAATATTTTACTATATAATACCGATTTTCTTTTTCATATTTAATACAGTATTTCTTACTTCTGTAGGACTTTTACCTTGTATATAATGTCTAGATGTCACATCACTACTTAAGTGATTAGCATACGAACTAGCTAAAGATAAACCTCCTAGATTATTTAATAGATTTATTGTTGTTTTTCTTAATGTATGTGGATATAAATGTGGTATGTTTATTATTTTACCTATTTTATGTATCCTTGCTCTTATAGCACTCTGTGTCATTTGATGATATGTACCATTATATTTAGAAATGAATACATAGTCTTCGGTTATACCTAATTCTTTTCTTATTTTAATCCATTCTTCTAATAATGCTTTTGCTTTATCAAAGAATATTGCATTTACTATATAACCTTCTTTTTCTTTTACATTTTCAAAATATCCTTCATTCAAATTCAACTGAGAAAACTTAAGGTTTTGCACAGCAGAAATTCTACAAGCACTGTCAATAAAAATTTCCCAAAGCAGTCTATCTTGTATGTCGTATTTTTTCGTTTCTACTTGCATGTATAGTCTGACAGTTAATATATCTTCAGGAGTTAAGAAATAATTTTTTCTAACTCTATCTGAAAAAGTTATTTTTAATTTCTCTAATCTATCAGTAAACGGATGAACTTTACATTTACCTCTTCTAACACACCAGCTATAGAAAGATGATATTGCAGTTGTTTTATTCATTAGAGTTCTTTTATTGTTACCTAATTTCTCTCTACAATAGTTTCTGTATTCTTCCATTATCTTTGGCATATCTTTTAAAGTATCTTTAGAAAGCAATAATCTATTCTTATGAAACCTACCTAACCACAATACAAACAATTTAAAATTAGCTTCGTATGTTCTATATGTAGTATTATAAGTATCAAAATAATTACTTTTGCAACTCTCTAGATACTCAGAATAAATCATAGTATTAATCCGTAGTGCTGAATTATTATCAGTCATAATATCTCATCCCCTTTGTAATTTAATTAATTTATTGTTTAAAATATATAAAACTATTACTTATTATTAATAAAATAGTGTGTTTAGAAAATCTGTTTACTTTTAAAATAGAATCTCAAACTATAGTTAGTGATAAAAGCACTCAAGGAACATTTTTCTTTGTAGCTAAAGGAACATTAAGAATCATATATTTTATGAATGTATATGTTAAAAATGAATACCAAACAACATTTAAACTCCCAGATTGGTTTTGTAGAAATACTTTGAGTGTAATAGGCTCATGTGGTAATGGGTCAGGAGGTGCTGGTGGCGAAGTAGCTGAATTACATCTGGATACTAGTGCTCATCAACTTAAAATGTTCCCATCAATAAGAACAGGATTTCAGGGTAATTTAGAACTAACTGGTCAAATTGTATCTATAAATAACCAATTACCATAATCTAGTTTCGTATGCTATTGTGGTTTCCAAGTTAGCTACATTAGTACTAGCAGCATTATGTGTATAAAAGAAACCAGCTGTAGTTAATCTTAACCAATGGTAATCCATATTAGTATTATGAGCAGTACATCCTGATAGATGTACATCATCTCGAGGTCTGAAATCATCTGGAAGCTGGTTAAATGGCATTAGTACACCATTTTGTGCTACTCTAGCATATTTAATATTCATTATAACAATATTAGCTATCTTTATTGCATAGATATATGCATAATTAACAGCACTTATATCAGTAGTATTACTATATGAATAAACTTTAATATTGTATAAATTTTCTAAATAAAATAAATTCTAGTACATTGTGAGTGTACTAGAAAATTTAATCAAAACTGATAATATTGGTGCTCAGAATAATGGTTGGTTTGAACTATTTAACAGAGTTATATATTATGGAAGTTTTAATTTTAATTTCAACAGTTATACAGCACAAAATTTTCAAATAACATTAAATTTACGTAATTGGAGTAGTGTAAATATAGTATGCTCTTGGAGAGAGCGTGATACTAGGTTATTGAATTGTAATGTTATTGGTACAATGATTAATACTAATACAATATCATTCTCATCATCAGTTAAATTTCAAGGAACTGGTGTTATATCATATATTATAATTGCTAGAATTTAATAATATATTTGTAAACTTCTAAGAAAAAACTTATGCGAATTATCACCAGTGCTTTTGATTTGCAATGTAGAACCAGTCAATCTAAGATAACCACCACTATAGCCAAAACCAGCTGTAGCATTAACTAAAAAATACATGCCTATTTCGATTTTCAACTGGTTATAATGAAATAAATAATTTATTGCTTTTGAGCCTTCTCCATTAAATATTACTATATTTATAAATTTATCAGAAGGATTTAATGTAGCAATAGATATCCAGTTATTAGAAATAGGTGTCTGAATATTTCCAGAATCATATCTCTTATTATTAATTATAAATAAATTTTCTAATTTGTTCAAAAGTGACTTATTATCAAAAGATGTAAAATAATCACTATTTGGCGAAGTCAAGTTATTAGTTGTCTTACATAGAAATAATGATTTTGTATTAATATCAAAATAGCATTTACCAGCTACTTTTTGTCCAGGGTCTTGTATAGTTCCACCATAACCATTTACACCTAAACCTTCTATAAATTTACTTCCTTCTAATATAGTATTAGCTTCTGTTCCAAAAGGTGGTTTATTTTGTATATTATCCCAAGTTAAGGGAGTATTTAAATTAGCTACTTTCTGAGCTAATGTTAATTTTGTTGTACTCATTATATATTTCCTCCTTTATTTTTAATATTTTAATGTCTTGTTTCTATTATTTATTATAATGAAACAACTAATTAATTTAATCACATAAGGAGGAATCAATTATACAAATGATTAATTTACCATTTAGTGATATACTAAAATATATTTTACCAGTAATAATACATTTAGCTGTAGTATTAGTAGTACTATTACTAGTAAGGTCATCTTTTAGTAATTATATTAAAAAGAATAACTTAATACATACAAATATGCATTATATACCAGAAATAATAAATGATATTATAGAAAAGATATTTAAAACCTGTTCAGTTATAATATTTCTTGTAGGTATTATTTATTCTATCAATTTATTATAGAAAGGAGGATATAAGTGGAGAATAAAGTTATAATAAATACACCGAATCCTAATTATGAATTTTTTAGTTCTGGTTCTACAGAACTATCATACTTAGTAGCAAGTGCTGTACATAATATGACAAAATTCTATATAAATAAATTACCAATAGGACATTTTAAATATATACATAAACAAAATGCTCTATCTATAAGAGAATACAAAAACCAATCAGCACAATTTATGCTAAAGAAAGAAAGACCAGTATTAGGTGTTTCATATAAATTGAATCTTAAAGATAATCAGTTATTTGATAGTAATTATTTCAGTAGAACTATGGGTACTCATGGAAGAATACTTTATAGAGAATTTACTAGAGAATTAGATACATTTACTGATTGTATTATATATGACAAAAAGCATGATGTGAGATTAAACTTCTCAGCACAATATATAAATATAAATATGGAGTTCACTCATACATATGATACATCAATGCAACAAATGGAAACATTCTGGAGTATGAAACCATTATTTGATTTAGACCCTTGTCAATTACCATTCTATATAAAATTTCCTATACCTGATAGATATATATTATGTATAGCTCAACATATGGGATTTAATATTATAGATAGTGAGAAGGGTAAAATAGTAGAAAAACCAATAGAATTCGTAAAAGAATTAAATAAATTTACATTATACCCTATTACATATGAATTAGATACTGGTACTGGTAGATATAGATACTTTACAACAGCAGAGACATATTATTTAATAAAATTCTCTTTACCAGATATGGATGAAGGAGAAAGACAAGGAAATGTATATCAGAATTTCCATATAACACATTCTGTAGACATAGATGTAATAGTGCCTAGTGTATGGTATTTATTATTTAAGAATGAGAACTTTGAACCTAATGCAGAATTAGTAAAAGAAATTCCACCAGATTCAATAGTAATTTCTGATATTAAATATGACTGGTTACCACATGTAGATAGTAATGATTTCTCATTAGTAGGGTATTCTGGTTATGAGTTTGAAGAAGACCATATAGATGAAGAAATAGATTTAAGACAAATATTATTTGATAAAACTTACGATACATACATAGAAGCAGATAAGAAAGGTATTAAATTATCTACATTTATGAATGCTGAGTTATATATAAATCAAGAAAAATGTACAGATGAAAGTAAATATATTTATGATAAAGATAATTTTAAATTTACAATAAAAGATGGTAATATGATGAATGATTATGTCATAGCATTGTACATGGATTTAGAAGTTTATAAACAATTAAATTACAAAATTTACAATGAAGAAAGTGAATATTTAACAGGTAGAGAGTAGATAGGTAAAATCCTATCTACTCTCCTTTTATTTGTTCATCTTTATTATCTTTTTTAAATAGTCTTCTTATTCTATCTTCTATTGTCATATATTTTATATATGTCTTGAAATAATATTTCTCTGGTATGATATTTAATGTCATTAGAAATAATATTCTGAATGTTGTCATAGAATTACTCACAAATCCTTCTAATAGATACATTACTAAGGTGTCTATTATTATGAATATCGAGAATAATGTAATTATGTAAAATTTGTGTTTTATAAAATTATCCCTAATCATAAGCTTCCCTCTCTTGAAATTTATATTTCCAAATCTATGTTGTTATATTTCTTTCCTTTTAACAAGTCTAATAGCTTCTTATTAAATACAGATTCTCTAAATAGAACTTCCAATGCTAATAAGTAACAATACATGATATACAATATTTCATTAAGTATTATTAATTTAATATAACTATCAGTATTACTCATATAATTTGCATTAGTATATATAGTTACTGTAAATAAATTATCTAATTCTGTTATTTGTCCTGCCATTATCTTATCTAATAAGAATTTCTTTGTTATTCTAACTACTTCTTCATCATCTCTAGATATAGATGTAGTATCATTTTTGAATGTAGTAAAAGCAGAGGTAAATACCTTTATAGCTTCTCTATTAATTGTTTGTATTTCTATTGTATCTAAGTTATTTTGTGTTCTCTTAGCAAAGTCCTCTATCTCTAAATAGATAGCATCATATAATGACATTAATAGATTTTTTAATAAAGAATCTAATGTAGGATTATTACTTGATACCTTATTCACTATATTTGCTATCAAGTGCTTTCTAGAGAATATACAATGGTTAAGTAAACTCCTAGACATTACATAATTCTTTATAGAACTCTTTTGACTGTCATCGTCACTATCTTCTTCTTTATTTTGCTTTAATTTGTATTTAACATACACTTCTATAATAGAAAACATAGCTATTATTATAGTTGTAGCTACCTGTGTAAAGTCCATTTTACTTAGCCACCTCCTTTTAGTTTAAAGTTACCAGACATATAGTAACTGTCTATATGCCTGGTTGATTTGGTATAACTATTCTGCTGCTTTTTCATTTTCTTCAGCTATTTTTTTAACTTCTTTTTTAGCTTCTTCGACTTGTTCAAGAGCTTTAGTTACAGCTGCTTCTGGGATATGTCCATCATTATTTTCAAATTGAGATTCTTTTAGACCATCTCTAATAGCATCAAGGAAACTTATAATTCTATCAGATTGACTGTCATTAAGTTTTAATCCGATTTTCTTTGCAATTTTCTTCCACCAAGATAATACTGGACTAGGTATTAATAAAAATACTATTGCCACCACTGTACTAACTTGCCAGTTTGCTTTAAGTCCTGCTAATAATGCGTCAAAATTAAATCCTTCCATATTATTGTTCCTCCTTCTTTTTGTTTGTTTTTGGTTCTTCTATAATAAGAACCTTATTAGTTGGAGTAAGTTCTGATTTATTATCAGAATTACTATATTCTATCTTATGATTTTCTTTTATTGTTTCAGTACTTTTATCTACAATTTTTACATAGCAATACTGAATCAATAAAAATATAAGAAATAAGACAAACAAATAACTCTTCTTAATCATAGAAAAACCTCCTTACTATAAAATTATTATAGGTTTAATATAAAGTTAAATACTGACAATAGAAAGCCTTGATGATACCAATATATCATCAAGGTCTTTTTTAATCTAATAATGTATACTTCCCATTTTCTATCTTATATCTTAATTGATTATCACTACCTCTATATCTTTTAGTATGTGGTAAATCACATTCATATCTACCATCTATCAATATATCAATATTTTCTAATAGTGTCTCATCAATTTTCAATATTTGATTTAATGTATATCCAGTCCATAACCATATATCTTTATTAGGAAACTTTTCTTTTATTTCTTTAGCTAGTTTCTTAGTATCTTCTCTATTATCTATATAGAATGGGTCACCACCAGAAAATGTTATTCCTTTTATAAAATCATCTTCTAATAGTTTGAATATATATTCTTTATCTTTTTCTGTAAAGTCTTTTCCATTATTAGGATTCCAACTTTCTGGATTATGGCATCCTTTACAATAATGTCCACATCCAGCTACCCATAAAACTACTCTTAATCCATCACCATTTAATACATCAGATGGAGTTATTTTCATATATTTCATTTTATATCATCTCACTATTTAATTACATTGACACTCTATCTTTTATTTCATCCATTTTAGTTGCATTGAATGTATGGTCTCCCATCATTCTAGAGTATCCCATATAACCACATGTTCTATTAGTTTCTATTATTTTATTACTTCCACAATGAGGACAAGTTTCTCCCCAATCTTCACCATGTTCTCCACATTCAGCACAGAAACATGCATTGAAGTTTACTCCTTGGTATAGACCTTTAGCCATTCCTCTTCTTATAATAGCTTTTAGTCCTTCGGTATTTTTAGTATCACCTATTCTTACATATTGAATATGTCCACCTTTTGACATATTAAATAATTCTACTTCTTTATCTTGTTTTTCAGCAGGTGTTATATCTTCACTCACATGACAATGGAATGAGTTTGTAAAATAAGTCTTATCTGATACATTTGGAATAATTCCGTATTTAGCACGGAATTGCTTAGCCTGAACCCCTGCTAATGATTCTGCTGGCGTAGAATAGATTGCATACAACTTACCATCTTCTGTCTTGAATCTATCTACTACATCATTTATATATTGCATAGTATCAACTGCAAATGAGTTGTCTTCACTAATAGGTTTACCTAATGCTAACCAAGTTAATTCATTTAATGCTGTTATACCGAATGAAGCAGTCCAAGAATTCAGTATCTTAGATATTCTTTCATCTGGATGAAGATTACCTTTATATGCTCCACCTTCCATAAACATTAATGGATTACTATTAGCTTTAGCTTTACCTAGATATTGATATCTTTTCAATAATAATTCTCTAATCATTTGTAAGTATTTATATAATTCATCTTTGAACTCAACTCCAGTTTTAAGAGCTTCCATATATATCATAGGTAGGTTAAGAGATACTACTCCTATATTGCCTCTACCTTCATATACTAACTCATTTGTATCTGGGTCTCTATAGTCAGATAAATATGCACGGCAACCCCATTTATATTAAACTATTATCGACATAATAGTTAAAGTATTTAAACTTTCTATATATTACTATATAGATTAGACTATATCATATTCTTGTAACCTTTACAAGAACCCTATCGTTTCCACCCTCTTGGATGTACTCTACTCACTTCTTCACTAAGAATATGGTCTTAGTTATGCTTTCGATAGTCGTTTAGCTTTTATCATAACTTAATATGAACTTAGCACATGGTTGTCCTTATATTGTGCAAAGATATGAGGAGTTTCCTTGTTTAGATAGGTTTTTCATAGTATGTCACCATACTATGCGACTTGTTTGTTAATCGCACTAATCCACTTACCTTCCTTTTTGTGTCCTATAGGAGATAAATAATCTGGGTACATATTCTTACTACTACATTCTACTGCTTTATTGAATAGCCATTCATATTCTTTACCTTCATCATGTATTTCAGGATTATATAAGAATATTAATTTAGGGAATATTAGCACTCTCTTTTTACCTGGGTCTCCATGACCTTCCATTCTAACTTGTAATATTAATTCAGAAATTTCAGCTTCCTCAACATTGCTTACATCACCGAAACTAAAGGTTGTGAAGGCATAAGATCCTCTTGCACTGACTACAGTATTGAATTTCATCTCTACTGCTTGTAGTGCTTGTTTAACTTCATTCTTTAATTTAGATAGTGCTCTATCTATCATTTTTTGTCTTTGCTCTTTTGTAACATTTAATCCAAGCTCCTTTATTTCATTATCTACTTCTTCTATAGTTTTAGCTTTAGATATTTTATAATAAGGTGCAAGTATTCTATCTATTTGTGGTATAGTACATCCCAAACTCAATATAATTTTCATTATCATTATTACCACATATAATGTGAGTCCTGACTATATTTTCATCTCTAATATAGAGGTTGTCATATCCTTCGAGTGGTGTTAATCTCCACTCTACCTCGTTACATTCATCACGAGTAGTCGATACATCTAATTTATTTTAAATTTCCACTTATAACCATATGCATATTTTCTAGTTTTTATAGCTCTAGTAATATTTTGTGTTCTAGGCTTACCATTATTATCTATAGGTGCGTTACAATATCTTGCTGCATCAGAAATAGATTTAAATTCTAATAAAACTTCATCATTTTCAGATAACATCTGAACTATTTTTCTACCATAATCGAAATTGAAATTATCTTCTAAATGTTTCATATTCTCTTTAGGTGTTACCCATTCTAAATTTAGAAAATGATTATTTAATTTATTTCTATCTATATGATTTACTTCTATTCTAGTTTTGTCAAATTCCATAACAAAGTATTTAGCAACCATTCTGTGTACCTTTACAGCTGTTCTTTTGTTTCCTTTATTTAATCCTACCATTAGATAGCCACCAGCATCAATCCAACCTTTAAGGATACATCCTTTTTTAGTTTGTGGTTTTCCATTCTTATCAAATATTATTCTATCTAATGCTCTTATATACCCAAAAGAACTAACTTGATATAATCCTTCAAATCCTTCTATATCTATAAATTTTTCTTCTAATTCCATTAATTTATTATCTCCTTATAATTTTTATGCATAAGTTATATTATCTATTAAATTAGACACGGTATTAGCATAGCTTAGTAAAAATACTTTAGCCTTAGCCTCTCTTACATTCCCCATACTGTCACCAGTACACTATCCAATTTCTTGGGGGAAAACCGTTAGCCAATATATAATTATTGACACCCCTTTAACATGGGTTCATATGATTTTATTTCGGCAGATTGGGTTTCTTATGTTTTTATTTAACCGAAATGTTGTGCTGTCTCTATCATTACAGCGTCTCCAAGTTGTCCAATAGCTGTTAATATACCTCTAGGCTCTCTATATTTTGTACCGTCTAATGTAAATCCACCTTTTAATAATGTACCTACATCAAACAAACAACAGTTGAATTGAGGTAATAACATATCACTCAAATCATGTATATAGATAAATCCAGTTTTAATTGCTTGTAATTCACTTAATGATAAATGCATTTTTTGATACATTTCTTTTGCAAATGTTTGTGCTATACTAGTTCTTTTAGTAGATATATACTTAGAGTTTGAGTTTGAATTACTCTTATCTTCTTCTGTTAGAGTTCTAGCTACTTGCATTTCCATATCTTCTATTACATTATATACAAATTCATTCTTATAATTTCTATAATCTCTATATGATTTTGCAACTGCTTCATTAACTTCATCTAATGCTTGTTCTACTAGATTATGCAATCTAGCTACATTTACTTTACTATATGCAGTTAATTCATTTGAAATTATATGTTCTATTTTATCTAATTCTTCTTTTGTTAATTCAACAGAAACTCTTGTTGCTGACTTACCTATTGCTTTAAAAATCTTTTCAATCAGAAATGGTTCTGTTGTACCATCCTTTTTAATTACTTGTAAATTCTCATTCATGTAAAAATTCCTCCTTAATAATTTGGTTATACTAATGTTTTACGCTATATAATATAAGGTTTTAAGCCACTTTTTATAGCAATTATAAAAAATTATAAAGTTGATAAAAATGGTAGAGAATAGAGGAAAACTCCTCTATTCTCTTGTAATTACTATCTATCAGAAATTATTTCATATTTTATAGCTTCTGATAATTCTTTAGATATTATAAATGGTGAACCATCCTCACTATAATGATTAAACAACAATCTACCATCTGGAAGTATTAATCCTTCTTTATCTTTTCTATCCCATTTATATTCTCTATCATGAATAGTATATTTAATGTAATCATCATAATCATCTGGGTCAGAAAAATCATCAGGACCTAATTCTACATTATCCCTATTTAACATTTCATCTAAATCTTTCATATCACTATCATACAATTCAAATTTAGATATTCTATATACTGATAAGAATATTTGTCCATCAAATATCTCTATAAAGTATTCTTTATTATTGATTATTTTCTTTATTACTTCTATCTCCTTATTATTTAATTCATAATTGATACGGAATCTTTGTTTAGTTTCACCATAAGCAAATTCTCCAGCATCATATAAAATAGCTTCATTAGTATCTAAATCATAATCAATACAGTATATTTCACCATACTGTGATTTTACATTTGTATCTTCAGAATATTTTGATAATACTTCAGAAATCCTATCTTTGATATCATCTCCATTAATTCCTCTGATAAATGTTGTCTTATTATTCATAATAAAACCTCCTTTTTAATATTGTATCACTATTATAATATATTAAAGAAAAGAAGATTAAAAAAAAATAATAAGGGTTTTAATAACCCTTATTATTTTTAGAAATCGTACCAATGGTCGATTTCTTTGTTTACTCTTTTTAATTCTTTTTCCACTATTGTTAATGGATGTCTATAGATAGCTTGTTCATCTTCAGCTATTTCGTCTATTTCTTCATCAATCCATTTTAATTCTTTTATTTTACCTTCTAATACTTCTTTTCTTTCTTCTAATTGTTCTAAAGTCATATCTTGTAATTTCATTTTATACCTCCAAAATTTTATTATTTTATCTTTATCTCCTACTATAATATATAAGAAAAAAAAAACAAAATTACACCTGTATCATACAAAAAAAAATAAAGGATAATCAATTAAGATTATCCTTTATATATTTAAAATACGAATCCCATTATATGGTCTCCATACTTTGACATATGAATTTTAGCTAGAGTAGCTTCTCTAGCAATCATCATATATCTAATATCTTCATTATTATCTAACCATTTTTGGTTATATTCTAATGCTATTTGTTTTATTGATTTGCCATTTTTCTTTTCTTTTAAGAAGATGCTATGAGCATACTTCTTTAATTCTTTCCATGTATTCTCATCCATCAATCTCCAAAAAGCACCATCATCCTCATGTGAGAATGTTTCAGAAATCCATCTAGTATAAAAATCAAAATTATTATACCAGTACCAGTCACCAGTATTATTTAATTTTGATTTTATCTTACTAGTTTTATATATCGGACTATAATGCAGAGCTCTTTTCTTTATTATATTAGCTCTAAATACACTGCCTCTTAATTCCCAAGGACAGTCATTATTTTCATCCCACCCAGTTGCCAATACTACAGTCATGTTTTTTACTTTCTTTGTCATTTTTATTACCTCCAAAATTATTATTATTTTATTGTACTCCTATTATAATATATAAGAAAAAAAAAACAAAATTGCATTTAAAAAGTAGTATAGAGATTTCTCCCTATACTACTATAAATATTTATTAATCTCTTTGTACAAATGCTAAATCAGCTGGATTTAATCCACCAATTCCTTGTACAAATTCTTTGATAGAACCTAAATCATTTAATATATAATTATTAAATAACATATTAGAAGCTATTTGGTGTAAGTTATTTCCAGTATGTTTATAAGTCATATCACAACAAGGCATTTTACCTTTAATTATTCTGTCTATATTATAATCTATGAACTTTAATACCTCATTGTATGCATGTCTCATTCCAGGTTTAACATCATCCGAAAAATCACTATCTATTATTAATAATAAATCAGTAATATCAAATAATCTTATTATTCCTTGATGTATTTCTCTATCTGATATTTGAATATATCTGAAATTATTAAAATCATATTTAATATCATTTATAAATTCTTTAGCTAATTTCTTACGCAAATTTACAATAGTTATGCTTTCTAACTTATGCAATTTATAATTCTTAGAATCATGCCAATTATCTTTTATCCATTTAGTTATATTATTCATATCATCAATTACACTATCATTAAATATGAATGAATTTTCTAATCTACAAGTATTACTATACATATTATCAATTTCAAAATCTGATACTGGATTATTACCATCTTTCATCAAATCTAAATTATATTCTATAAAATCTAATACTAATACATATGCTGACATAAAATTTTGATTTTTTGTAAGTACATATTCATTATCATATACTTGTAAAACTTTTATTATTGCCATTAATCTTATATACTTCTTATCATTATTTAATTCTGGTCTAACATTAAGTCCTTTAAACCATTTGTCATGTAATTCTTTTATTCTACTTTCCATTACTACTCATCTCCTTTATCTAACACACCTAAAAATAATATAAATAAAATAACCAATCCACTAAATATAGTTAATATAGTACCAGACAAGAATAAAGCTATTACTATTAGTACTATAAAAGCTATCATAAATACACTGAATATGATAAAACTAATTATATCCCATATCATTATAATCTACCTCTTTTCATACAGTGCTTCTTTTATAAAGTCTACTAAATCTAATAGATACCCTATTAGAGATATTAAAGTTATAACTACACCTACCATAAATATAGTTCCACTAATATAATATGACCAATTACTTAATGTTATTGATAGGTATAATATAATTAATCCAAAACAAAATAACTTAAACACTATCTCACTCTCCTTATATATTTACCATAAATAGCTCTATCTACACCAGACCAATCTTTAGTTAATCTTTTATATTCTTCTTGAGCTATTTTATATAACTTCGTATATTTTAACATTCTGATTATTTTTTGGTCTCTCTTTGAGCTATATTGGATTATTAAGAAATAATGCTTAGCATAATTCTTTTTAGCATCTTCTAAAGCCATATGTATATTATCTCTTAATCTATTATTAAGAGCATTTCTTTCATCTAAGTTAGCAAATATTGATATTACTTCTTCATCTTGTTTGCTAATAATATCTTTTAATTTTTCTATTTTCTTATACCAGAAACTAGCCATTCTAACTCTTAATACAAGAATATGTGCTATTACTTGCACCATATAGTATTCTTGTATTTCTTCTTCTGGAAAATATTTTAAATTTAATTTAATCATATCATTCTCCCTCTTAATTCCTTTTTAAATAAACCATCAAGATACCTATAGCATAATTCTAAATCCTGTTCTATATTAAATCCTGATTTGTTTTTATTTATAAAATATGGTGAAGTATAATCTTCATCAACATACGCTGATAATCTTATAAATGCAGCAATGACTAATTTTAAAATGACTTTATTATTAGTAATAATATATTTACCTTTCTCACTATCTATCAAAGATATTTTAAATAAAATATTTTCATTTAAAAGTATTTTTAAAATATCACGCTTCTTAGATAAACCAGCATATTTTATTATTGCCTTCTCAATTATTGTCTTATAATCATGTATACAATATAAATTAAATATTTGATATGTATTAATACTTTCAATATCAGTATAATACTCATTGTAGTCTATTGATAATAATAGATTAGTATCTATACACAATTTAAAATAATTAGAGTTTCTTATAACTACAGATTTAGCATTTAATCTCAATTCAGTATCACCAAATAATAAAGACCTATTCACTGATAAATATTCTACTAAATTACGTATATAATCACCAGTTAGTTTACATTCAAAGTAATCTTTCTTTTCATATATTCTATAAGTAGTATGATATACAAAAACACCACTCTTATTTATATTATCTATATTAATTGATTTTCTTTCTTTTGATTGTGCCACCATTTTAAATCTTCTCCTTATCATTAATATTTAATAAAAAAGAAAGAGTGATTTACATCACTCTTTCATCTTCATAACCTAATTTACCAAATTGATTTAAACAGATAACTTGGTCTCTTATTAGGTTCATCATACCATTAAATCCACCAGCACTTCTTCCAATTAACATATTAACTGGACTAAATACTTCTAATGCATCTGATATTTCCTTATCTTTTACTGACACTATATTCAATACATCACCATCAAAGTCAGCATTCAATGGTGCTAATATATTTAGATTTAATTTCAAAGTCTTATCATTATAATCTTTAGATATATTAGCTACTCTACAATACATGATACTATAGAAATGTAATGTAGGGTTTCTATTTATTATAACTTTAACTGGCTTATCTTTATTATTAATTAAATCTAGCATTATTTGATAAACCATATCATCAAATCTCAAAGAAGCATTGAATATTTTATTACTTGCTTCTGTTGCAGAATATCCTAATATATTCTGCAATATATTTTCTATTTCTAATTTAAACAACTCTAAGAAACACAAGTAATTCATTTCTACTTCATCTATTCTCAATGCTTTAGTAGACGGGACTATTACATTTCTCGCAACATAGTTAAATTTCGCTCCTAATAGGTTACTTCTTATAAAGGATTTTTTAGTTAATCCTATTAAGTCGCAACAGTATTTAACTAGTTCCATATAGTTTCTTTGTATAGCTATTAGAGTATGTAATACTTTACTCATCTCTAATTCTGGAATCTTTATATTATTTAAAGATTCTACATATTGTACTATCTTCGTATATAACTTATTTGAAGTTGTATACTTATGCTCATTCTCACCAAAACCATTTCCTATTGGTCTTAGTATTAAAGAGAATACAGGAATATTATGAGTAAATGCATTATGTAGATTATTTATTATAAAATTATAATCATCATCTTTATCAGTTCTATTCTTGTATTTCTTTTGCATATAATAGTCTAATATTTCAACTATCTTTTCTCTAAATTCTACCATACCTATATTAGCATATTTATTTTTACTATTAACTATAGGCATACCATGTACATCTAATTGAGGTGGTTCTAATATCTCATTGAATGCTTTAGAACCTATTATATTTTTAATCATGAAATATAATACAGGATGGATAATACAGAAATTATCTATTCTTAACCATCCTGTTATATCTATATTCTCTGGTCTATACACTACCTCAGTACCACATTTAGAACATACAGTACCTTCATATAATGTACCCTTAACTTCACCACAATCACAAGAGTATCTATTTTTAAATGACTCTTCATCATCCATAGATACTACGCCGTATTGATTTGAATAAATACTACCATCAGTATTACTACTATTACTACCATCTTTCTTTTGTTTAGATTTTCTTTTAACTACACTCTCTAAATTATTTAAGTAATTAGTAATAATAAAGTCTTTTCCAGTTTTCACATCTTCTTCTGATAACTCATCAAAATTGATAAGTTTCAACCTTGTTAATTTTCTAACCTTACTCATACTATCATATCTCCTTATTATATAATCAGTAAAATAAATCGTTTACTGTTTAAGTTTTTTGAGTAATACTTTTCTATATTATTCATTACTAATAAGATATGTTATAACAACAATAATTCCTAACCAGATAAACCACCCTATCATTAGTATCTAACCTCCTTAATTACGTAATAGTATTAATCTTACAAACTCTATTGAGAATAATACTATAAATAATAATATAGCTAGTCTTACACCTAACGCTATAACTGTACCTATTTCTGCTTGTTTCTTTTTTGTTACTAATTCAACAAAGTCTCTTAGATAATCTATTAGTACCATTGAGAATAATGAACAGATAAAAACTACAGTCAAGATATTTTTTATTACTGTCATAATAAACCCCCTTATAAGAAATAATACATACTACGCATATTAACCCAAAGGTTAATAAGTAAAGCAAAAAGAACAGTCAAATCAAAACCAATAATAGCTAATCTTGATATATGATATAATAGACTTTTACTACCTTTTTCATAATCATAATCTCTTAAATCTTTTATAAGACCAAGAAGAACAGCTGCAATAAACATATTGTATATTGTTAGAATTGTTACTGTTTTGATTAAAGCCAATAATTTATCCATGGATTTCCACCACCTTTCTTTTTTATTGTTCACATCTATAATATATGAAGAAAAAAAATAATGAAAAAAAAAAATAAAAGGAAGGATTTTATTTCCTTCCTTTAATAGGTTACGCTTTATAGATATCGCAACCTATAACAGTGTAATCCATTATGAATGAAACAGCTGAATTTATACTGTCCCATATGTTTTCTTTTCTGTCTATTATTATAGATTCTTCTTCATCATTTCCTCTATATAATATAACTTCTACTTTGTCTGATTTAGAGAAGTACCAATATAGTTTGTCCTTTAGTTCTTCTTCCCAGTCACATAGTCTTTCATTTGGTTTTCTTAGCATTTAAATCACTCCCTATCATTAATTATATTATTTTATTCTTTACTCCTATTATAATATATAAGAAAAAAAAAAACAAAATTACAGTTAAATAGCATTACCAGAAACAAAAAATTAATGGCAATTTATCCACTGTATCTACACAGAGAGATGTTAGATAATGTGTATCCACAATTATAGCTTAAAGTAAACCCTATAGGAATTCAATCCTATAGGGTTTTCTATTACCAATTTTTTATTTTCTTATATTTCCACTTATACATAGTAGCTTCAAAATCTTTTGTTTTATATTTATATTCAGTATCATATGCTTCTATAACTTTTACAGTATAAACATATCTCAAAGTAACTGGTTTTAAACTCCACACTTCGTCTGTAATATCTCTATCTGGAACTTCTGCTGTTGTTGGTTTATATACATCTGTAGAAATAAAATATACATGAAATATTTCACCTTTTATATTTCTACTCATAGCAGCTAAACAACCATCGACTGAAGTAGAAAGACATACCCGTTTAGTCGTATTATCTTCATAACCATTTTCTGTTAGATAGTTTTTAGGAACTCTAGGTTTAAGAGTCTTATCATCTAAGTATTGATTAGATATAAAATAAACATCCATCTTAGTTGTGTTTCTTTTCATATTATCACCTATTCCAATTCTATTAATAAATTATTCAAATTATTTTCATTTATATCATTTATCTTTATTGTAATATCATGGAAGTTTTTCATTCCTCTATTTACCATTGTATTAAATGGGTTAGTTAATGATAATCCTATATACTCTAATCCCATTACATATAAGAATTCTCCAGCACAAGCTGCACAAGTTTTCTTATTTTGACATAAACAAGGTTCTCTCAATTGACATACTTTACCAATAAATTCATTCTTATTAGCTTCAGTTAAAGTTTTCTTTCTATTATCTTTAGTAAAAAAGTTTCTAAGAATGTAATCTTTATAATTGCTTTCATCTATAAAGATTTCTCTATATTTTTCTGTACCACAATCAGTACCATGTTTATCTACCATTACCATTTGATATGCAGCATTTGCTTTCTTAGCTTCATATCCACCTACTTGTGTTGCAACCCCTTTATAGTAAGATGCAACTGTACCAGCTGTACCTGTTATTGATATTTCATCTTTCTTAATACCTTCATATAGGTTAGTAGTTAATATATCATATTGTCCAGTTAATGGATTAGGTATAGCTCCTGTAAATATTCTTGATTTAAAGTTATTATCAAAAGATGCTTTAGCTCCTGAATCATATAAATCCATTCCAGGGTCTTCATTCTCTCTTAATTCTTTTCTTGCTTCTTCTAATAATTTATTTTCTATATTCTTAACTACGCCTATTACATCTTTATTATCTATCAAATCTTTATGTTTTTCAACTAATTCATCTCTTAGTTTTAAAACTCTTTTAGACGGTATAAATGTACCAGTAGTAGGTGTAGGTGCAAAGAATATATTTAATGTATTTCCTAAAGCTTCTCTTCTATCTAGGAATTTAACTAAATCTTCTTGTTTCAAAGCTCCAGATAGTAGTAAACTTGACAATTTATTCATTAATTTCCCATATTGTTTAGAGTCATGTACTTCATTAATATATCCTACAGCATAATATATATCTTCATATAGACATTTATTAACTATAAGCATACCTAATGTAGTAATAACTTCTTCTTTTAATTGTCCTTTAGCATATCCATGCTCAGGTTTTAATTTTATTACTGTATCCTGATGATATTTCTTACCATTGGCAGTAGAGCCTACTAAATCTAATATGTAATCTCTAGTCAGAAACTCTTGATTACATAAATCTTTAATAACATCATCAGGCACTGTAGTATTTTGTACCTTTACATAATTATCTGCCATTTATATCATCTCCATTAGCTACAATATACTCTATATATAAGATTAATAGTTCTTTCTCCTTTGTCTAGAGGTTCATTATCTGTATTATATTTAGTAACTGCTCTCAAGTTCTTATATTTCCCATCAACAGTCTTAATTCCAGCATATAAACAAATACTATTATATCTACATTCTGAAACTTTACCTATTTTTTGGAAATGTTCTCTGAAATCTTTATTATCAATTATAAATTGATAATCTATATATGTATTTATTGGAATATTTTTATCTGAACTCCAAGTATTCTTAGTTACTGGAGTACCATCTTCAAAGTTACAATAAATATTAGGGTCTATTTTAGTAGTTTTTAGATAATACATAACAATATTACCTACTACTTTCTTACAAGCATATATTTGGTCACATTGTGTTTCATCTGCTGAACCTACTGTAACTGTTCTAAATGGTATCATATTATTTATGTCATTAAATCCTTTAGATTTAATGTCCACTTCTTTTGTAGAACCTATAGTTTCTCCAGCACCATCTATTCCACATCCTAATAGAAATACTATATCATTTAATTCTAACCCTTTTGCTGGATAAGCATAATCATTATCCACATTTAAATCTTCATTTAATGTAGGTGGTAGGTTATCTAAAGATATATTAGCCCATTTTTGTAATGTGAAGTATCTTCCACCTAGTAATAAATCATTTGAACCAATAAAAGTTAATACTGGTTCTCCAAATATATTCTTATCTACTTTATATAATTCTGTACGAATGTTCTTTTTCTCATCTCTTGCAATTATATAATCTTCTAATAGTTTAGTTTGCATTAGTCAATCCTCCTTATAGGTGTCTTATTGTAATGATACCTAGTTGTATCTGTTTTACTATTTATTCTATCACTAATTATGATAGTTTTATCTGTACATATAGTATCACTATATGTACCATTTATTGTTGTTATATCTTTTATCATCTTTTCTGAGTGTATTTCTGTTATTAATCTTATTTCAGGTTTTTGGTCACCTAATATAACATAATACAAACTCATTTTATCTAATTCTATAGTATATGACTTAAAGAAATCTATTACTTTATATAGATACAATTTCAAGAATTCTGAAGTTATATTTGGTATACTCATAAATAAGAAAGTAAATCTAGAATCATGTAGAATTTCTTCTAATGATGCTAAGATTTCTCTTATTAATAATTCTATTGGTCTTTTACCAGCATCATAATTAAATCTTTGGTCTTCTTTTATTGTATCATTCAATGTTTTATATAATTCAAAGTTAGTATCTTTTAAATATTCTAAAAATGTTGCTTTATTATCATATATAGAAGCCACATCTTTTACATATAGTAATGCTTTCTCTACTTTCTTTAGTATTATAAATGTCTTATAATCACTACAAGTAGCTAAAGCTTTTCTTATTTTAGTATAAACTCCTTTATTTAAAAAGAATTTATTTAAAAAGTCTGCTGATGACATATTAGGTGTCATATGTTGAAAGTCATCTAATATATCTGCATACTTAGTGTCTTTTAACATTTCTTTTAGTTTATCTATATCTGCTTCAAAGTTAAATCCTAAGAAACTTAATGCTGTTGTAGGTGTAGTAAATATATTACCATCAAATCCTAATTTAGCAGCAGTTAAAGCAAATAATGATGTTATTGCTTCAAATAATGTTATTTTTCCTGAAGATACTTTAGGCATAGATATTTTTATATCTGATATTGTATCTTTATTATCCTTTACTGCTCTAAAGAAGTAATTTAATTCAAATAACAAATCTACTAGACTATATATATTATTTATTGTAATATATTTAGTTTCAATATAGTTAAAGTCTGTAGATAGTATTTTCTTTTTAAATTCTTCTTTATCTTCTCCAGTAGCCCAGAATTTATCTGTATAAGTTACTGCATCATATTCATATCTATTTAAAGAATCATTAGCATATAGCATAGGGTCTGATTCTGTTATAGGTGTTTTTACAAAATATAAATCATACATTTGTTCATAGTCTAAGACTTCTATATTCTCTGAAGGTTTTTCTGGATTAGGTATTTCTTTTGTTTTATATATAAATTCATTATTATTGTCAACTCTATGGTCTTTAAATAAGTAGAATTTAAATACATCTTTATCTGTAAATCCAAATATCTTACATATGTCTACTATCACATCATCTGTACCTTTATTTTGTAATAAGCTATTTATATTCTTAGCTAATTGTATTCTTATATATTTAGGCAATTCATCAAAGGTATCTACACCATAAGACAAAAATATATTTTTGATGATATCGTCATCAAAATAATCTTTATTTATTATTAATTGTAAATATCCAACAAGAGTTTGTCTAATAGCTGCTAATAATGTAAATACTATTAATAAACCTTCATAGTACTCATATCTACTTAAAGATTGGTTAGTTAATACTCTCTTACTATAAGCTATATTCTCTTGATAGTAGTCTTTAAATTTAACTAGTATAGTTTCATTAACATTATTTGGAGTATATAATAAAGCCATACTATTAGCTATTCTAGCATTATAGAAATGGATTTTCTTATTACCTAAATAATTTAAGTATCTCTTTTTAGGGTACTTCTTTTTAATTATATCTATAAATCCAGCTTCTTCTAATGTAGCTATTTCTAAATTATTATATTGAGTTATAGGTACTGTCAAGTCTACATCTAAAAATATATTTGGAGCACCTTCTATTTCATTATATAGAATAATTACATGGTCATCTTCATTATCAGGTAACCCCATAAGCATTCTATAATAATTATTCTTTTCTTCATATTCATTTATTATTTTATGTCTTTTATTAGTCATCAATAACTCTTCTTGAGCAGGACTTATACTGTGTTTATTTATTCTGAAATCTTCTATTTCATCTGGAGACATTCCCACATCTTCTAATTCTCTATTAGTAAATTCGTGATTATCTATTGTGTCTAGATTATTGTATGCTAGATAATATTCACCATAAGCATTATTAGTTGCAGGAGTTTCATATTTATTTGCTAAAACTTGTTGTTTTATTACTATACCAGAACTTATTTTCATTAATTCTTGTACATATCTATCAACGATTTCATCATTCTTTTTGATGTGATAATCATTATTATAATCTCGTGTTTTCATAGTAAATCCTATAAACCCCCTTTCTAACATAGTTATAATAATGTTAGATGAGGTGAATTTTACACGATGATTGATAAAACTATAAATTCTAAAGAGATAATAGATAATATGATAATGAATAAACCAGAAAATGGTAAAGATGTTGCATCATTACTAAATTTATCAAAAGAATTAAGTGAAGTCCTGAATCCAGATAATGAGAATTTCTTAAATATAAAACCAGATAAAAATGAAAATGGTGATTTGATATTAAAGAATGATGATGGTTATTTTATATTACCATTTGGACAAACTAATTATACTTTAATGGATAGTAAATACTTTGTGAGATTTATTAAAAAAATAGAATCTCTAGTAAGAACTAATCCAGAGTATAAAAGATATATAGCTCATTTAAAAGACCATGGTTTAGACCATTGTATGATATTAGGAAATTTAGATGATGATAAATGTAGTATTGAAATGCATCATGGACCAATATTAAATCTATTTGACTATTGTACTATAGTATTAACTCATCAAATAGATAACTTTGGTTCAACTACTTCATTTAAAGTAGCTAAAGCAGTAATAGAAGAACATTTAAACCACAATGTTCAAGTAATAATGCTATCTTCTAGTATACATCAATTAGTAGAAGATAAAAATGTATTTATTAATCTAAAACAATCGTTTGGAAATCTAGAAAGATTTCTAGAAAAATATAAAGAGGCTATCACTCCTCAACAGAAATATGTAATAAAAGAATATATTAAAATGTGTGAAACAAGAGAAACAGACATTGATAATATATTAAAAGCAAGAGAGGAAGTGAAAGACTGGAATATAAGGGGGTAATGATGAATTACTTTTACACATTCCCAATTATATCTATAGTATCATTAGTTATATTGTATATAGTATTTGTAGATATTAGTTCGGGACGTAAAGAATACAGATTGATAATTGCAGCAATTTTAACCCCTATAATGTATGTAATAAGTGAAGTATTTTTGATGTTTACATATGAATACAATGTACCAATTCATATAATAACTTTGGGTATGGTTATAGCTATACCCATATTTGTTAAATTATCTAGGAATGGTAGTAAATTAATAAGGTATGCAGGGAAATCATTATATAGAATCACCGTAGCTTTATTTATGTTAATACTTACATTCCCACTAATAAAAGCAATTAGATACTGTTGGTATATATTTTGGAAAGGAGAGTAATATGCTAGTTAGTATACTCATAATTATTATATTAATCTTATCTACCAGATTGGTAAGATTTGGTAGTAGTGTTGACAAAAAAAATAATATTGAAAAAAAGGAAGAAAAAAATAAAATGGATATAAATCCTAATATAAAGAATACTAAAACTGTAGAGTTAGATGATTATAGTAAAGTAGATTTCAGATCTGATTTTGATAAAAATATCTTACCATTAATAGAAGCTAACATAAGTGATTTCATAATAAATGATGTAAGAACTTTCTTAAAATCAGATAGAATTAAATACTGTACTATAGATGGTTTCTGGTTAATAAACAGAAAAGATTTTTTAAATAAAGTAGCAAGTAAAGTACCAAAAAGAATGTTAGTGTACTTTGTTACTAGATATATGGATGGTGAAACTTTTTACAAATATCTATGTAGTAGAACAGAAGAATTAACTATAATAGCTATAGCTAATGAAAATAAAAATACACCTCCTTTATATAAACCACAAGCAGAATGAGGACAGATGCATTGAGCATCTGTCCCTTCTTTTGTTTAAATCAGTTTTAGTATATTTAATATATACACTTTGTAATTGTAATTATAATTCAAGTATTGGTATAAACTCTCATCTATATCCTCTACTCCAATTTTTCTTCTATCCATAGATACATTTAACCTGTATAGTGATAAATGATTTAATTCTCTATAATAACCTACTGGTAACTCATAATCTCTATACTCTTTAGCAAACTTCTTCACCATTATAAAAACTTCTTTTGGTGATTTTGCTTCTATTGCTCTAAATACTTTCTTTAAGAAGTCTAGCATATAGTCATTGTGCTTTTCTAGAGTTTCATCATTTACTCCTTTTACATGTAATATATCTTTATTCAATTTTCTACTATAATAGAATTCTTTACCATCAAATAGATAGTACGAAGTATATTTATTCTTAGCTACGAATTCTATATTATTAAACTTCAACTGTGTACATTTCTTATTTATTACAAAAATAGCATCATTCTTTACTGATAGAATGTCACTCTCTTCTAAGTTATTAGCTTTAATAAACATATTGATTACTTGTAACATACATTCACCTAATTCATTAGCTAATCCTTCAGTTTCTCTTTGCAATAAACCTAATCTTATATTCCTACTCTTCTTATCTAAAGATAAATAATATTGATACTGCTTCTTACTAATTAATCCAAATGCATACATTACATTCAATCCAGCTGATTTGATATCGTACTCTATAATATATGTATTATGTAAATTAGTATATACTTTATTTAAATAATTTCTTCTATTTAGTTCCATTTTCTTTTTCTCTTATTAATTGTCTGAAGATAGAATGTTCATTGTCATCAAACACACCATCATCACCATAAGTCCATTTAAATATATCATCTTTAGATAATTCTTTAGTTACACCTATTTCAAATAAATCATATAAATCTGTGAATAGCATCATATAAACTTTACCATCTCTAGTTTCTACTACAAATCCACTATTAGTTAAATTCTTAGATACTGTAGTATCTACATTCAATGTAGTAGATGTCATGTCAGCACCTTCTAATGCAAACATTTCATCATTTAAATAAATATTTGTAATTAGTTCTTCTCTTTCTACTGGTGTTAATGATAATTCACCTTCAGATATTGTTTTATCTTCAAATTCTACTATGAAGTGTATTATCCCATTAGCGAAATCTGTTATATATGTATTTATCTTGTCTAATTTAAATGTATACTTTACTTTAGATAAATCCAATCTAGTTTTAACATCATCTATATTAAAGTCAGACTTTATTAATCCTAAGAATTTCTTTGATGTATCTGTATCTAATATAATATTATCTTCATTCTCTTTACCAAAGTTTAATATTATATTTAATTCTAATATGGATAGATTGTCATTACTATATATTTCTACTCTACTACCATCACTGAAATTAACAGGATAGAATTCTCTATTTTGTATAGCATTATTTAAATAATCTAATTGCTTTTCTGTAAACTTTATCAATTCTGGTCTCATTGTAGATAATGCTTTTGTTGTATTATTTATAACTATAGGGTTATAATTAAATATTCCTTTATTTACTCCTATCATATTATATTCCATTACTAATACCTCCTTAATGTATAAAAAATAAAATACAGCTAGAATTAACTAGCTGTATTTCTTATATTATTCTACTCTCAAATCAGAGAATGTTCTTCCATCAACCTCATCTTTAAGATCTTCTTTTTCTAAACCACTTTCTTCATTTATTTGGATTAGTTTGTATCTTAAGTATTCAGTCAAACTGTCATTCATAAGATTTCCAATTCTACCTTTATCAGTATCTTCATCATCTAATGCTGGTGCATTAAAATAATCTTCCTCTGATTTAAATCCAAAATCTTCTTTGAATTCATCCATTAAAGCTATATAAGCTTCTTTGTTTAATTCTCCTGATTTAAATGGTTTATCTATTACTTTTAGATATCTTCTAGAATATGTAGGTATATCCATCCATTCTACATTGTATCTTACTCTTAGATATTCTCCAAGAGATTCTAAGAATGGAAGCATTACATATACCTGACTATTATGTGCAATATCTATTTTATCTTTAGCTGTATATTGTAATAGATATCTAACTAATGACATTCTTCTGTTATTAGCTAATCCATACAATATACCAGCTATACATAATTGTGCTGCTTTACTCTCATCTAGATAGTTATGATATTCTAAATCGAACTCTTGTCTATCTAAATGAGTTAAGTATCTATCTATCATATCCCTAGGAGGATATAATGGTTGCATATAATATGCATTTGGTAATGCATCATACACTCTTGTCTTTACATCATGAATTACACATATATTGAATCCTTCTACTAAAAGGATTCTTGTGTCCAAAGCATCTCCTATTACTAATTTATTCATACCTTATCTCCTATTATTCAATTATTGTATTTAATTTATTTATGATTGCTGCTGCAAATACTAATTTCTTAGCTAATGTTGCATTATATACATCAGCATCTTCAGGTAAATATTCAGCATAATCTTCTATGAATACATCTAAGTCTATTTCAACTTCATTGAAATAATCAATGAATCTATCATTAGTGAAAGTGATATTGTATCCTGATATATTTCTATCATATACAGCACCATCTTCTATTACTTCTAATAATTCATCATCATTCTTAACTTGTATTTTACAAGTTTCATTTAATCCTTCAACAATTGATTTGTCTGGAGTAAGTTCTATTACATATTCATCTACAACTGGTTCTTCTTCATCTACTTGATCTTCAGTTGTAAGTAATATTGTTAATGGGTCTGCATATGGTGCTACTTCAGCTACCAATACACCATGTAATAAATAATTAACAATTGGAGCTCCTTTATAGAACTCTGGTAATTGTTTTGTGTCACTTACTTTTTGTAATTCTTCTAATTTTACTACTCCTAAATCTATTTTCTTATCTGCCATTTTAATTCCTCCTATTTATTTTAATTTAATTTTATAATGTTTCCATACTACCTATAAACCCTATACTTTCATCTCCATTTTCAGTATATGATTTATTTGCTGTTGCCTTTAGTTCACCGAATGAGTAGTGTCTACCACACACTGGGCAAACCATTTCTAACATATTTCTTGTGTAGGTTAAATCTCCACCACATCTAGTACCATCAGAATCCTTTCTAGTACATTTTAGATATAGTTTATCTTTTCTACACATATAAGCATAATCCAATATTACCATTTTATTTCTTTTTGTAGAATAACCCCAGTTCATAAATGAAGTAACCCAAATATCATCTAATAAGTATGTATTTATTAACTTCTTTAAGATTTCACCTACTTCTGGTAATCTTTCTTTAATTTCAACTTTGGTTCTAATACCTACAACTTTCTCAGACACCTCTACTATACCATTAGTTTCATATAACTCTGTAATGTATGGAACTAATTCTTGGTCCTGATATAACTCAGCATCAGACAGATTATCTGCTATTCCTCTTCTATCTATTGCAATTTTGAATGCGTAATCTGGGTACTTGTCATTGAATGCACATAGTCTATTAGTCCCTGCTCCAAACTTGCTGAAACCTAGACTTTCTAACTTCTCTGTTATTCCTCCTTGTTTAACTGCATTATCTGCTACTGCACTAGTAGCTACTTTTTCAAAGAAGTTTAAAGTCTCTTCATCAAATACTTTTTCAATGATTGATTCTTCAAATCTAGGGTTTAAATAATATTGCATACAAATCTCTCCTTATTATATTAATAGTTATAATGGCTATAATTATCTACAATTATAGCCATTTATTTTAATTATAGTAAATTTTTCTCATTACATCATACACACTATCTCCATCATATTCTTCTGGATGATTTTCCATTTCATTCCTTATGTTATTTATCCTGTCTCTAGCATATTCCTCTAAAGGATTATTTAAATCAGGGTCTTCTTCAGCTTCCCTCTTAACTCTTCTTATATCTGAATCCATATTATCTAATATCTCTTCAGTTGTTAAGTCATCATCCCTATCTGTTAGACATTCTGGGATATTTAATGCTGTAAAGTCAGGTCTCAATTTTTTCAACATTTGATATCTCTCTTTATATGGAATCTCATCTAATAATTCTAATACAGTCTCATCTCTCATAAGAACTGCTTCCTGTAATTCTTCAAATGAATAGTCTTCTAAAGATGTTTTATCATCTATTGCTGTTGGGACTAGTAATGTATTTCTTGTTGCTCCCATAAATCTTGCTTTTAATTCTTCAGGTGTTTCTTGATACCTCTCTTCTGTATATCTTCTAGTACCAATATAATCATTTCTGATACCATCTCGTCTTTCTCTCATAGCTGTCAGTTTTCCTATTAGGTTACTATTATCTTTACCATCTTTCATTAAGTCAGATTCATCAAATGCAGCATCAAAATTATCCATTTCTATTACTGTATCATCACCTATTTTTCTTTCATTTATTCTAGCTATGATCGCATCAATATCTTCATCAGTTTCTGTTTTAACACCTTCTAATTCTTTTAGGATATCTATATCTTCTTTATTTTCTTCTAATCTTTTTGTTCTATAATCTTTGACCTTTTGGTCTGCTAACCAATCATCTACTGTTGGTTCTATCTTCTTTTGTTGTACCAATTCTTCATATGCTTCTGGATATTGTTCTTTTATTTGTCTACTAGTCATCCATAGATATATTGGCTTCATAGGTATAACAACATCTTCAGATAGCATTACATAATCTGATTTTATTTTCTTTCTAGCTTCTATTATCTTTTCTCTTGCTTCTTGTACAGATAATTCATCATCAGGGTCAAATTCTACTCCTAATAATTCAAAGATACTCTTTGGTTTCTTATTATCTAAAATTCTCTCAGCTAATCTTCTAGCTTCTGTTTCTTTTAATTCTGCTTCAGCTTGTGCTCTGACTTTTAATTTTTCTATATCTACATCATCTATTTCAGATAGCATGTGTTTTTGTATTTCTTTAGGGTCAGTTATTTCTTCTGGGAATTTATCTCCTCTTAATACAACCCTATCTGGTATAGGTGGATTTTTTCCATCTTTCAATACATTCATAACACAATTATTATTTATTCTAGCATCATCTATACTACCTGTAATTATTCCTGATATAAATTCAGCATTATTTTCATCATTTACACTAGGACCAGCTTCTATCATTGCCAATTCTAATTGTTTTAATTTTGAGAACATTGTTCCACTTGATGCATCTAATATACCATCAAAGAAAGCTGATACATCATGGTCTTGTCTAAATCTAGCTATTGCATCATCATATAGCTTTCTCTTATTTTTAGTCATTGGGTCTTTATCTGGTCTCAAATACATTTCATAATTGAATACCATATTAAATTCAAAGCATTCCCACAAATCTAGACTTTGGAACCAATCTGTATTTATTACATACTTATTTAATCTATACCACTTTGCTTTCTCTATTTCTTCAGAGTAATCATACACATATTTGTATATATAGTTAGTAGCATTATAGGTAGATTGCTCTTGTATATTATCATCTATCATTAAGTCTATTCTTTCTCTTTTAGTTAAGAACCATAATGGGTCTTGCTTAAATTTTCTGATAAGCCATCTTTTTCTACTCTTTGACATTCCATCATAATATACTGGGAAACCATTTTCATCATCATCTTCATCTACTCCCAATAAATTATTTACTATTTCTCTATTTTCATTATTATACATTGCTCTTATTTCAGCATATGACTTATCTTTATATCTATATTTATCTTGTGTTCTGTCACCAATAGTTTCCATTATAGCAAACCCATCTTCATCATATAAATTTTCATAAGTTTCTGATTCTGGTCTTTTACTATAATCATACTTCTTTGGTCTTAATACTCCTGGAAATAATTCTTCATATTCATCATCTGTGAATTTACCATTATTATTCCCATAACCATAGTAACCATCATACAAACTACCACAGTCTTCTTCTATTTCTTCTACTTCTGGATATGTTGGTTCTTCTGCATAGAAAGGAACTTCACCAGCAAATAATTTTTTATTATTTTCGATCATCATTTCCATATAATCCATTATAATGACCTCCTTATTTTTATTTTATCTCATTACTATAATATAGTAATGTAAGGCTTATCAGAAAATATATCTAAATCACAATAATCTACTGGTGTGAATGGATCTAAAATATATTCCATATCATCATCAGTTAATTCTTCAGAATCTAAAATTTCATATAAATCTTCCTCTTCTGTTAAGTCCTTAACTGTTAATTCTAATATATGTCTAGCAGCCTCATATTTCAAATTTCTAATATATTCATTCTGGTCAAGTATGAATATCTTGACCTTAACAAAATTTGTGTTTTTGTCAATCAACTCTAGCTTCATCATTCCATTTCTCCTATATAATATTCAAAGAATTTTTCAATATTATAATCAAATTCATTTAATAGTCCATATATACCATCATGTATTGCTACACTACCATTAAATTCTTCACTAATAACATCTCCATTAGTTGTTAAATCAGTCATAGAAAATATTCCTGTAACTAGGAAGTTAGTTTCTTCTATACCATAATAATCAAATAGTTCTTTTAATTCCATTTCAAATCCTCTCAGTAATAAATTCTTTTCTACTATATGTAAAAATTTACTAATGAAATCATCTGAACTATCATCATCATAAAGTTCAATTGAATAAAAGCCACCACCAAAATTTATTTCTAATGGTGTAGGTAATTTATCTTCTATTAGTTTAAATGATTCCTCATTCATATAAGTAACCATAGCTGTTAAAAGTACGCCTAGTTTTCTTTTTTTAGCTGGGTCTATATGTCTATCATTAAATAAATCCATATACATTACCATGAATTCATCACCATTATCTATTAATAGTTCTGGCATTAGTTCTATTGAAAAACAATAGCCATTTATTTCTAATGGATAATACATATTATCCAACCTCCCACATTCCATTTCCTAGATATGATATTATTCCATCATAATCTTCATTAGCAGAACTTCCTTCCCATTCAATATCATCATAAGTCAAATGCTCATTATTATCTGGATATTCTTCAAATAGTCTATCTAATAATTGTATTGTAGCTAGATATTTTAATAAGAATATTGATATTAATTCTGTTCTATATCTACTATCTTCATCTAACCTCATTTCAAATACTTTATTCACATAGCATCTTTGACTTGTAAAAACAAAGAATCTTAATTCTGTCCATTCCATTAAATTTAAAAAATCTATTAATTCTTGTGTAGTCATTTCCTTATTCTTCATATATATCACCTAGTAAATGTTCTAGATTAAATGAACCAAATATAGCTTCAAATCCATTCATAGTTAATTTGATATATTTTCCATTACGCAATGTAATTAAGAAATCTGATGAGTCTGTCCATATAGTTGTACCATAAATCTCATCTATTAAATCTCTTAATGAATTTATAACATCCATAAATACTTTTAATTTGGTAATTATAATTATTATATTACTTAAGATATTCTCACCTTCTATATCTATCAATTCAACTACTGAATTAGTAAATTCATTTATTTCTTTTGCTCCATCTACCCCAAGTACTCTTTTATAATTCTTTAATACTGGGTCAAATAATTCACTAGCTATGCTATTTACTGAATATATGAAATGTAGAGATTTTATAAATGCCAATCTACGAAAATCTTTGAAAGATATTCTTAATCTTATATTGTTAGCATTATCTACTATTGCTATTCTAGGTTCTCTAATAACTCCATTATTCTTAATATCATATATCTTATCTATATATGCTAATATTTCTTCATGAGTAGTGCTTGGTGATAGTTTTATTTCAGTATCTGCTATCTTATTAGAGTTGTAATCTATTACATATACTTCTGTCATATTCACATCCTTTACTAAATGTAAAGGCATAGTCATTACTGGTTTATTCATATTTCCTCCTAGTGTCTATTAAATATATCATATAGGTCAAAGTATGATATATTATAGCTTTCATTATTATCTAAATATATTTTTATTCCACTTACCTTTGCATGATAAGCACCATTCAAACTACTTATAGTTCTCATAGTATGCTGTACGAATTGTATATTCTCATACAGCAAACCAACCACATCTCCATGGTCTTCAAATTCATTAATTCTTTTTATATCATCTCCTTCATATACAGTTAAAAAGAATGAGTAACCTCTTATTTTAAATATAAATATTGCTTGTTCAGTATCTAATTCTAGAAATCTATTTCTTTGTATTTCTAACAATACTCTATCTAGGTTTACTCTTTTCTCTAATAGTAAATCTATATATTGTGATAATTCTTCTATACTTTGTCCTTCTATTGTTTCATTAGAATTATCCTTATACATTAGTATTAGTCTCATGTCTTAACACCTCCTCCACTAATATAATATATAATAAAAAGAAGATTAGGAAGTTACTATAAAAGTAACTTCCTAGACACAGTACTGATTCTACTAATAATAAAAATAAGGATTTCGTATGTATAAATTTGTTATACTAAAAATAAAAAAGTGTAACTCCTTGACCTCATTGTCAAGGAGTTAGATTCAATTTAATTTTGGAGATATTCAAAAATTAGTAACATTTGCTGCGATGTGTATTCCATAAGAGGTTAATCTGCTCTCTAATATTATGTTACTCATTAGTAAAATTAAATATATCTGTTTTAGGTAAAGAGTAACCGTCTTCCATATACATATACTTAGGTCTTAATATATCTGGAACTTTTACAAACTCTTTACTTACTTTAATATTTTCTCTTAAAGCATTTTTAGTTTCTGTTTTTATATAAGGTTCATATTCCTCAACGAATTGTTTGAAATTACCAAATATATAGTTTAATGGTACAAATACTACTCCACTATGTACTAATTCGTGTACTGTAGTAGATAATGGTATTAATCCAACAATACCCCTAAAATGTAATTCCATAACTTCTTCAGCTATATCTATAGGATATATTACTCCTTTTTCTAATTTATGTTTATTTACAACTATCTCCACTATATCATACAATGTAAATGGTGTATGATGTAATTCTATTTTAATTCTATTACTATCTACTGAACTCAATCCTTCTAAATAAGCACAAGTAGACATATTCATTTCATTTACAAGATAACTTCTGAATTCTTGATACTCAAAACTAGTTCTAACAATAGACTCTATTTGTTTTATTAATCTTTTATATGATTTATCATCTTCCAAATCAGAAATAAAGTTTATTGGTTCTAAGGGTATCATTATTTCTTCAGGTATATCTTTAACAGTTTTTTCATTATTACTATTTAAATTATCATTTAATAGATAAGTGTTAGGTATCCTCATATTAAACCCTCCTTATGTGATTTAATCATATGTTTTATATAGGTTTAATAGAAATTTATAATAATTAAAAATCCTTAATGATATTTCCTGTTGTATCATCTCTAGCTGTATCTATATTTTTAATATTATCTACTAAGTCTAATAATTGAGATTTTATATTTTCTAAATATTTATCCAAAGTAGTATTACATACTGTATGTACTAGACACATCATAATAGTATTATATACTAAAGATACTTTACTAAAGTATTTACCAGATGTAGGATTGAATAGTTCTTCCATATACATAGCATAGTCTGGACATATACTTCTAAACCCTTGTATTTCTTCAGATACTTTAGCATAGCACATCTTAGCATTATTTTGTAATTTTTCTACTACTGTAATACACTTATTAAAATCTGGGAATATGTCTAAAGAGAATTTACTTTCTCTAAATTTATTTGAAAAATCATCTAAAGCAAAATAATCTATTATATCTTCTACTGTTTTGAACTCATATAAATATATAAATCTAGTATCTATAACTCCATTAGATAAGTAGTTCTTGATATTGTCCTCTACACTGATTTTATCATTATACTTGTATTTTGACATAATAGATTTATATAGTTCTACTTCAAATTTTTCATCATCAACTATCTCAAAAACTTCTTTTAACATTTTAGCATTTGTTTGCATCTTCTCTAAATTATTTGGAGAAGAACTAGTCTCTGCTAATTCTTTCATTAGTATATTATTTAATTTAATCTTCTCATGATACTCTTTTATATCTATTGGTATAATGTCAGTTTTATTATTTGGTAATTCTATATGTAGTTCTTCTATATATTCACTCTTTTCTCTAAGAGCTTTATTTATTTCTTTTTTATTATTTATTAATACATTTAGAATATCTTTAATTATTAATAATTCTTTTTCCATATTTTCTATGCTCCTTTTTAAAATATAATCACATTTAACTTATTGTTTTCTATATAAAAAGCAGTATTTGGGGTACATACTTCTCAGTATGTACCCGTTATTAAAATTCCAAATAACAAACTTTAGAGAAAATTATAGAAAACTTAAACCAAATGTCATTGGTGGTATTTCTATTACATCTCTAGCTCTTACATCAAATATTTCAGAGAAATTAGTAAAATCACATTGTTCAAATATATCAACTAAATAACCTGAGGATTTAATTTCATATGAATCTTTCTTGATGTCTATCTTAGATAGTTCTTTAGCTAAGATGATATTTTTCTCAACATCTACCCCTTTTTCAGGTTGCTCACCTTCTAGAGCATTTTCAACCTTTATTTCCTTTGTCTTAGATGTCTTGTTTTCATTTGGAAGAATAATATAGTGTCTAAACTCCATTCTTTCCAAGAATTGGTGTATTTCTAATTTTTGTGGTAGAATCATAAAATCTAATTGTTCCATATTGATAAAGTCTATCAAACGATCTATATTTAATGCATCTACTTCATTTATAAGAACATAGTTCTTATTTTGTTTAGATAAGATATCATCAATACCTGTACCATATGTACCTTGTATTATTACAGGGTATTTCTTTATATTTTGTTTTAATTGGCTCATTGTTTTCCACTCCTCATATAAAAAATAATAAGGGTTAATATTATCTGTATAATACTAACCCCTACTACTTATAGATGGGTTAATCTTATTTCACTCTAGATTTTTTAGCTTTTGGAGCTGGTGATTTAACTACTACTCTATCATGAGCAGCTGTTTTGATTTTGATTACATCTCCAGTTTTTGGATTTCTGTGTTCTTTAGTTCCAGCTTCAACATGTTTAATTCTAAGTGTTGCTACACATTCATCTGTTTCAGATAATTTAAATACTTTTCCTGTTCTTAAGTTTTCATTTACAATTGCTTTTGCTACAGGTACAAAAGCTGCTCCTTCTTTACCTTTGAATTGGTAATCTTCCATAAATTTCTTAGCATCTGCTTCATCTACTCCAGCTTTAGAGATGATTCCTGCTAAAGTTTCTCTTAATTCTTTTACTGGTTTAATTTTTTCTACTACTTTTTCACCTTTTACAGTTTTTACTGTTTCAGTTTCATAGTCTGTTTCATTTAATAATGCAGTTGTTACTTTATTAACTGCTTCTGCTGAATATCTTGCTGATTCCTTTCCAACTATTGCCATTACTTCTTTTAATGTTTTTCTTTCCATTTGTTTTCCTCCTTAAATTTTCAAATACTATTAGTATATGGTTTATAAAATAAAAATTAATTATTGTTTTTATTTGATATCCCTAAAGATTTTACTAATAATTTTAATACCTTGTTATAGGTAAATTAAAAATTACTAATAAATCTTTAGAGATTCATTTTTATTAAGTATTATTTTGTTAATTGGTCTATAAAATTATACACCAGTTCCTTTGCTTCAGCTTTGTCTATTCCTTTTAATGTAGAAAATCCTTCTTGTAAAGTACTTTTTAATTTCTCTACTAAAGGATTTGTTTCATGATGGTGGTGTTCATGGTTATGACAACCACATCCACATTCATGCTTATGTTCATCTAAATCTGCTCCTAATTCTTTTGCTAGTTCCATAGAGTTCTTTTTATTTTCTATGTAAACTTTGTACACTTTATTATACCATTCATTGTAACCATCCATTACTTTGTATATATTATATTCTGTAAATGGTTTCAATATATCCTCTACGACCATATGTTGTAATTCAAATACAAAACCTGATATTTTAGATTTTAGTACTTCATTAAACATTCCCTCTTTTGCCAATTCTTCCATTGATTTATTATCTTCATTAGGAATTAATGATAAACCAATGTTAGCTGTGTCTCCGATTTGAACTTCTACTATTGTTCCTTCTGAAAGTTCATTATTGTTGTCTTTTATATTCTCATCTAGCTTAAAGTAGATTGAACCAAGTGGTCTCATATAGAATTTTTCCATGTCTTCCATAGTAACAAGCATGTTGTATATTTCATCATCACTTATTACTAATTCAAATTCTTCTTCTCTCACTTTCTCATCATTCTTATCATATGTCTCAAATATTGTCTTATTCTCTAATCTAACTATTTTCAAATAGCCATCTACTGGATAGTTTTCATTATTATCTTTTACATACAATATTCTACTATAATCATCTTCTTCACCTTCACCTAAGGCTTCATTTAATCCTTTTTCATATAGTTTATCTAATAGATAATCAGATAAGTTTTCAACTACTTTAAATTCTTTAATCTCTTTCATTTTACATCCTCCTATAATTAATATAAAAAATAATTTGTGATTACAATATTGGTTTGGTATCATATAAAATTTACATTATATTTGTGAATCAGAAGTTTTAACCACATTCACATTTACATTATTCGCATTACATTTCATTTTACGAGCTAACTTATCTCCCTCGTAGTATGCTTCATTAGGGTTGATGTCATATCTGTTCCCTAATGCATTTTTCTCAGTGTAAACTTTAATTCTTAGTCTTGTATTTTGAGTTATTTGAATAGTCTTATCTATATCCACATCCACAGAATCCACCATATCAACAACCCATTGTTTTATTCCCATAATTCAAAACCTCCAATCAATATTGTTTATCACGGATATAATATATAATTCTATTTAACTTAGGATTTTTAATATAAAAAACTACTATGTAATTTGTTTAAATAAAATAAAGAGGTGAAAGAATATGTTAGAAAGCGATATCCTATTAGATATAAAGAACCAAATAGAATACGATAGATTTTCATATGGTTCAAGTTTAATGGAAGCTACTTATCTAAGTAGTGCTAAGGTTAATATGATAAAGAAAGTAAGAGCACAACTACCAGTATCTTTTGACAATAGATTGAAAGGTACTTTATTATTCTTATTAACTCCAAACCTACAATCTTCTATTAATACTATGGATAGTAAGACAGTTTTGTTAAATACCACATATACTGGATACTATTTCAATTGGATTATAAGAGATAAGTTTGGAATGAAGATGAAAAGATTAAGATTTAAGTATCAAGATAGATGGATAGATGTAAAAACTAAATGTAGTAAGATAACTAGAACTTTTAAAGATATAAATAAGTACTATAGATACAATATGTTTTATGATTTATCTGATTTGAATACTTTATTCTTTAATAATCTATTCATGACTAAGATTAAGAATGTAAATAATTACATGGCTATGCTTAATAAGTATACAAACCCTGATTTATTCCCAGAATATTCTAATTTCTATTACATGATACCTATAAATGATTGGGTAAATGGTAAGACAACTAAATCAAATATGTCTGGAGATAAATTATTTAAAGATTTTAGAAGAATGCACAATCCAATTACATACTTATCTTGGATAATGAAGACTAATCCTGCAATGATTAGACAATTACCTAAGATTGTAGTATATAATGATTCTTCTTGGTTTGTATTTGACCATAGTGTAATTGAAGATAAGAAATTATATAATACATTCAAGACATTATGTAAGAGATTATCTCCAGATATACTAATTGGTGAAGGTGATAGTCCTGAAGAAATAAGAAACAATGAAGGAAATGATGAACAAGTACCAAATTCAGCTGTTGAGGTTGATAATGAAGTACCTATTGATACTAGTTCAATAGATGATACAGTTAAACCAGTAACTATGGATTTCAATAAAGACATAGAAAAGATAGAGAAAGATATAAATCCTATAAATTTAACTGGTATTGCTAAACAAAAAGTAGAAAATCCTACTATAATAGATAAAACTATCAATGATAATCATGATAAAGAGATAAAATCTGTTGATAGTAGTAATGACACTAAAAAAGATACTAAGAAAGCTATAGCTATATCAGTAAAAAATGCTATAAAAGATGCTATTTCTATTCCTAAGTCTAATATCAATGATGAATTACCTGAAAATGAAGACGAAGAAAGAAATGAAGTCTATGATGAGGATGAAGAAATAGATTTAGATGAAGAAAAAGAAGCTGAAAAAGAATTACAAGAAGAAATAGATAAAGAACTAAATGGAACTACTGTAGAAGATGAAGAAGAAATAATAAAAGAGTTAAATAAGAATGATAAAATAACTGCCGTTGTAAGAAAATTACAATCTAAACAGTTAGAAGCATCTCCAGCTAGACTAGCTAGAGAGAAAAAGCTAAAAGAGAAATTTAAATCTTCTACTTTCAATAATAAATCAATAGAAGACTTAATAAAACATAGTGAACAAATGAAGATAGACATAAAACCTATCAAAATAGACAATGTAATAGATACAAATCTAGGAAGTAACTCATTAGAGAACTTTGAAGAGTCTTATGTAACTAAGCAAAAGGATAAAGATTTAGTAGATATGGTTAATTTCTTCTCTGAAGATATTAAAATACCTATGGCTCCGTTAGATGTTAAATTAACTAAGTCTTCAAATGATTATAATATAACAGATGAGTTAAATATTGTCTTTGAAGATAGAAAAGGTAAGAGACATAATATAAAATTAGACTTACCTAAGATAGAAGCAGGTAAAATGTACATTGGTGGTTCTCAAAAGAGTTTATTCAAACAAATAATCTTGAAACCTATAGTGAAAACTGAACCAGACACTGTACAAATAACTACTGATTATAATAAATTATTCATTAGAAGAGTTGGAACTAATATTTCTAATAGATTATCAAAAACTATTAGCATTGTTAAAGAAAATAAGAATAATACTCTGACATATAAGCTAGGAGACTTTAGTAAAACTAATTCTCAGTATGTGAGTACAATATTCTTTGATGAATTATCAAAGATATTCTACATTATAGAAAATAAAGAATATAAATTTATATTTGACTTAAGGGAATCTGAATTATTATTCAAGACTAAGATGAAAGAAATAAAACTACCTAAGGCAGATTGCATCTGTATAGGTAAAACTAATAAAGATAATAGATTAATTCTATTAGATGCTTATAATGATAAAATATATCTAAATGATGAAGATACAGGTTTAGGATTTATGGACTTCTTCGATAAATCAATTATTGGAGAAATAGATAACTCTCTTAAAAATTATAAAACTATGTCTGGTTATGGTAAAATGGTACACTCTGAAGTAAAAATAATGGGTAAAAATGTACCATTAGTACTATTATGTATCTATTCTATGGGATTAAATAAAATACTAGAGAGAGCTAAGATAAAATATAGATTAGTACCTAAATCAGAAAAGTTACAAACAAATCAAAATGAAGATATGATAGAATTCAATGATGTATATTTAGTGTATGAAACTATACCATTAGAAGACGCTATGCTTATGAATGGTTTAAAATTCGTACCTACATATAATTATAATATTGGCGATATGGAAGAATTAAAGACATACATTGAAATATTTGAATTAATGTATGACAGAGGGAATATAGCATTAGCTTTTGATAACTTCTATGAGTTAATGATAGACCCTACAACTAAAAAGATACTAGAAGACTTGGATTTACCTAATAACTATATAGATGTGCTATTATACAGTAGTGCATTGTTAGTAGACAACTCATTTAAATCAGATACTGATTTAAATGTATGTAGATTGAAGTCAGCAAATGAAATAATAAACACAATAGTTTATTCTACAATAGCAAATGCTTATGCTAGATATAAACTAACAGCTACAAATAATAATCCTATTCCAATGACAGTTAAGAGAGATGCAGTTATTCAAGAAATAATGGCTCTTAAGACTTCAGAAGAATATAGTGAAATAAATCCAATGCACGAAGTAGAAAGAGCTAGAAGTGTATCCTATAAAGGATTTAGAGGAATTAACTTGGAACAATCACACACACTAGAAAGAAGATGTATGACTCCAAGTATGACTGGAAGTATAGCTGCTTCTTCAGTACCATCTGGTAAAACTGGAGTAGTTAAGCAATTATGTATGGATGCTAGTATAGTTTCCACTAGAGGATATTTCAAACCACCTGAAGATGTAAATAAATTAACTACTAAGAATCTAATGTCTCCTTCTGAAGGATTAGTACCATTCTCATTAAACCATGATAATGCACCAAGACTTGGAATGATGACAACTCAACAACACCACACAATACCAGTAGCTGATACTGATGTATTCCCAATAAGTAATGGTACAGATAAAATTATGACAGACTTAGTTTCAGATGTATATTGTTACAAAGCTAAAGGTAGTGGTAAAATATTAAATATAGATGAAGAATTAGGAATAATGGAATTACAATATGATGATGGTAAATATGATGTAGTAAATATAAAACCAACACCAGCTAGAAATAGTGGGGGAGGTTTCTATGTAGTAAATGAATTAACTCCAAAATTAAAAGTTGGACAATCATTCTCAGCTAAAGATATATTAGCTTATAATGATAACTTTTTTAAGAAAGATATATTTGGAAACCCATCATTTACTTCAATGGTATTATGTAATGTAGGATTAATGTCATCTGGAAATACTTATGATGACTCAATAATTATAACTGAAAGATTAGCTAAGAGATTAGCTTCTGATGTTGTTATGATGAAATCTGTAGTGTTTGCTCCTAATACTAATATAATTCAAATGGTAAAAGAAGGAGATAAGATATTAGTTGGAGACCCACTAATAACTTTTGAAGAAAACCCAACAGATGATGATGATATGGGAGATTTAATGGATACCTTAGGTAAAGAGCTAGGAGACGATGCTCATTCAATAGGTAAGTCAGTCATTAAGTCTAACTATGAAGGAACTATAGAGAAAATTAAAATTTATTATACATCGAAAGATGAAGACTTATCAGATAGTGCTAAGAAAATGATAAGAAAATACAATGGTAAAGTAAAAGCAATTAATGATAAATTATTAATGTCTTCAAATAACAATAGTATTGCTACTAGAAGTATGATGATAGAAAATACTAAAGCTATTCCAGACAAAAATAATAAAGTTAAGGGAGTTACCTTACCAGATGGTATCATGATAGAATTTTATATTAAGTATAAAGACATTGTCGCAATAGGAGATAAATTAACTTTATATACTGCATTGAAAGGTGTTGTGTCTGAAGTTATACCAGAAGGTAAAGAAATTAAAACTGTTAATGGGGAAATAGTAGATTTATTATTGTCACATATATCAGTAGATGCCAGAATGGTTACATCATTACTTATCTCTGGATTCTTAACAAAAGTAATGGTAAAATTAAAAGAAAGATTAAGGGAAATTTGGGAAGCATAGTAGGTTTGAGAACTAACTCTAATGTAAGGGGACTAAAATTGTTTTCTTGACATTACTTTTCTTCCTAAAAGTATAAATGGCATAGTGAGAGTGTTAAATGCACTCTCACTCTCCTTTATTTTTTATTTCGCTAGTAAATCTCTAGCTTAATTAAAAATAATTTATTGACAACATATCGGTAGAGGGGGCGAAGCCCCATGTAAAAGAAAGAAAAAAGAAGAAGAAAAGAAAGAAAGAGAAAGAGAGAAAAGGAGAAAGAAAAAGAACCAAAAAGAAAGAGTAAAAGAGAGAAAGAGAAAGAAAGAAAAGAAGAAGAAAAAAGAAAGAAAATATATAATACTCTCTAATAAATATATACTATTTTAATACTTTGAAGTGAATTTTAGATAATTTTTATTTTTTTTTTGTCAATTTCAGATTTTTGACAAAATTAGATTATGCTAGATTATTTCTGAACTTCCGTTCAGAAATATAGATTTATCTACTTAAAGTTATGAAATAACAAGATATTATTTTTTTTTTGTAATAAAAAATAATATGACTAACAAAATATTACTAGTGAAAAATGAGAAGTATAATTAGAATAGATCGACGGATAGTAAAAAGTTATACTTACAGTAACTAGTATGTATAGAATAAGAATCAACTAAATAAAAGCTAGGAGATACTTTAGAACAAAATAAATTGTATGGTGAATTTCTACTAGCACTATATTCTTATTCTAAAAGCTAACAAAATTACTAAAAGATAGTAGATACTTTAATTAAACCCACAATTTAAATAGGATTATTTTCTACTATCACTATTTAGCTTCATTTTAAGATTCTTATAATCATATTAGTATTTAAAAGGAAACTACAGATGTAGTATAAGGAGGGAGTACTAATTATATTATAAGAATCTCATACTTTTATTTTAAATATATTAATTACGGTAATCAATTAATTTAAAGGAGATAGATTAAAATGATAATCAATACATTACCAATAACTAAAGAATTAGTAAAATATTTTATGATTAAAAGAAGAGTTATACCATTAATCTATGAAGATAAGAGACCTTTATTGAGTTTATATGAGAGATATTATATTAACTTCATGGAAGAAACAGGTATAAAATTAACTGAGTTGTTTGATAAAGAAGATTCAGTTAGAAAATATGATTATATTTTAAAAGATGCAAATAATGACTATATATTAAATATAGTAAAAGATATATATAAAGATAATTATGATACTTTAGCTAAAGCTATAGGTTCAGATAAATCAGAAGATAAATATGTAGCACAATTTATAAATTACATAGAAGGAATACTAGAAAAAATATCTGATGAAGAATGTGCTTCTATTAAATTTGGAAAAGACACATATAAATTTGCTAATGAAATAAATAAATCATTTTTAATAGTTCCTTATACTGAGAAATTATTAGAAGCAGAATTAGACTATGTAATAAATCTACCTAGACCATATGATATGTTAGAAAAAGAATTACTACAATCAGTAATTAAGAATGAATTTATGATATGCAAAGGATGCATAGAAACTAATGTAGATATTAATACAGTATTCTTAGTATCAGAAATGATAAAAAATAAAGTAGATTTAAAAATAAATCCATCTGATAATGATATAGGACATAATACAGTATACATAGAAAAAGGAGCATTATCAGCTAAAGGAATTAGACAACTAATAGGTTACTTATCTACTAATACTAATTTTGATATACCTTCTAACTTAATTAATTCTAAAGTATTTAATAATAAGAATAGAAGATTGATATTAGAATTATTATTACAAATAGTATATGATAATAGTAAATTAGTTGATATATATCAAAATCAAAAACAATGGAAGATTATATTCAGATATATGCACATAAATAAAATGCTATCTGATTTAGTAGAAGATGAATTTAAATTAAAGAAGATAGTAACAGACTTAAGAAATAATAATCTTAAACCATTTGTAGAAAATATAAATAATGAATTAAATAATACTATATATGGTTTAAATCCTATTGGTAGTATGTATTCATTTATAAGTAAAAGAGTATATAAAAATACTGTAGCACATAAGATATTAGATGTAGATGATGAAAGAGTTTACAATAATGATATATGCAAATCAGTATTAGAAGTATTTAAATCACAAATAGGTGAAGCTATATATAAAAATATTATTGCTTTAGATAACTTCGATATATCAGATGAGGACAATAGGAATAAGAATCTGAACTTAGTTAAAAAGAATAATACAACAAGTATAGTTATACCATTTAATAATAGAGTGGTTTTATCTAACTCTACATTCAATAACTTCTCTAAAGTTAAATTAGAAGATGAATTTTCTATAGGAGTGTCATGGAAAGGTGAAGACTTAGACTTACACTCATTAACTATAGATGGAAATGAACATTGTTACTTTGGTTCACTTCACCATAGAAGTGATACAGAAGTATTAATCCACAGTGGAGATGTGAGATATTGTCCTAATGGTGGACAGGAAAAAATCAGATTTAAAGTATTAGGTAAATCTAATAAAAAATATATGATATACCTAAATGCTTATGATTGGGATGACTCTACAGCATACAAAGATAAAGAAATAATAATCTACAATAAGAATGATGAAGTTTTATTTAAATATGCTTTTAACCTATATCATGAAACAAATTGTATAGGAATAGTAGATTTAGAAAAAATGGAATTCACTAGATTAGAGCAACCAACAAATGTAGATAGAACGATGACAAAAGATGGATTAGAAGAATTGTCTAATATTTATAATTTATCACAAATACCATTCTTAACAATATTTGATATAGTTAAATTAGCTTATCAATATATATTTGAGAATGTTATAGGTAATACTTATAATGAAGATAATGAAACTATCACAATAGAAATAGATGAAGAAAAATACATAAATTACTTCAATTCATTATAGGAACTTTATATTAAAAGATATATAAGGAGAATACTATGTTTGAAGATATGAAATTTATGGTATATAATAAAATGGTAAACAATATCATCTATGATGTGTTAGAAAAACTATTTGTACCTTCACCTAGTAAAGTAAAGAAGCTATGTGAAGGTGCTTTCTTAAATGCTTATAGAGCATTTGAACCAATAAATATAGATAGTAGAAATCTTTTAAATGATATAAATAAATTATCATATGTAAAAGTACCTATTATATTAAAAATGAATACTGATAAATTATTAAATACTTTACATAGATACAATCTAGAAGTATTTAATTATGATAACCTAATAGTACAGGATAAATATAAACAAGTATTATCAGAATTAGGTAAAGCGATAAAAACAAATACAGAAATACAAAATGAATTGATAAACCAATTTAACAACAATGATACTAGAACTACATCAGAAAGACCAAATGATTTGAAAAAGATATTATTCATAATATCTAATATAGATTCATTTAAGGATGAATGGCGTAAGACTATGCATATGATTGTAGATAAATATGGTTTATCAGATGAAGATAAAGTAAAAATACTTAAAGAATACAATATATCTTTAATAAAATATATAAATACAATGGTACAAAGTATTAGAATATATTTATTATTGATTTGTAAACTTAATGGTATTAGAATAAAGAGTTCATAGTTACCACCTCAAGGAATATGGATATGGTGTAGAAGGCTTAATGTCTTCTACACCCTTATTTTCTTTATTTTTAAAACATTTAGTTAATTTAAAAACAATATTTAGGAGGTGTAGTAATGGCTACTACAGGTACTAATAAAGTTACAGTTAAACAGTACATGGGTAATGTATTCAAGAGTGTATCTAAGACAGCCTTAGATATAGCTAAGAATGAATATTTTCCAAATGCTTCCAGCACATTAAACAGTGTTAGAGAAGTGAAAGAATTTATTAGAGATTGGAAAGGAGATAGAACTACTGCTAAAGCTATTAAAGATACTTTAGACCAAAATAAAACAGTTCAAAATCTCCATAAAGGTTTACAAAATGCTTTAGAAGATTTAAAGACAGGTAATTTTGTAAATGAAGATAGAAATGAAAAAGCAATGAATGAAGAATTCGGATTCTCTGAAGATGATTTCGGATTAGACCTAGATGGTGATATAGAAGAAAGTTTAGGTGGAGATGATTATGATGAGGATGGTAATCCTGTAGAGGGTGACAGCATATCACTAGATGCTAAATTAAATGCTAGTGTTACTCAAAAATCAGCAGCTAAATCTACATCTATATTATCTAGAACTATAGCTACTAGTGCTAAAGGTTCTACTGCTATGCTTATAGAATATGATAAAGCTAAAACAGCAGCTACTTCAGCAATGTTATCTGGATTATTTGCTAAGACTAATGAGAATTTAGGAGTAATTAATTCAAACATAGCTGGTATATTAAGTTTCCATAACGAAGTTACTAAAGAATACTATTCAAATGCTTTAGGACATATGGAAGAAAGTAAATCTTATCTAAAAGATATAATGGGATACATAAAAGAAACTACAGAAATGCAAAGAAACCAATATAAAGACTTTTTAGATAGAAAGACTAGTAAAGAATCTCAATTCAACCAAGTATTTTCATCTAATGGATTAGATTTAAAAGCACTTGGTGAAAATATGGGTAAAAATTTATTAGGTGGTGGAGGTTTATTTGGTGGAGATAATATGATGATGTCTATGATGTTAGCTTCTCCATTAATGATGCCAATATCAATGATGCTTGGGGGAGTAGCTTCTAAAGGATTTAAAAAGATATTTAAATCAATAGATACTATGTTTGGTGATTTCCCTAAAGCTATGAACTATAGATTCAGAAATATGAGAAATAGTGACAGTCTAATAAGTAAATTAATAGGTAAAATATTTTATATGGATAATAGCGTAAGAAGTAATGTAGATACTTCTAATTATAATAAGGGAGCTATACCATTTGATGGTGAAACTAAGAGAGCTATTGTTAGTGATATAGCACCTACACTTAGAAGAATAGAAGCAGCTATTACAGGAAAACCATATAAGAATTTTAACTTAAAGACTGGACAATATGAATCTATAGAAGAAACTACTAAGAGATTTAATTCTGAAATGGATAGTGCTTTATTGAATGATATGTATGATAGTAAAGCATATATGTCTAGTACTATTCGTAAATTAGGTTTAGATAGTAAAACATCTGAAGCATTAGAAAAGAATATGACTGAAGTAATGAAAGCAGTTGTAAAATCTAATGTGTCTTATGACCCTAATAAGAAGCAAACATTGAAAGGAATATCATCAAAAGATAAAGCAATGTTTGATATGTTATTGAATAATATGAATGATGAACAAAAATTAAAGTTTATAGCTGAGATAGAAAGAACTAGAGGTACAGCTAAAAACTATATGAATGAAATTGAACAAAATTTAGGAAGCAATGGATTTAGCATACTTTTTGATAGAAGTTTGTCATCTAAATCGTTGAATGATAGTGGTGTAACACTATCTGATTTTACAGAAAACACAAATTCTTTACTAGGTATTAATACTAATATTAGAGATATACTTATGAGAGGATTAAATGTAAAAGTATTACCAGGAGAGCCTTTTAAATATAATGATATAGTAAAAGGTCCTAATATTGGTGGAGGTGGGGGACTTTTTGGAAGTTCTTCTACTACAACAGGGTTAATGGGTAACAGAGCAGCTAGTATATCATTAGATGGTATATCTATGACTCCTATTGATGATGATATTGAAACTGGTATAATGAATAAAATAAAAGGAATGTCTGAAGTAGATGGTCAATTAGATAAAGCAGCTGATGGAATATATAGCTGGATGCTACATAGAGTAAAAGGTGATGGTAAAGGTCTTACTAAAGAAATGATATTAGATTTCTTAAGAAGAAATGGTAAAAATGCTAAAGCTAAATTTACTCAATTTGCAGCTAAGTTTGGTATAGACCCTACTGAAAGTATAGATGGAGCTATGTCTTGGTTTGATTCTGTTAAAGCTAAAACTAGTGATGTATTTGAAAAAGCTAAAGGTAAAGGACAAGAAATATGGAATAAAGCTGTTGATTTCGCTGCACCTGGATTAAGAGGTTTACAAGGAGAAGAAAGAAAGAAATACTTAGATAGACTAAAAGGAAAAGCTATAAAATTCGGTAAAGGTGCTGGTGCATCAATGTTCGCTGGAATTATGATGGGTTCACCTTTATTAGGAGTATTAGGTTCTGTAGGTTCTTTTATAGCTACATCAGATAGAGCTAAAGATTGGTTATTCGGTAAAGTAGGTAAAGATGGTAAAAGAGAAGGTGGAAAGATATCTAAAGAAGTTCAAGACTATGTTAAAAACTCTTTAGGTTCAGCAGGTGTAGGAGCTGGATTAGGTTTCTTAGCATCTGGTACTTTTCTTAATTCATTTGGATTAACTGGACCAATACTAGGAGCATCTATAGGATTTTTATCTAGAAGCCAATCAGTACAAAGATTTTTATTTGGTGGAACAGATAAAGAAGGAAATAAAGTAGATGGAATAATATCTGAAGATATGCAAAAAACATTTAAGAAATATATGCCTTCTATGGGTATAGGATTACTAGGTGGTGGATTATTAGGGAGAATGATGGGATTCGGACCACTAGGTGCTATAGCCACTGGTATGGTAGGTGCTGGAATAGGATTTGCTTCTAAATCTGAAAAAGTACAAAACTGGTTATATGGTGAAATAGGTGACACAGAAGTAAATGCAGCTGAAATCAAACAGGAGATAATGCAACATACTTGGATAAGACTTTTGATGGTGGGAATCAACCCTATTTGGGTACAGTCTTCATGGACACGGATAATAAGAAAGATTTTAGTGATCGTTTGACTTGGTTATTTGGTCATGCTCGTGGAAGCAAAGTAGGTGAC